TTTACATAAGCTTACATACCCCCTCAACATCTTCTGTAAGCTGCCTAAGCAAAAGTAAGGGTCCCACAATCGGGACCCTTTTCCTTTACTACCAAGATATACCACCAAGATTCTTAGATGCTAACCATGTATTAATATCATTAAATACATGACCACCATCCCAGTCTTTATCTTTTTTATACGCTGCAGATGCAGGATGTGATACAGATATAATTGGATGTTGATATGCAGAAGCTCCCAGTATAGGACTTTCTATATACTCTCTGAATGTTTCTGCTTGTTTACCTAACAGAACAAATAGTACATCATCTTTCTTTGCTCTTATCTGATCTATAACAAATATCAGGAAATCTTTCCAAATTCCATAGTGTGTACCTGGTTTATTCATCTGCACAGTGAGTGCTGAATTAAGGAGTAAGACACCCTGATTAGCCCAACGTGTAAGATCGGGATCTTGTTCATGTGATCCTAATGCATTAAACATATACTTTAAACTGGGTTGTGCTTTACCTGTAAGTCCACAGGAAAACGCAATACCATCTGCTACACCAGGAGTGAAATAGGGGTCTTGTCCTATCATTACCACCTTAGTTTTACTCCAAGCACACTGTTCAAATGCTCTAAACACATATTTTAACCCAGGAGTGAATCTCCTATCCATTGTAACTTCGTTATACAATCTTTGTATAACTTGTTCAAAATCAGAGCTATTGAGGAATAGCTTTAATACATCCCCCCATCCTGATTCTTGTAGTTTTGCTATAAGTTTTGTTTTGGTATCTTGTATAATACCTGTTTTTTCTTCAGTTGTTGTCATAAGTTTGTATATTTGATGTAACAAATATTGTATGGAAAAGTTACAGATTGAAAGAATAAAGAATGAAGGAATCATAGATATAAAACTAAGTGGTAGTTTTTATAAAAGAATCCAGCACGTTTTAAACTTTATAGCTTCTGTAGAAGATAAAGATTCTCTTACAGATCTTATCGATAAATTAAATGATGAAGTTTCTGATGAGAATTTTTCAGAATGGGAGACCGTTGTAGAAACAATGATGATCTTGTGTTCTGAAATAGAAACAAAAGCTAAAGAGCAAGGACATACAGAGATGGTAGATATAGAAGTTACACCTACCACCACTGATGCTCCTCCTGCTAACCTATAGGATAATCAATCGCTTGACCTATAGATACAATAGTCTCTATTACAAGAGATAGTTCTTCCTTACTGCATTTACCAAAGCTTTTACAATAGAGAAAGGTTTCTCCCTCTATTTCTTTTTCAATACATATGCCAGCTCTGCGTTTAACTATCAGTTTCATATCTTCAAAAGTTTCTCCAATATGTTGCGATAGTTCTCTAATCATCGCGTGAATCTTTGCAAGCTGTGCAAGACTACCATCATCGCTTTGAACTTCCATATAAACTTCTAGCTTATAACCTTCAGGTAGGTTATTTATAAAAGCTTCATACTTTATTTTATCAGCAGCTGTTACATAATCAATTTGACCATTCTTTTTTTCTAATATGGTCATTAACGTATTCTTTCTCATAAGTTTAAAATTTTTTCACCTTGTTTAACCCAGGTTATTTTAGAGCTATCAAAATCCTTGAGAGCTTCTGTAATCCATTTCTCATCAACTGTACCTTTATAGCACAGGATGTGAATAGTAGCACACTCATCTGGATTTAAACGTAGTAGTCGTCCTATTCTTTGCGAACTCTTGCGTTCATTACCGTAAGCGTGCATAATAATACCTTCTTTTAGTCCTTTTATATTTACACCCTCATTTAACTGCAGTACACAGGATAGCTTAGTTATTCTACCAGCAGAGAATGCTTGTAGGTTTTCTTCACTATCAGGATTTGCAGAGTCATAAGTAATAGGACATATCCTACGAGCTTGAGCTATCGTATTAGCAAACAGAATACATTTTTCTTCTGAACTATCTAATAGTTTTTTAGCATATACCTCTTTACTAAGATAATCCATCATAGACTTCATACGAAGAACACTAGTTATTTGCTTAGCTTTTTGTGTCTTAGCACCAGCTATTCTTCTTGTCCAATACTCATACGAATCAAACTCTGATGTCCACCAACTTTTACCTTTACTTTCAATCTTAAGATTTTTTCTAGCATCAAGATATAGTTCGTGTACTACTATCTTATAGTCATTAAGAATTTGATCCTCTACAGCGTAGTCAGTCATATACTTATATACAATAGGACAGAATCTATTTACCATACGTCCTTTCTCTGAATCTCTCCATCGTGGAGGCGTACCAGTAAGTCCTAGTATATATCCGTTATATTCTTCTAAAAAGGTTTCGTGAGAATGTAATAAGCTATGACATTCATCCAATACAATATATGTATACTCTTTTGGATCTTTTTTGTTTAAAGATACATACGTAGTATATTCAATACGTTTCATTAGTGATTTAGAAATATGAAATCTTTCTGCATCTTGTTTCCAAGATTCAAAAATGCTCAACTTTGGTGCTACCACTAATATCTTATGTATCTTCTCTGTTATCTTATGATAGTGTTCAAGGTATTTTAAACCTATAAGAGTTTTACCAACCCCCATAGATATCCCTAATCCACATCTTTTATATTTAAGTGCTTCTGCAAGTGCTTCAGCTTGTACTTCATCTCTTTTACTCATTTTTAATGTTTAATCGTGATTCAGATAGTCCTAGTTCTTTTGCTTCAATAGGATGGAGTTCTATCCATCTATGACAACTATTGCAAGCAGCTAACCAGGTTGAAATGTTTAGATAATCATCACCCACTCTACCACGCTTATGATGTACTTCAGTTGCCACCTTTGTACAACTAGGTAAATTAGCTTGACAAAACTTATTTAAAGCAAGAAATGCCAATCTACGTTTATCGTAGACTGACATTTCCTTCTTTCTTTTATCACTCACCTTTTTTACAGGTGTGCGTTGTTTTGGTTTTTCTGGAGGATTAATACTATACCAGCATTCTTTACAATACTTCTGCTTCCCTTCGCTTTTCCAGATATATTTCATCTGATTGCATTGAGCGCATTTCTTGAGTTTTGATTGGATCATATTCTATTGATGATTCTATTAACATACCGCCAATAGCGGGTCTACCCATAATATCTACAGGTCCTTTAATCATATTAGCAATTACACTTCCTCTTTTTAAAAGGTCTTCAAGTAATGCTCTCTCTGTTGTTGTTTGTGGTAGTAATACCAATTTTGTTTCTTGATTGATTGTAACAAAAATTGTTTCCATTTTAGTAATTGTGGCTTGGAAAGATTATCTCCACTTCTTCAGCAAGTTCCGGTTGTACATCTTTGATAATTTCGTAAACCGGTTTTAGTTTATCGTGTATGGATTTCATATATAGATAATGATTACTCTGTAGCATTTCATCAAGTACTTTTTCAGGTACTTCTGTTTCTACATTAATAATACCGTGTTTAGTGGGTATTTTTTGATCCACTTTATGGTCTTCATACACTCTTTCATACTGTTCTTTAATAGTCTTTGCTGTAAAGAATAAAAAGATGATCTCTTGATTAGTTAAATTAAGTTGAGTCATTGTTTGGGGAACAGACCTTTTAGACGCAGATATTCTACAATCTCCTGTTCGGACACTAAGGTACGAATATCTGTTCTACTAACATCAGTTCCAACTGGATTTTCTTTGCAGACATCAACAAACTGCTTCATAAATTTTGAATGAGGGAATAGTTTTAACAGCAGGTTGTCTAGTCTTGTGCTAATGATTTCTTTCTTCCAGTTATATAGCACTTTCTCCACCTTTCTTGCTACGTCTAGAATATAATACTGACGTATTAAAGGCATTTCCTTTATCTGCTTATCTGTATATCTGTGTTTAGAATACAAAATGTCATTAAGGATTCTCCTGTGCGTAGGTGATAAAAAGTCATCTTTACTGGATAGAGCTCTTTGTCCTTTGTACACCTTGCCAAATAGAACAACTTCTTTTGTAGGTGTTTGATTTTCAAGCTTATAAACGTAATGCTTGTTTGTGTCTGTATAAACAACAGACATCTTGTTAGCTTCAACGCTAATTGTTTTGAATTGGTTAGAGGGTTTTTTGGGTTTCTTCCTTGTCATGTGACATTGATTTAAGGGTTTATAAATAAAAAAGGGGATAGAAATCCTATCCCCTCTTTTTAGAGTTGGTGTGTAAATACTTGATTTACTATATATTATTCTTCGTCAGGTGTGTAATCAATATCAGGTTTAACAGCATCTTCTACAATCTTATCCACTGGAGGAACAAAGTTATCTTCTGAATCAAATCTGGTAGCTTTACCTTCTAATATAGATCCAAAGAATGGATCTTCAATAGGTTCACCATAATTGATGGACAGCAAAAACTCAAATTCCTCATCATCCATTTCAAGATACTGCTCTACAGATATTTCAATTACCTTACCATTTGGTAGACTGTACAGCATTACTATTAATTTCTATACGAATTTAATAGATAACTGTCACATTTCCAATAGCTTACGCTAACAATTCAGCAGTATACAGCTATACCTTCTTTTTTTTCAGGTCTCTTACCACTCCTTTCCAGTAAGCGTTGGTTTTGTTAATAGCTAACTGACGCTCTTCAAGCTTTCTTTTAAGCTCTTCATTCTCGCGTTCAAGTCTATCAATTCCTAGCAGCTTCTTAAATAGCTTCAGCATATACTCTTATTTTAATTAATCAATTAATCCATTTATAAACTTGTGATATAGATTTGTAAATCTACCAGCAGTTTTTTGGGATTCTCCTTTGTCTTTAACTCTATCTGATTCGGTCAATTCTACTGTTGATTTAAGATCACCATTCTCATCCACCTCATATGGATGGCGTGTGATATTATATACAATTACATCATCGCCTTCTTCAGTACTTATATTGATAATAACAACTTCCTCTTTACTCTCTTGTTGTTTTTCTTTGTTGAATATTCTCATCCAAGCTTCTGCTACAAAAGAAATACATATAGGACTAATATTGTGCTTTTTTATCTTTTTGCATATTACTGGAATACCTTCTGACATAAAGAACTCTTTATCTTCTTCTCCTTTAAAATCTGTTTCAATATGAACTATTGCAAGTTGGTCTACATCTTCTTTTATTCCCATAATTTGTATATAAGCACTTATATTTCCTGTTTTATTTATTTCTCTTCGGATATTTTCGATTAGTTCTTCTTTATAGTTTTGTATAATTAGATCATATTTCATATATGTACTGTTTCGTAATCAGTAATAATCTCTATTTGTCCCTTATAGAGTCCTGTACCTAATGTATTTAAATATGATAGTAGGATGTATAGTTCTGATACAACATCATACCCCATTTCTTTGGAATTTACATTAGTTATTTTATAACCGCTTCCGGTATCTTCAGCAGATATTGCTGTTTGTGCTTTTGCGTGATCAGTCCATCCTATACCAGATCTAATAAGATGATATACAGGATTACCTGTTTTTTCATTCTCTGCTTCTATAATAGTATAGTCTTCGACACAATCACCACCGTATGTATCATAAACTCTTACTTTCATAAGTCTCTGGTCTTATCAAGTTTACCGAATACACCTTCACACATTTCATCAAAGTAGTCAGCGTTCCATACAAGAAGACTTGTAATAGCTGCCCATAAAATAATAGGAATTGATAACATCACTCCTACCCAGTAGTAAATAAACTTTAACATAGTTTAGTTTTTAGATTTAAAAAATGTCCCCAGTGTAGAAACACCGGGGTTGATTGCTTGTCATATGAAAAAAAACAGTGGAGGTGACGGGAATCGAACCCGTGTCCAACTAAGAACCTGTACATACAACGTCTCACATGCTTAGATCTGCAAGCTGATCAGTATAGGGAACCAAGAGGTCGCATCCACCACCTAGTTTTATGACTACTAGGAAAACTGCTTGTCAGTTTCTGTTGCCAGGTATGACTACCCCGTAGGTTAGGCAGCTACTGCTACTTCACCGAAGATAGAAGCAAGGATTGCTTCACCTTCTGCTACACGCTCAGACTGAGTCATTGCGTTTATTAGTTGATTCCGAGATTAAAGTGGTTGGAGAACCATCCCACTGCATGTGTACATACCGACTGCATAGCTGTCAAATCCATGCACCCCCAAGAATTATTCTGAATCAGCGTCTTGCTCGTCAAACATTTCCATAATGTTATCCAGCTGATCATTAAACTCTCTGACAATTTCTTCTTCATCTACATGTATAATACGTGGTTTTTTATTATCCGCGTCATCAATGTAGTAATATACTGGAACCTTAATGTTTAGGTTCTTTATAAGTTTAGCCTTCGTCATCTGATATAGTTATTTCAAGTGTGACTTCTTTAAATAAATCCCAAGGCATACTCTCATCTTGTAAGAGATCTTTAGCAGTTTGTTTAGTAAATGTCATAGGATAGAGCTGTGGTATTAAAGATGTGGTGTATGAACCGTCATCTGTAAAATGTACAAACTCATCCGTAATGATATACTGTAATGCTTTTAGTTTCATTTGTCAATTAAAATTAGTTCAAGACCACGATTAAACCAAAGAATTTCTATAGAAAGATTACATAGTTCTTCTTCGTATGTTCTTTCATGCCATATACGTAGTGCAGGAAGAATATAGAATGTACTGTGTAACTCACTGATTTGCAGTCTCATATGTTAATATTTACCTCTACCTCTACGATACGTTTCTAAATCGTCCATTTGTGTTTTTGCACGGGATTTTGACTTGATGGACTTTACAAAGTCTTCCCCTTTTCCTATAAGTTCCACTAGTGTTTTAATATTGCTAGACTTGAGTATACCTGGAGTATTTGGATTAGACCAATACTCTTGATATTTATCTCTAGGAATAGCTGACCAGTTTTTAGTCATTGAGTTGTAGTGGAATACATAATTGTATACATTCTCTTCCATATAAATGGTTTTATTCTTCGTCAAAGATTTTAATTTCTACGCTTTTAAGATAACCATCACTAGTGAAGTTACCATATACAGGATACATTCCATCACCTATCACAGTGGAAAATGCTACACCTGCACCAGTATGTCCCATCTTAAACTTTAGTTCACCAAATCCATCTTCAGATAATGTATGCATAGCGCAAGCATTATAACTAAAAGGGGCTTTTGGTTCGTGCTCTTCAATAAGCACCCACTCACCAGTGGAGTTAAGCTCGTTCATTGTCTTTCCATACTTAGGAATAACGCTTTCGTAGTTTTCAAAATCTACACGATATTGTAATCTATCACCTGTACTTTTGTGCTGATAAATACGGATGTCTTCAAAGTCTTCCTTTTGCCACTCGCTATCTATATAGCAAGGATCGCAGATTAGGAGCTGACCAGAGTCCACTGCAGCATACCCCATTAGTAGTGTTTCCATTTTTATTTTTTTGGATTATTAAATGTTTCTTCGTAAACTTCTTCAAATGTTTTGAAGTCTTTTCCTCTTCCAGCGTTCCAAGCTTGCTGTCCACCCATAATAAAGAACTGTCTAAGAAGACTTCTTTCCATTATGCGTGCTTGTTCATATGTAATGTCCCAAATAGCTTTTGATTTGGGTTGCTCATCTTGAATCTCTTTGATAAGTAGTTCTACTCCTGTTTTTTCCTTCATATTATTTTTTTTAAACGTTAATGTGCGTTATAATGCACAAAATGTGGGGTTTTTGTCCGTTATAAGGGACATTATATTGCACTTATTGTTAAAAAACTATACCTAATTCGGTATAATTCCGAATAAAGGTGCATTATTATACACTTTTACATATAATTATAGAGATAGGATATTACCAAAGGATATTAACCCCTTCTCAAACTCACCATCCTCTACACACGCAGCGTTAGAAAACATAGTGGGTGTATTAGAAAAGTGACTAACTCCTTGATTATTAAGGTCTTTATAGTTGTGTATATGACCAAAGCACACTAGTTTAAGCGTATCTTTTAGAGCATAACAGCGCTTCATAAGTGATAAGTCACCGCACATCTCTAGGTTATTCTGTCTATCATAGCTTAGATCACGGATACCCTTGGGAGGACCGTGTACAACAAGCACATCAGTATACTCTGGTATTTTCTGCCACACTGCGTGAGTTTTATCTCTAGCTTTCATAAATGCCCAGTCACCAAACGTTGGTGTAACAGGAGTTCCATAAAACACTACACCATCAATAGTGGCGGTAGCATTTTCTAGATAGGTGATTTCAGCTTGAGCAAAATGTGCTAGGGTAACTAAGTTCCTTTCGATAGATGTATCGTGGTTACCTGCTACATAAATCTTATGCTTTACAGGTACAGACTGATACCATTCTACAAAGTTGAGTACCTCTTCTCTGTTTCTATATGGATCTCTCCAGTTGGAGCAGTCCCCGCTGTGTACCACCACATCAACACCATCAAACCTTTCGTCAGGTATCATATGATGGAAGCTGTGCGTGTCGCTAATGTGTAGAATTTTCATAATAATGGGTTTTAAAATAACACTCTTATCTATCCAACTTACAAGTGTCATGGCTGTCCCCTTGCAGTGATTCTGCGTAGGTTAGGAATAGACTGTTCAGAAGTTCATCATCAGGTATAGTCAACCTGCTGTTACCAAGTAACCGCCACTTACCTATACGGTTATCATACCGTTTCTCATCGTATTAGGCATACTATCCAGTGATTAACCTGGAACGTGTAGTCAGGACAGGATTCGAACCTATGAAGTACCACCACGGAAAAACAATCCTTGAGAAAACAATTCCGCCACCTGACTATATACCCCCATATTCATTCCTAGACCAAAACCCAATCTGATAAGTAAGTAATATAGGGGTTTGTTATGTCAGATTATAGACCTCCATAACACGGTCTATTTCAAAAATATCAAATCTTTTTCAGATGGAGTCCATCCTTCTGGCATTGGATCATCATCCACATCGGAATCTACTGTTACAGGAACAGGGTTATCATTAGTAGTACCATTTATAAATGCTAGATAATCAGCAGTGTATATGAGTTTAATATCTTTAGTGTCATTTGTACAGATCTTATTATTCTTTACCATTACAGACCAAGAATGTTTAAAACCATACATATTCTTTACACCTGATATCCGAGGCATAACAAACTTATCACTTCCTGTACGAATATCTTGACATATAACAAACTCACTGTGAGCAGGTGTAATATTAACAATGTTAACGCGACCAACTACTACATCTTTTGGTGAGCTAGGATTACCAAGAGTTGCTTGTACAAGACACCCCTCGTGATATTCTACATCATTAATGGTGACATAGTTTCTTTCATATAATGGTAAAATCCACTCAGTATCATCAGATGTTATAATTCCAGCTTCATCTACGTCAAATACCCAACCATATTCATACTCAAATTTTTCATTAGCTTCAGTGCAACCATTCCAATCATCATCATCGTGACATATCCATGCTCTAAAAGCTCTATCTTCAAGATTCACCTTATTAATACAAAGCATTGCATCTGTAATTTCAACTGTTTCATCTGGATCATCTTGGTCTCCTCTAAATAGCTTTACTTTTATTTTATCACCATGAAATATTTTAATACCATCTACAACTATATACCATAACGACTTATCAATCTGTGCTTCTGATTTAACTTTAAGTCTTTTCATACAAGAGTTTTAAAAAAGCTCCCAGGAATAATTTCCCAGGAGCTTATATTATCAATCATCATCCTCGTCATCAGCTTGTCTACTCTTATGAGCTTTTGCTTCATTTTTGTAGCTGATGAATTTTTCTACGAACTTATCCTCATCACCATCTACAGCTTTATAAAGCATAGTCATACCAGCAAGCACGTGCTGTAACTTCTTGTCGGTATCCATTCTTAAATCAAGACGAGAATACTCCCATACAAGATAGACACGCTCATTATCTGTCTTCGCTTCATCAAGAATTTTTTCAATAACTCCTGTTTTTGTACGAAGATTTGAAGGTGCATCGTCAGGATCATCAAATAACTTATTAACCATAACTGCTTGATTAATAATGTTGAACAATACCTTTGCGTCCAATACATCAGATCTGTGATCTGGAATACTCAAAGCAGCTTGGACATTACCTGCTGAGTGATCAAATTTTACCATTGTCGGTAGTTTTAGGGTTTAAAGATTGTTTTACCATTTTCACTGCTTCAGTGTGACCTTGCAGTGACTCGTTATACGTTTTATATCGACGTTGAAACTCGTCATACTGTCCACCAAATATCATTGTCTCAAATAATATGGGTGTTGATTCGTCTATAAATGAATGATCCCATCCAAGGAAGACTGTTGATATTTTAATGTTGTCTATATAATCAATAGCAACACGTTTCATATCATCAGTCATTCCTTTTCGGAACTCATCAAAACTCACAACATATGGATTCTTATTCTCATCTAAAAGATAGGAGTTCATGATTTAGTTTTATGAAGTTGTTCGAAAATAGAGTTTACCTGCTTAACAGGACCAACAGCATTAAGACCAATGACAGCGGTATATCCAAAGTTATCTTTCTTTTTGATATCACTATCATCCATTGGCCTACCTAAACCACTGGTAATATGGAACTCACTAAATATTTCAGCAAGAAACACAGACTCACGGAAAGACCCTAATGTAAATACAGGAGCAAAGGTAGTCCAATTGAAACGCTCTTGTGCAGATTTAATCTTTGCTTGCACAATACAATACTTACCTGCTAATTTAGGGTCTTTGTATGTATCTGATGAAAACGAACAATACCATACTTCTGTTGCAATACCAGCTTGTTCTAGTGCATAGATGGTAGGGATTGCTGTTGCTGCCACCTTACGAAATGATTCTTGATCTACACACGCAGAACCACAGATATTAATAGCAATCTTTACAACAGGCTTTCTAGCGTTTTTGTAAACACCAAAATATCTATCCTCACCACTGAGTGCTTTTGGAACATTCAGTCTGAACCCGTGATCAGTAAACTCTATGCGTTTACGGTAGGTGCGTGCTTGTCTAATAAGATCTTTATACTTCTTATCAGCCATAGTTTTCTTCACCTCAGCTAGACACATATCTTTACCCTTCTTAGGATCAAATCTCGTAGTGTGAAAACCATCTTTACTTTTTTCGTCACCATAACGCCAGCTTGAATCATCTGTCATATTATCCAATTGACCTTGATTTCTAGGGTGCATAGTGGCAGGAGGATTATCTATATCAGTATTAGCAAAGAAATCTGCAACAGATTCATACATAATATGATATGTATCATCTTTTATAAATCTTTTCATATGATTTATTTTAAAGTTAAAAAAAAGCAAAGGGGTTTTTACGCCCCCTTGCTATAACCCATCCATCAGGACACTCCAACAGTGTTTTTTAGCTTTTTCTGAAGCTCTTCATCCCAATGACTAGAAATCATATTTAGGATATCCTGCTTACAGAAATTGTTGAACAGTAATGTAGATGCATCAAACACAGAGCGCGTTGAGAACTTCTCGCTTTCTACGTGAGAGTTCATAAATGCTCTGATGCCCTGCATCCATACATAATGATCACCAGCAATGCTCTTCTCGATGTTCTCATCATAGTCGATGAATATACGACACAGTTTAAAACGATCGAGGAATGCCATATCCTGCATCTCTCTACCCTGATATTCAACAGAACCTGATCCCCACGTATTACCTGCTAGAATACAGAAGAAATCCTTATGCTTTTTAGCAATAGGATTACCTTGTCTATTAGGTACAGAGATCTGTCCGCTTCTGTCAAATACAGCGTTAAGCACTACAGCAATAGATGGTGACATTGCATCATACTCATCGATTAGAAACAAACCACCGTTCTCATAGAAGTCTAGGAACTGTGATGTAACATAACCGTTGAGATTAGCAAATCCCACCAACTCTGACTTAGATGCCTCCATATTACAGGAGAAGGATGCATAGCGAAGCTGCATAGAATCAGCAGCTTGTTTTGCTAGCGTTGATTTACCAGAACCTGTAGGTCCTACAATCATAGCTTGCTTAAACAGTTGCAGATAACTGATGAGCTTCGGAAGTTCTTTGTGTGCAGAAGGATTGTCAATTACTGCTTTCAATTCACCTTTTAAGTGAATCTGTGTGCGTTTGCTCTCTAAAAATGACTCAATAATCTTTTCTTTCTTACTAGAGTAGTCGTCTTTAAGTGCTTCCAACAGCTCCTTCTTTAACTGTTTGGTTAGTTTGTCTTTTTCTGATACCACGACATCAGACAATATACCGTGGATTTTTTCGTGTCTGAGCTTGTACATAACAAGTTTATCGACACGTTCTTGAATTGCTTGTTCGGGAATCATCACTTGAAATCCCGTTGTTGTTGAAGTGTTACTCATCTTCGTTTCTATTTTAGGGGGTTTTTGAATACTCTGTTCTTTTTTAACTGTTCTAATTACATTAAAGTAGGTGTTGGTACAACTCCATCTAATTGGTTCATTTTTATCACCATAAAAGAATAGATTAAAAATACCATCATGAGTGGTGCTACTTGATTTAGCTTTCACTGTATAAGTGCTACCTTTTGTAACATACGCATATCCACCTGTATGTAATATCTCAATGGTGTCTCCTGCTTCTATATCCTCGTAAGCAATCTTTTCTATTCTAATTGTTGTTTTTTCCATAGGATACACCATTTTTAACAGTGAGTAAGAAGCTTGTCACTACACCGCACTTTATAGAAAAGTCAGCGTTGTTGTGTGCATACTTGCACAAGTCCTTGAGAGACTTTGGTACATTTAATGTAACAGGTGACTTAGTCCAGCTATCAGATAGACGCTCTAATAGCATCACTCTAACAGGTGCTGGGATTCTTGCATCACTAATGTTTTTTAGCACTTCAATAGTGCCAGTGATTGTACTATCTAACATATCAGATAGTGCATTTTGAATGAATTGATGTTGGGTTTCCATATGTTTAGGTTATTAATTACAAAAAAAGCAGGAGACAATTACATTACCTCCTGCGTTAGAACTACTTGAGTAGAAATTAGAGGAGCGACTATACGGGATGAGCTGACGCGTTCCAGAAACTAGTATTCTGTACTAAGCTAAATCAGAGTGACCGCCAATACGGTTCCGGTTTTTCTACGTTTCGTTCTAGGATGTGTGTTTTACATCTTTGCATCAGGGGTGGAATCGAACCACCCTTAACACCATGCTGATAAATTATTATTCAATATCGTATTCTCTTATTTTACGATATAAAGTACGAGCACTAATACCAAGAGCTTCAGCAGCATTATCTCTATGTCCTTTATGTCTTCTTAAAGCATTAATTATAGATCCTTTTTCCAGTACTATCATAGGAAGAATATTTTCTTCATCGTCTTCATATCGGTTATTCTTATATTCTTCAGAAGGTACTTTTAATGGTTCATATTTAAAAGTGTCTATCTCTTTTTTTTCTAGCTCATCCTGTAGTATTTTTACAAACATGCGTTTTAATTCTGTTACATCTTTTTTCATGTCAAAGAAAAGCTTGTAAAGAATTTCTTTTTCTGATGTATTAGCTTGTACTTCAGCTTTTAATTTTTCAATTAATTCAGATTTTAGGGTTTCAATATCCATAGATTTAAGTTTTAGAACTAGGAGGGGGAATCGAACCCCCTCTAGAACCATTCTAGTTAAGCACACTCGTTAAAAAAGTTAAAGATGTTATCTTTATCTCCATTAACAAATGTGAGTTTTTCACTATTCTTTTTCAGATAGTTACAAAATCTTGTGTGATTATAAGTGGAAAAGTTTTGGGTTACGTATTCTACATAAGCACCTACAAAGAACTTATTAGAAATACGGTCCATACGAGGTACAATGTTCAATACATCAGTTACAAAATCTAAGATTTGTACTGCTCTATCTTCGTTTTTCACTTTAAATGTACCCTTCTTGATAACCGAGTTTACTCCACCACTACCAGCATTTCTACCACTAAGAATAGAAGCAATAGTTTGCACTTCAAGATCATACTGATTAAAGTAGTGAGATAGTTTCTTATAATCAGGACGGATAAATGACCATATTTGGATATAGTCTTTTAACTGCCATGACTTAGAACTTGAGTTTAACAATGCTGTTTTCTCTACTAATTCTTCTTCGTTTTTGATTTCTATCTCTACATATGGAATATCCATATTTAGACGAAGAAGAGCAAAATAGAGGTGTTGACCATCAATAATGTACCAACCTTTAAGACCAGCAAAATCAAGATATGCAACTACAACAGGACGGATGATCCCCATTAGTTGTATAGATGTTGCAAGAAGCGTCACTTGAGCAGGAATAATGGCACGGTTGATACCTTCTAAGAACTTAAAACCAATCTTCGCTACTTTCTCAAGGATCTTTACATTAAATAAATCGCGCATCTTTTTACTGTAGGTGTTACGCTGACCTTTTGTTTTTGATGATTGGTTCTCGGTTTGAGGTTCATCAGGTGTGACTCGCATTTTACCTTTCTCTATTACTAGAGCTTTTCTTTTGACAGTGAGTTTGTTACTGTCATTCTTTTTTTTGTTTTTCATACAAAGATGAATTTAGGGTTTAAAATAAGGGTTTCAGAACCAGGGAGAGGAATCGAACCTCTCCTTGCTACCATACTGGTTAATATGTGATCACCAATCTCTGCACTCCATCTGCGTAGTTCATAATAGAAATGCTTTTGATGGGAACATAGATGGTGTTACCTTCTGTTTCAATAACAGTTGGTGTGGTGTACACATCGTTTGCTCTCACAGTTTTAGATCCTAGGGGTTTACCAAGTTTAACAGTCGGATCTATGTCTGTTAATCTTTTACCTGTTAGTTTACGCCAATAAGCGTATACAGAGGCATAACTGTGCTTCGTTGTCCGAGAAAAGGATCTAAGTTCTTTTCTGGTAGAGAGTGTAGCTAACTCTTTTAGCTGACTATCAGTGTAATACTGATATTTTTTACGTCTTCCCATGATTTTTAACGGGTTTTATGGTGGATTAAAAAATACAAATAAAAGGGGAGTGTAGAGACACCCCCCGTATTGCTTATGCTTACCTATTACTGCTTTACGCGAGTAATAATCTTTGAGCGTCCTTTACATCCATATCCATTAGTGGCACAGGAGGAGAACAAGGATGCTACAGTGAGTAGAAATGCGATGTACATAAGGATGTACGCTCCAGGGATCTTATTCATATGATAGAATTTACATTACTTCCCCTCTGCGTTCAATGGTATGCTAAACACACATATGTCACCATATATGCAGACCTAATTACCACTGTCTGTCCTTGGGAAACAGATTATGACGCATTAAAAGTTCTGTGAATCTCCTTATAAAAGGATATACTACCTTCACAGACAAACCAGTAGTCTGGTATCACCCCTAACTATGTCCTTAAAAAAGGAGAAGGCACTTGCGTCTCCGGACACAGTGGGTATACTATCATTCATTATCTGCCATAAACACGCTATCTAACACTCCTGTCTTTTCATATGGGACAGTGGCTACATGACGTCCGTGGTCAGATATCACCATAGCACTATCTTCAAGTGTGACTTGGTAGTGCCAGGATTTACAACATTCAGCGGGTGCTTGACGGGTGCTACAAGAGGCTAATAACACCCCTAATAACACAAACAACATCTTATACATACACTATAACAGTTTTATTATAACAGATCTCTGTATGTCTATAATAGACACATAGGAAACAGATCTTAATACATATATATCTATAGCCATCTACTGGCGATGACACATTTACACTTTCTACCACTTTCTCCCACCCATAGAAATACCACTGAGGAGTCCACCCACCCCCTAACTCCTTCACATTCAACGAATTACGTCGTTTAATCCTGTAAATCTATGCATTTGCACTGTGACACCCGACACGTGTAGGTGCAGTCCATATATTGTCCATACAAGGTGCTGTGGTGATGTGGTGAAAAAGAAAAAAGAACCCCCGTCTATATGAGCGAGGGTTCTTATGTTATTGATTAGAACGGAGCGCTTTCTGTTTCAAGCGTCAGTTCAGCGGGTTGCTCCGCAGATGGTGTTTCATCTGTATCGGGAGCATCAGCAACAGCAGGGCGGGATGCTATGCGTGCGAGCAAAGCGAGTTTCTTTGCGTTCATAATCTCACGCTCTTTCGCAATCTTCACTTGCGCGTTGGTGCGAGCGAGCAGTTCGATGTTCTCTTCCTTGTAGATGTCACTACGCTCAATCGTGTGATTGAGGGAATTGAACAGCACTAAACGCTGTTTACCTTCGAGCGCCATTTCCACTCTCTCGTCCCCGTTGATGATTGCACCTGTCTCACGGTCAACGAAGTCTTTCGTCTTAACAGAGCAACCTACCAAACGAGATAAGCTTTCGGGTGCAGTGTCATAACCTGCACGAGTTAGAGAGTTGTGGGTAACACCGATTTCGAGGGAGTTACCGTCGCATACTGCGGAAAACATAGCGTACGCAGTTGCATTAGCACCAAATAATTGAGTAGGATTGGTGAGACCTACGATTGTCAGCGTCTTTGCCATACAATTTGAATTTAAAATTAAAAAAAAAGATTACGCATTTATATAGTTTAAAATTACAGCTTTGATACTGTGTGATAAACGCAAGATGCACGATAGTAAAGGTGTCCTGCGTAGCAGAGTGAAATAAAGCGGGATGTAAAAAAGGGGGAATAACCCCCTTTGTGTTAACATTCGTAAGACTGCGATTCTAATGCATTTAATTCTTTTTCGTTCTTTAAATCCTGCATAAATCTATCGTAGTCGTCTTTCTGTTTCATCTGCTCAAACCAATGGTCCATAGCAGATGACTCTTCTGCTGGCGTAGCAAACCCGTATTTGATGTCGAGTCTGCGTTGCATTACAGATTTGAGGAACATATTTAGTTCCCGGATGTTAGCACTATGTACATTAGTGTCAGATGTAATCCAACGGATGTGTACATAATACCATTGACCTGCATCTGCTGTTCTAACCTGTGCGTTAGCAAATGGTGGCATAAGAGTGTCTTTGTCTACGCGCACGCGGATTTTAGCGTAGAACAATTTGAATGTCTCGATGTTTACGGAGCTAATCCCGTAAGGAAGCATGATGACTTTGTTGTCCATAATGATGGATTTAGGTTAAGGAAATATATATCTAATTCATATAGTTTAAATAAGAACCCCTACGGACTTTCGTCTTTCGGGGTTTCCTAACCATTAAAAGGTCTCGTCTTCTAGACGACCGCAAACTTGCAGTTGATTGATACCACGAGCACCCCATTCTGTATGGTAGTTGATTTGCTCCTTGAGCGCTTCAATAGCACTCTGTTCGTCGCAAGCTACCACATCGAAGGTGTCCTGTTCTACATCAATCTCTTCTGGTGAAGAGAAGTTTACGGTGATGATTTCCACTACAATAAAGTAGGTGTACATAACAAATGATTTAGGTTAAGGAAAATTGTTACATTCAAATAGTTTACTTCCACCAGTAGTCTCTGGTCCAAACGAAGGGTAGTCCGAGTACGAGTAGAACATACGTATACCCCACCCATCCACCGTTTAGATTTTCATCACTCCAATAAAATGTGTCATCTGAGGGTTCTACGAGCATAAGCATAAACAGCATCACCCAAATGCTGAATAGCGCGATTCCGATAAACTTTTTCATATGATTAGAATTTAGATAACATAGTTAAGAAAAGGGGAAATGCGGAAATCCCCTTTTCTCTACAATCAATCCCTGGTATCAGGATGATTACCTATGTAAACGCAGAATAGCAGGTTTAACATAGATAAGATCATACCAAATACAAAGAACCAATGCGTAATAATCTGCTTACTCTCATCCATCATAGCAAGCATCAGGTGGATTAATACCCAGAAAACTGAAAGTACGAACCACCAATTCCAATTGTACTGTGTCATTTGAATAAATTTAGATTAAGAAAAGATAACTCATTCACATTCATACAGTTATACAATTCTCTACATCTTTCTAAAAATACATAAACATTCTAAAACAATACTCTCACCCTCCTTGTACATTGATTTTCAAAACATTAGGTCTGCACATACGGGGGTAGTACCGCTTGTTTTTTTAGCTGGGGTCTTAATATATAATACCCCCACCTCTCTCACACACAATACATTTGCATCGTCGGAATGTAAAGATGTAAAGAAAATAAAGGGTGTGGGGGGTTGAATATGGGTTTACAAACCGGGGGTATTTGGATTTTATATAGATTTGTGGTATATTATAGTGTACCCACCTGTAGACGCGGGTGATCCTGTTCGATGGTCCAAAGATAGTTAGAATGGTAGACGTTGGGTTATGGGAGTAGCACACAGCTTGTGATGTGAAACTGGTTTTCTCCAATAGGTACGAAAACGGTAGTTCTTTAAAATAGTTTTGTAGGTGGAAACATTACACATAGGGTATGTGTTCCGAGGTCACGGAGATTTTAGTTTCCACGTGGGTGTAGGCATTATGCTAACGTACAGTACAAAACTGTTTGAACTATTAAAGTATGTGAGTGATGTAAAAATCACACGGGGAGTTCTATGTTCAATACACAAGGTGTGGATAAGTAATATTATTTAAAGAGTTATACAGATTAAATTTGTATAGTTTAAACTTTTTAAGTATATTATATTATAAACCAAGTGTATTATGAATAAGCCAAAGACTGTTCAGAACGAGGGGCAACTTTCTTATTATATCCAAACAGAAGACAAATATGGGCAAGCAGTGTATATTCCTGTTATTGATGTTAGAGATGGAATAGCAGAACGTGCTTTAGCTGAGCAGATTATAAAAGCTCAAAATCGTAGTAGGTATATTAACTACAATCAGTATCATTTTTCCCAAAAACAAGACAAAAAACAATTTGATATATGATGCATTCATGTAATGTACATTGTCATTCTATAAACATAGAAGACATGGGTATTATGGGTGTAAACGATAATGGTAAATGGTTACCCTTTGCTTTTTTATTAGATGTTGTTATTGCAATAAAGGTGGCATCTGATGATGAAGAAGAGCCAGTGTTTAATTGTACCACTGTATTCACTGATGCAGGTGAATCATACACTATTGACACCCCGTATATGACATTCCAAGAAATATGGAAAAACTATCTCACCTATTCTGAAGAAAATGAGGGTGATGATGAAGACGATGATAATTTTAAACTTTAAAACCAACAAACATGTCAGAAGAAAAAAAGATCCCAACCGTTGAAGAGTTCGTAACACATTTAAACGAACAGATTCAAATTGCTGAAGTGAGAGCTAAACTACAAGCTCTTAACACGCAGATTGCAAAAGACAGAGCTGAAGAGTTGAATGCTTTAGCGTTTATTGCGCAAGTGACAAACCCACAATCAGGTTCTGATGCTGATTTAGATGAAGAAGAATCTGAGGAGCAGTTGCCAAAGAGAAAGCTTAAAAAAGACTAATCTATGGCTATTGTCAATCAGGTGGAGAAACGCGTAAAGCTGTCTCTCGATCAGGTGGTGCAATATCAAATACTTACACATTGTTTTCTTTCGAATATTGCATTAAGCAGTGCGGATCTTAAATGTCTCACAATGTTAGCTCTGGAAAAAGATTCAGAGCTTAACACCTTTTGTACTAAGGTGTATCAGAAGGGGATATTTAAGAGTCCGCAATCTGTGCGTAATGCAATTATTAAAGCAGAGAAAAACAATTTGATTAAGAAAGAAGGAAAGAGTAAGAAGAAGATTTGGATCAATCCAGATCTACGCATACAAGTGGAAGGAAATGTTTTTCTTGATTATAAATTTTTAAGTATTGCACCCCAATAAACTTCGTAATCTTTTGCCCTCCTTTGCAATGGAGATGGATAAATCTGTGGAGGAGGTGGATGCTGTGATGTCCTTTTTCTATAAGACGTTAAGATCTCGTCTTTCTTCTTTAGAAAATCCCACGGTGCATGTCCAAAACCTTGGGAATTTTTATATTAAAGAAAAAGCACTAGATGCCACTATTGAACAATATGGTCGTTTATTAGAAAAATTAGATAACACTAGTTTTAAAGAGTACGGAATTAAGAAAACATTAGTTACAGAAATAGAAACCATGCGTAAGGTGAAAGAGAAGTTGAATGAAGAGCGTGGTAGAAGACGCGAAATAATTAATAAACGCTTTAACAATGAATCTACAAAAGAACATAATACAGATATGGAAGAGTAAGGGTCAGATTATTGAGGGCATTACCAATTCCATATTTAAAAGAGAAGATGTAGAAGAGATTGCAGAGCAGAGAATAAGTATTTGTAAAGAATGCACACTCTATGATCAAAGTGGTAAGGGATGTGCAGTTCCAGGTACACAACCTTGTTGTAATGAGGGTATGGGTGGATGTGGGTGTTCTCTATCCTTAAAAACAAGAGCTCTTTCTTCTGAGTGTCCACTAGGATATTGGAAAGCTGTTCTTTCAGAGGAAGAAGAGGATAAACTGAATGAAAAATTAGGATTATGAGTTTAATATTTAAACCAGAAAAGCACGAGTATGTATCATTAAATGGAGAGAATGTAGATTGGACTAGTGTCACTAGTTTCATTTCTAACTTTAAACAACCATTTGATGCGGATACTATTGCTCTTAAATCATCTCGTAATAAAAAAAGTAAATGGTATGGAATGAGCGCAGATGATATTAAAAGTGCTTGGAAGTCTGAAGCAAAACGTGCTACAGACCTTGGTACATGGTATCATAACTGTAGAGAAGCTGATCTTTGTCATTTAGAAACAATAGAACGAGAAGGAGTGACGGTTCCTGTTTTTAAACCCGTAGAAGTAGACGGTATCAAGTATGCGCCAGATCAAAAACTTAAGGATGGAATCTATCCTGAGCACATGGTCTATTTGAAATCTGTTGGTCTTTGTGGTCAGTCTGACTTAGTAGAAGTAGTAAATGGACATGTTAACATTACAGACTACAAAACTAATAAAGAAATTAAGATTGAAAGCTATGTAAATTGGGAAGGTGTCTCGCAAAAGATGTCTCCTCCAGTAGCGCACCTTGACGATTGTAACTTTAACCATTATGCGTTACAACTGAGTTTGTATATGTACATGATACTAAAGCATAATCCAAAGCTAAAAGCAGGAACCCTCACTCTTCATCACATTTTATTTGAAGAAGCAGGAAGAGATAAGTTTGATAATCCAATTACAGCGTTAGATACAAATGGAGATCCAATTGTACTAGACGTTGTGCAATATGATGTACCCTATTTAAAATCAGAAATAAGTGAATTAATAAAATGGAAAACCAGCAACCAGTAATCTACAAACTCAATGATCTAATAGATCTTTATTTAGCAGCTAAACTTCCAGAAGGAGAAAAGATATTTAAATATGAAGCATCTTTTGGTCTTCATAAATGGATACATCTTGATGAACTTAGAATACAAGCTAATTTTAAAGCTTACTATCCAACAGGTCAAAAGTATATAGAAGGATTTGCTGGTGTAGTTAATAATCACCATCAAGTTAAAAAAGATGATAAGACTATTTGATATACAAAATGGACAGGTGATACCATCTGAACATTGTTACACATTAGCATTTTTAAAAGATATAATGGACAATTTTCCTGACGATTGTAATAAGATATATACATATCTTTTTTATATGACTTGTCCAAATCCAGATCTTAATCCTTTTTTTCATTTTCCAGATGAAGAAAAAGAAGAAATAATATTACAAGAAATAGGAGCAGAGTTTTCTACAGATGAAGATATGATAGTTAGAGCATTGAAATTATGCGAAAAAATGTATCAGACAGAAACATCTAGAGCATACTATGGTATTAAAAAAGCATTAGATAATATAGCAAGATATATGTCTAGTACACAAATTACTGATGGACGAGATGGTAATATTGCTCAAATAGGACGTATAGCAAAAGACTTTGACGCTATTAGACAGAGTTATAAAGGAGTGTATAAAGATCTTATGGAAGAGCAACAATCATCTGTACGTGGAGGTCAAAATCTAGCATATGATCAGTAGTATGGCATTAAATGTATTTACGGTGTGGATTTTTATACTATCTATAATAGCGGTTATTATTGCTGGAATAGATGTATGGGATCAAACTAAGGACAAGTGAATTTATCTGTATATAAAACAGTTCCTACGTGGAATAATGGTGTGTGGGAAACTACAGAATTTGCATCTAGAGATGAGTGGAAAGAATTTGTGCGTTCTATATTTATAGAAGAAGGTCCTGATGTGGGGTATAAATTTGATGAAACATCTTTTCTTTTTAATGAACAAGCAAGAAAGTTTCAAAAAGATGGATATTATTGTTCAGCTCCTGTAAGAACTAAAGATTATATAAACTACTGGGACGATCAAAAGACAAAGTGTAAATCAGGGGTTATTTTTAAAAATAAGGATAACACTTGGTATCTAAGTAGAGACTACTACATGTGGTTAAATTTTCTTCCTATTTATGACAAGGAAGAATCTAGATTTGACTTTGCTAAGGTGAGAGACGCACAATATCACATGGCATTATATGAATGTTTAGCAGAATTAGAGTATAAACATTGCCCTATTCTAAAAAAGCGTCAGATAGCATCTTCCTATTTTCATGCTGGTAAACTTATTAATCAATATTGGTTTGAGTCTGGTGCTATTCTTAAAATTGGTGCTAGTCTTAAGGATTATATCAACGAAAAGGGTACATGGAGAATGCTCAACGAGTATAAAAACTTTTTGAATGAGCACACTGCATGGTATCGTCCTAATGATCCCGATAAAGTATTAGCATGGCAGCAGCGTATTAAGGTGAGAGTGAATGGTAGGGATACGTTTAAGGGGTTATTTTCAGTGCTACAAGGAACATCTTTTGAGAAAGACGCAACAGCTGGTGTCGGTGGCCCTGTCACCTACTTTTTTCATGAAGAAGCTGGTATTGCTTCTAAGATGGATGAAACATATGAGTATATGCGTCCTGCTATGCAATCAGGTATGATTACTACCGGAGTTTTTATTGCTGCAGGGTCTGTGGGTGATCTTGATCAATGCGAACCTCTTAAGAACTTCATCTTAAATCCGGAGGTTTATGATATGTTAGCAGTAACAACATCATTATTAGATGCTAAAGGTACAATAGGTAAGAGCGGACTTTTTATTCCAGAACAGTGGTCAATGCCACCATTTATAGATGAATATGGTAATTCTAAGGTGGTAGAAGCTCTAGAAGCTATTAAAAAAGAAAGAGAAAAATGGAAGAAGGAGTTAAATCCAGAACAATATCAGCTCCGTATATCCCAGAAACCTACAAATATTGAAGAAGCTTTTGCGTTTAGAAAAGAGTCTAAGTTTCCTCAACATCTAGTTTCTAAACAAATGCAACGTGTAGAAGATAAAGAATATCCTTATGAGCTGTTAGATCTTTACAAAAATGAACAGGGTAAGATTATTGCACAAGAGTCTAGAAAGCTTCCCATCTCCGAGTTTCCTATTTCTAAGACAGCAGAAGATAAAGAAGGATGTATTGTTGTTTGGGAAAAACCTGTTTCTAATCCTGGGTTTGGAATGTATTATGCATCTATTGACCCTGTAGGGGAAGGTAAGACGACCACCTCAGATTCATTATGTTCCATTTTCATTTACAAAACTAAGGTGGAGGTGACAAAGGATGACGGATATGGAGACCGTAAAACATATGTAGAACATGATAAGATTGTAGCTAGCTGGTGTGGGAGGTTTGATGACATCAATAAAACACATGAGCGTTTAGAGCTAATAATTGAATGGTATAATGCCTGGACTGTGGTGGAAAATAACATCTCACTATTCATCCAGTATATGATTTCTAGAAAAAAACAGCGCTATCTAGTACCAAAAGACCAAATCTTATTCCTTAAAGATTTAGGATCTAATGCCACTGTATATCAAACATACGGATGGAAAAACACTGGGACACTCTTTAAGCAACACCTCTTATCCTATGGTATTCAATATCTTACAGAAGAAATAGACGAGGAGATAAATGAAAAAGGAGAGACAACAAAAGTGATGTTTGGGGTGGAGCGTATTCCAGATCCCATGCTTTTAAAGGAGATGCAGGCATACCATGAAGGTTTAAACGTGGACCGTTTAGTGGCATTCTGTGCACTTATAGCGTTTGCAAAAGTGCAGGAGTCAAACAGAGGGGTACATAAGCGTTTAGAAGCAAACTCAAATTTGGAAAAGTCAGAAAAAAGTTATAAATTAAAATTGAACCCTTTTAGACATATTGGAGGTTCACAATCAATTGGTTCTGGTATGTCTAAACCCCGTTCACCATTTAAAAACTTAAAGTAGATGTACGTATTTGAAAGTACTTTCACTACACCAAGTGTTTACACTTATTCTTCTAGCACAGCTGGAGACACTATTTTTTTTATAAGTAACTCATAATCATGCAGATATTAAATGCTTTAGATCTTAAATCTGGCAAGAAAGCTGAGTATAACAAGTTGGGTACACTCACCCAACCTATTCAGTTTTTACCCCTGTCTGCTAAAGATGAGCAGTGGAGAGCTAGTAACATGGACTGGTTGGAGTGGCAGGGTATTAAACAAATACGCAGAAACGCTCGTAAACTTCTTAAAAACTATAAGCTTGCTAAAGGTATTATTGACCGTACAGACTATATAGTAGAAGAAAATAATGAATACGCAGATCTAATTGAGACGTTAACCAAAGAAGATCAGTCTGCTTTAGAACTTAAGTTTTACCCCATTATTCCAAATGTAATTAATCTTTTAAGTGGGGAGTTTTCAAAAAGAGCTTCTAAAGTTATATTTCGTGCAGTTGATGACATTTCCTACAATGAAATGTTAGAACAAAAACGTTCAATGATTGAACAAACCCTCATTACAGAAGCTGAACGCGAGATGACAATGAGGATGATGAATATGGGGATGGATCCAAACTCTGAGGAAGCTCAGCAAGCACTTTCTCCTGAAGCTATCCGATCGCTTCCTGAGATTGAGTCTTTCTTTAAAAAAGACTATCGTTCTATGGTGGAGGAATGGGCAACTCACCAGATGAAGGTAGATGAGGAAAGATTTAAGCTCTTTGAATTAGAAAATATGGCATTTCGTGATATGCTCATCTCAGATCGTGAGTTTTGGCATTTCCGCATGCTGGAAGATGATTATGAAGTGGAGCTTTGGAACCCTGTCTTAACTTTCTACCATAAGAGTCCTGATGCACGTTATGTATCTCAGGGTAATTGGGTGGGTAAGTTTGATATCCTAACTGTTGCTGATGTTATTGACAAGTATGGCTACATGATGACACAGGAGCAGTTGGAATCTTTAGAGGCAATCTATCCTATTCGTTCTGCGGGTCTTCCTATGGGAGGATTACAAAACGATGGTAGCTTTTATGATCCTAGTAGATCTCATAAATGGAATACTGAAGGACCATCTTTAGCGATGCGTCAGTTCTTATCTGCATATGAGAATATGCCATACAATGGTGACATTGTACAGTGGATTTTAAGTGAGAGCGAAGATTTCTTCGATTATGGACCCAACTTTATGCTTCGTGTAGCTACCATTTATTGGAAGAGTCAGCGTAAAGTGGGGCATCTCACTAAGATTACAGAAGATGGAGAGATGATTCAGGATATTGTAGACGAGACATTTAAGGTGTTAGAAAAACCTATTTATGACACTCGTCTTTCTACAAAAAAGACTAGAGAAAATCTAGTTTACGGAGAACATATTGATTGGATTTGGATTAATGAAACATGGGGTGGCATTAAGATTGGTCCAAATAGACCTACATTCTGGGGTATGGAAAATCCCACAGGATTTAGTCCTATCTACCTTAATGTTAAAAAACTTCCATTCCAATTTAAAGGAGACCACACACTTTATGGATGTAAACTTCCTGTAGAGGGTTCTGTGTTCTCTGATCGCAATACGCGATCCGTATCTCTGGTGGATCTTATGAAACCATATCAGATTGGATACAATATTGTAAACAATCAGATAGCAGATATACTAGTCGATGAGTTGGGAACCGTAATCCTTCTAGACCAGAATGCTCTACCTCGTCACTCTTTAGGAGAAGACTGGGGACGAAATAATCTGGCAAAGGCTTACGTAGCAATGAAAAACTTTTCAATGCTTCCGTTAGATACAACTATCACTAACACTGAGAATGCTCTTTCATTCCAACACTATCAAGTGTTAAATCTGGAGCAGACTCAACGCTTGCTTTCTAGGATTCAGTTATCTAACTATTTTAAAACGCAAGCATTTGAGTCTATTGGTATCACTGGGCAGCGTATTGGAACACCTGTTGGTCAAGAAACAGCAACAGGTATCCAACAGTCTGTAGCAGCATCATATTCTCAAACTGAACAGTATTTTACGCAACATAGTGACTTTTTGATGCCACGCGTACATCAAATGCGTACTGATCTTGCACAATACTATCAGTCTAAAAACCCTTCTCTACGCTTACAGTATGTAACAACTGCAGAAGAGAAGGTGAATTTTGAAATTAACGGTACAGATCTTCTACTCAGAGATCTAAACATATTTGCTACTACCAAGAGTAATCATAAGTTTGTTCTTGAGCAGCTTAAGCAACTTGCTATTACAAATAATACAGCAGGTGCATCTATTTACGATCTTGGTAATATCATTAAATCAGAATCGATTGCAGAGCTTTCTCATGTTCTTAAGTCTGCTGAAGAGAAGCAACAAGCAAATCTCGAACAACAGAGACAACAAGAACAAGCTCTGCAACAACAACAAATTGAAGCTCGTCAGCAAGAACAAATGATGAAGATGCAGTTTGAAGCTGAAGAGAATGAAAAAGATAGACAAGCAAACATTTTACAAGCTGAAATACGTTCTGCTGGATATGGTTCTATGATGGATATTGATAAGAATCAACAAAGTGATTATCAAGATGCTCTAGAAAATATCCAAAAACAAGAGAATTATCAGCAGCAGATGGGTCTTGAAAGAGACAAAGAGATTAATAAGACAAACACTGCACGTGAGCAACTTCGTATTAAAGAGCAAGAGATTTCAGCAAAAGAACGTATTGCAGAAAAACAAGTGGAGATTGCTCGTATGAATAAGAACAAATACGATGTAAAAAAACCTAAAAAATGATATATTCATCACAAATAGAACCTATTCTATCTAAGATATATAACAGAGTTTGTTGTATTACAACTAGTATTGGAGAACCACAACCAATTGTGTTTGCACCTTCCACTGGACAAGATAGTTTTGGTAGACTAAGAACATCTTCTCCTTTTACATTATTTGATTCTAGTCATAGGTTTGATGATAATGACCTTTGGGCAACAGAAACATCTACTAGTGGGACAGCTGTATTTAATGCAAATCAGGGACTTGTAGACTTAAATGTTACAGCAGCATCCGGGTCTTCAGTGCTAAGAGAAACAATTAAAGTGTTTGCTTATCAACCAGGTAAGTCACTTCTTGTAATGAATACATTTGTGATGAATGCTCCTAAAGCAGGACTTACACAACGTGTTGGATATTATGGGGATGAGAATGGGTTTTATTTGGAGCAAGCAAATTCTGATATAGCTTTTGTAAAAAGAAGTATGGTGACAGGTTCTTTAGTAGAAACACCTGTACCTCAAGCAGATTGGAATGGTGATAAACTTGATGGTACTGGACCTTCAGGACTTACACTTGATCTAACTAAAGCACAGATTTATTGGATGGATCTTGAGTGGTTAGGAGTAGGATCAGTTAGAATGGGTTTTGTGATTAATGGACAGTTTATTCTTTGTCATACATTCAACCATGCTAACATTATAGCTTCTACATATATAACAACCGCTTCATTACCGCTACGTTATGAGATATTTAATGATACTGGTACAGACTCAGCTTCTACTTTGAAGCAAATTTGTTCTACTGTCATTTCTGAAGGAGGGTATGAATTAAGAGGTAAACAGCAATCTGTTGGTACATCTATCACTGCTCCAAGAATATTTACTGTAGCAGGAACATATTATCCAATTGTAGGTATAAGACTTAAAACTACAAGACTAGATGCTATCGTAATAGCAACAGCTATTTCTCTTATAGGACTTGGTAATGGAAAGAACTATCAGTGGAGAGTAATGAATGGTAATGTAGCAATCTCAGGAGGAACTTGGTTCAGTGCTGGTGGCGATTCTGCTGTAGAATATAATACTACAGGAACAGGTGCTACTGGTGGTAGAATTTTAGCTAGTGGGTTTGTAAACTCTTCTAATCAAGGATCACCCAGTATAAACATTCTTAAAGAAGCTCTTTTTTCCAATCAGCTTGAGAGAAATGCACTAGCAGGTGTTCCTTATGAGTTTGTAGTGGAAATGGCTATAGACGCAGTGGGGGGACTTTCAGGTGCATATGCTTCCATAGACTGGGAAGAAGTAAGTAGATAATATAAACTATTATAAGATGATTCAAGGTATATACGAAAGATTAGACTGGTTAACAAACAAGGTGAAAAAGCTTTGTTGCATAGTAGATTATACTAATCTTCCTGAGTATGCAGATAATGCTGCAGCTTTAGCAGGAGGTTTAACCGTAGGTCAAGTGTATAGAACAGGAGACTTTTTAAAAGTTGTTCACTAATAATTATTAATCACCCTTTATAAAAAACAAAAAACATGAGACCAATTGAACCTGTACAAGTGTGGTTTAACGGTGTAGAAATGCAAGCTAACCGTCTCAACTTGTATATTACTAATGACAATTTGAAAGACACTGCTCAGTTTTATTATGCTTTATGTGTAGAAGAAGAAATTCCTACAACTACTACTACTACTGGAGAAGGTCCTACACCTCCCTCTGCAGTTATATCTGTAGGTCCTCCAATGAAAATTATACAAGTAACTCAAGGTAATTTAACTATGACTGGACAAGAATACCTTGATTGGGATGAGTCTTCTGCTGGTACTATCAATGAAGCAGCTTTTGTATGGGCAGCTGGAAAGTTGAACCTTACTCTTGTTTAATAATTTAGTGTAGTATACAGTTAAATCTATAGCTGTATACTACACATATTTCATTTTTTTAGTCTACATTTTTAAAATTTACAAGTATTATTTTGTATATTCTATTGTAGACTAAAAACAACCAACATGAGCACACAAAATGCTGCTGCACAAACAAATGTGCAACAAATAGATCTTGACATTGATAGTCTTTTTTCAGGTGCACCCGATGCATCTAGTGTAGTTACTCCGGATGCGCTCGCACCTACGCCCGCGCAGGATAAGAAACCAAGTGTTTTTACAAAACCACAAATGGACTTGAGTTTTTTAGATCCTAGTAAGGATAACGAAACTGAAGAAGAAGAGAAACCTGAAGAAGACAATAGTAAAAAAGAGGTGAAGACTGAAGATGTTTCACGTGAAACGTTGGATGATATTCTTAAACCTGATGTCGAAGATGATCAAAAACAAGGTGGTAGACCAAAACTAGATAAATCTGGGATGGTTGAAACCTTTGGTAAGTTGATCGAAGAGGGTCTCATTGTTCCCTTTGAGGATGAGAAACCGATGGAGGAATACTCCGTAAAAGATTGGAAGGAACTTTTAGAAGCAAACTTCCAAGAAAGGGAAAAAAAGGTGAGACAAGAAACACCTAAAGAGTTCTTTGAGTCGTTACCGGAAGAGTTGCAATATGCTGCAAAATATGTCGCAGATGGAGGACAAGATCTTAAAGGTCTTTTTCAAGCTTTAGCTCAAGTGGAAGAGTTTCGTGAAATGAATCCACAAGATCCTAATGATCAAGAGTTTATAGTGAGAAGTTATCTACGAGCTACAGGATTTGGAAATGATGATGAGATTTCAGAAGAAATCAGTACATGGAAAGATCTTGGTAAACTTGAACAGCAAGCAACTAAGTTTAAACCGAAATTGGATGCAATGCAAGAAAGTGTTGTACAACAACAACTTGCACAACAAGAGCAAATGAAAGTGCAGCAACAAGCTGCTGCTGAAGCATATATAGAGAATGTATATGAAACTCTTAAAGCTGCAGAAATCAATGGTTTAAAACTAGATAGAAAAACACAAGCAACTTTGTATACAGGGTTGGTTCAACCTCAGTATCCTTCAATAAGCGGACGTCCTACAAATCTTTTAGGACACCTTTTAGAGAAGTATCAGTTTGTAGAACCTAACTATCCACTGATTGCAGAAGCACTTTGGTTACTATCTGATCCGGAAGCATATCGACAAAATCTTGTTAAACAGGGTAAGAATCAAGCAGTTGAAACAACTGTAAGACAATTAAAGACAGAACAATCTAGAAAGATTGCAAGTTCTGTACAAGAACAACCTGAAACTAAACCCTCACAAAACAAGATACCTCGTAACACAAATATATTTAAAAGGTAAATATTATTAATCTAAACAAACATTTACTATGGCAACTCCAGTTTTAAACAATGGTATATTTCTACGTGATACCAGTTATTCGGGCGCAAGCTCACACGTAGATTCTTACCACCTGGTGAACATGATGAAGACTGCAGAACCTATGGACCTTGGTCCTGTGGATCTGTGGGCGATGGCACAAAAGGTAGAAATGCCTTTGTACCAAATGTCATCTTTTGGTGGAAAGAACGTAATCGATGTTAACAATGCTCGTGGAGAGTATAAGTGGCAAGTTCCTGTGTCTCAAGACCTTCCCTACATTGTAGAGAATGTTGAAGATTCTCAAGCTCAATTGGGTATTGATGGTACTACCTTCAAGATCAAATTGAACCGTCGTATCTTCGGACATGGTGATATCATCACTTATGACAAGTACAATGGTGTGGAATTGTACATTGTTCCTACAGAAGATGTTCTTCCTGTAGCGGATGGTGTAATCTACACAGTTCAACTTGTTAACAATGACAACACAAGGTATTTGGATCAAAAGTATCTGAAACCTGGTACTAAATTCTTCCGTAAAGGTTCTGCTCGTGGTGAATACGGTGAGCGTTTCTCTGATATCGGAGCATATGGTGCTGGTTTCCGTGAGTTCTACAACTACGTAGGTGGTGCTGAAGCTCACGTACACTATTCTGTTTCTTCTCGCGCTGATCTTATGTTGAAAGGCGGTTTGAAGAACGATGGTTCTGTACCTGTAGTGGAAATCTGGCGTAACTTCGACAAAAATTTGACAGATCCTTCTATTCCTAATTTGGAAGGACTTGCAAACAAGTTTGGTAAAGATGCTGTAAAGCGTGCTATGCAAAGTGGTACACTTACACGTACATTCTTGACTGCTCTTGAAGCAGCTCACCTGACTAAGATTGCTACTGACATCGAGACCTACTTAATGTGGGGACATGGTGGACGTGTTAAGCAAGATGGTCCAGATGATGTACGTTTGTCTGTGGGTCTTTGGAAGCAGCTTGACAACTCTTACAAGCGTATTTACAACAAAGCTAGTTTCAATCTTGACCTGTTTAAATCTGAGATCTTCAACTTCTTCAACGGTCGTGTGGAGTTCAAAGGACCTGATCCTCAGCGTTCATTGATTGTACAAACTGGTATGGGTGGTATGCGTCTTGTTAACGAAGCTATCAAGAAAGAAGCAATCAACAGTGGTCTGGTGATCAATGCTTCTGAGGTTGGTGCAATCACTGGTAAGGGTATGGATCTGAACTTTGGATTCGCTTACACTAGCTACGTGATTCCGTTCCTTGCTAACGTTAAGTTTGTACTGAACCCTGCGTTTGATAACGTACACACTAACGATATCGAGAACCCAATCATTGATGGTTTCCCTCTTTCTTCTTACAACTTTATCATTTTCGATATCACTGACAACACCAACGACAACATCTTCTTGTTGAAGTTGAGCTGGGACAACCAGTTGAAGTGGTGGTATCAGAATGGTACTATGGACTATATGGGTCGTACGAACGGATTCCAGTCTTCTGGACAGTTCAACGGTTACCGTGTATTCATGAGTCAGACAATGCCTGCTATCTGGGTTAAAGACCCAACTAAGGTGTTGAAGATTGTGATGCGCAACCCGATCACCGGTGGTTCATTCTAATATATATGTACTAAGGATAGGGGTGCTATATGTTCCCCTATCCCTCTGGTACACATTGTAAAAAGATCCCACTCTGTAGATAGTATCTGCAGATCACCTGTTGTACGCACACCGAGTTTGATCAACCGGAGAGCTTGCAACTCTCAACAGGTTCAAAATAAATAGTTAGTATTACACTAATCCGTCTAAGACGAGAGTCTGGACCTATTTATAAACCAAAAAACCAAACATGAGTAGTATTACAATGGTGGAGAAGTATCCACAAAACAAAAAGTCTAGTATCGCAGTGCGTCCATTTTTTGAAGCTAATGTTTCAAACATGGGACTCGAAAAGTACGGACTCTCGCTCTTTGACGGTGCATTTCATGAAGAACAGCTTGCTTGTTTAGAGATAAACGGTATCAAGCGTTATCTGACAGGACTTAATGAGTTTGCTCCTGAGATTAAAGCACTATCTGCTGATGAAGCTGATGCGAAAGTGAAGCAAATCAGAATAGTGGTAGCTCAGTTAGAAAAAGAACTAGCAGCAAACATCATTGATCCTAAAGATGAGCAGTTCTGGAATAAGGTGAAACTCTTAAAACCCGATAATGATGAGTTTTGGGGTAGAATTAAGATTGCTTGTGGTAATGAACCTTTATTCTTAGAACCTGATAAAGATCCTTATGATCTTATTAAATTATACGCAATCGAAGCTGGTGGTTTTTCTATCGTAGCTAAATCTTTTGAGGAAGCGCGTAGAATGCCAACACCTCCTAAGTTCTATTTAGATAAACTAGAAGATACAGTGTCTACTAAGACAGAGGTGAAGAAACTTCGCAACAAAGCTCTTGCAGAACTACAAAAGCTCTTTGATAAGAATACAAATAAACTGTTTTATGTAGCTAAGGTGGTAGATATTAATTCCACTCAGTATAAAAAGTCTACACCAAATGATGTATTGTACGATAATATGGACAAGTACATTAATGGAGAAACAGTAGAAACAAATAAAAAGAAGACAGCTGAGCGTTTCTTAGAAGTGGTAGATCTTGATATGGAAACACTTAAGCTTAGAGCAATTGTGAAAGATGCAACCTATTACAAGTATATTTCACCACGTGGAGATGGATTTATCTATCACATGCAATCTGGAACAATGCTTGGTAAAACTCCTACAGATATTGTAGAATATCTTAAGAATCCACTTAATGATCAGATTCTTATAGATCTTCAACAAAAGGTAGAAAAAACATGGAATAAGTAATGGATAATAATCTTGTTAAAGTTAAATTTTATGAACGCTTAAATAAACTTGCAAGCTTTGATTATGATAACATCGAATGCTGGCAGATTGCAGAAGCGTTTAATAAAGCTCAACGTGAGTGGTTTCGTAGACAAGTGCACGGTATTAATGTGCGCAAACAATCTACGGAACAAAGCACAGCTTTAATAGATGATATTCAGAAGTTTATTAAATCGCAAGATTTAAAAGGAACTAATAAAAAGTTGTTCTTTGAAACAGAGCAGATTCCTGGTGATTATGCTCACTTTATTCGTTTAAGTTCTTATGCTGATGCTGGTAATTGTAAGAACAGAGAAGTGACAGTGTATTTAGCTGAAGAAGCAAATGCTGATGTTCTTCTTACAGATGTTTTAAAAGGACCCAGTTTTGAGTGGGCAGAAACATTCACTACAATGTACTTTGATCGTTTTAAGGTGTATACAAACGATAAGTTTAAAGTTACAAAAGCTGTTTTGTATTATTACAGAAAACCTGCAGATATTTCTTTTGATGGGTGTGTAAATCCTTCTACAGGACAATCTTCTACAGAACAAATATGTGAACTTAGAGATGATGTTGTAGAGATTATTATAGATGAAGCAGTAGCAATACTTGCAGGTGATATGGATAATTTTAATCAGTATCAGCGTAACTTACAAAACGGACAAAGAAATAGTTAATCATGAACCGAGTACTAGCAAGACAACAGTCTATGATTCCATCGCAAAAATTACAGAGACCTGCAGAAACTCCTGTAGCTCAAGATCCTGTAATGAAAACACCTTGTGCTGAAACAGGAATGTTGGTTGGAGAAATGATGAGCGCTAGTGTAAGTTTTCATAATCTTCATTTAAAAATCACTGGACCTGGTTCTTTTTCAGCACATAAAGCTCTTGGAGATTTTTACGAAGGTATTCAAGGTCATGCTGACAGTGTTGCTGAGCAGTATCAAGGAGCTCGCGAGTCATTATTAGATATTCCCGCAGTGTATCCAACAACTCTATCATCTGTAGATGAAGCAGTTCAGTATTTGAGAGATCTTTCTGGTAAGGTGGACACTTTGCAAAAGATGATGCCTTTTAGTGAGATTGTTAATCAACTGGATGAAGTGAAGAGTTTAATTGATTCAACTAAGTATAAACTATTATTCCTAAGCTAATTATTTTTTATTTTTTAACCCATAAATGTAAACAACATGGCTTATTTTAATCATGCGTTCAAGAAAGCGTTTCTTCCTGCAACAACTGGAAATGCGCTTGTTCTTGCTGATGGTGGTAGCACAGCAGATCTTACTGCTGGTGAACTGGGTCTTTTTGACGCGAAGACTTACCAGGCTATTACTACTGTAAGTTCTAAACCCTTTATTCTTGCACAGGGTTCTTATTTCACTAGTGATAAGATCGGACCTTTTCACGGTGGGTATAAAGAGTCTGTAAAGAGTAAGGTGATCAATCCTAAGTACATCACCAAAGTATGGACTGCTTGTGCTGAAGAACCTCAGAATCAAGAGATTGAAGTATCTGTTAGTGGCGCTGAGTGCGGTACTACTTACTATCTTCGCTTGGATCTTAAAGGATCTCCTGCTTTGCGTCTGCTTTCTCACAACATTTATCGTACTGTAGATGCTTTTACAGGATGTTGCGATGATGATTGTTCTGCTACTTGTACTGGAGCTTTGGTTGACCCAACTATCGTAACTATCAACTGGGCAAAGCAAATCCTGGAGCGTCCTATTCTCCCTGATTTTGTAAAGTTGGTTGTAACAGACTACGAAGGAAACACTGTAGCTACACAAGCTGGTACATCTCAAGCTGATATTGCTGCGTTTATCGCTGCTTTAGATGCTTATCTTGCTGGTCCTGTGCATGCTGCTTTTGATCCTACAACTGATGCTTCTACAGATTCAGTTCTGACATTAGTTGCTGCTTATGTAGACACTAAATTCGGTAACTGTACTTTCACTCCTACAGATCATTACGAACTTCAACCTTTGCAGATTTTCCCTTCATTGGTTGATGAGTCTGGTGAACCTTGTGTTGTGAGAAGCGGTCCTAACGCAGACTACGATTGGACTTGGAAAGGATTTGCTTGTAACCTCATCCAACCTGGACTTCAAGCTCAGGGAACTGGTGAGACAGTTGTACGCGAATTGATCCTTGATACTCGTTATCATCAGAACGCTTTCCCTGACAACAAATATGTTGACAGCTTGCGTATGCGTGAGATCGAGACTGATCCTGCGATTAAGAACTTTAATCGTAACACCTTGTGGGATTCTATCAACATTCTTCACAGTGTTCCTCGCTTTAACAACCCAACTGGTACATTTGACAACGATCAGTATTTGCTGAGCTTGTACATTCCTAAAGGAACAAATGCTATCTTATTCCTTAACATGATTCAGGATATCCTGAACTGTGCTGGAAATGGTGTTGAAATTGAGAGCACTAACGCTACACCTTGTTCTAATTTGACACCTGGTGTACCTTTTGTGAACAATTGTGACACTACTCCTACAACAACTGTGCCTCCTACTAGTAGCACTACCACTGTAGGTTAATAACTACATTGATTAACATAAAAGAGGGTGGGGATTTTTCCCTACCCTTTTTTTATTTGCAGAAGTGCTCTTTTTTTGTTATATTATTATTGAGTAGTATGCCCAATTTAGACATACACTTTTAAAGTGTAAACCATTGATTATGAGACACATATTAGGTTTAGATAATATAGAAACAGCAAATAAAACAATCATACGTATTGCAGATGCTAGTATTTATGCTGATTTTCCAGCAACTTGTGGACTTTTAGAAATACAAGCACCAGGTTTTAACATCATTAAACAGTTTGATGTCACTCCTAATTTTACGCTTGTTTTGAATGCATGTAGTCTTGGTTTACAGACAGATGATTGTGGTGATCACGCTGCTGATCTTCCTGATGGAATTTGGAAAGTAAAGTACTCTGTTTCCCCTAATGATAAAGTTTATGTAGAATATGCATGGTTAAGAACCACTGCATTCATGGCAAAGTATTATGATATACTTTGTAACCTTGACATGTCTGGATGTGATCCTTCACAAGAAGTAGCGTCACAACTAGAGCAGTTAGGGATGATTCGTATGTATTTGGATTCTGCTAAAGCGGAAGTTGAATACTGTCATGAACTTCAGAAGGGAATGGATGTTTATAAATATGCAAAAGCTCAGTTGGATAAACTAAGCGTTGCATGTTGTGGAGCGACTTGTTAAACCAAAAATAAAACCAATTATGTCACAGTCAGTTTGTCCAAACTGTTCTTCTAAGATTACATGCGGATGTCAAAGAAGAACAGCATCAGATGGTAAATCCGTATGTTCTAATTGTGTAACGCTTTACGAAAAGAAGTTACAGGAACAAAAAGCACAAAAAAGATAAAATGTCTTGTTATTCTACACCCACATCAGAAACAAATACATGTTGCCCAGCAGAAGCACCTAACTTAGTTAAAGATGCTAAGAAGGTCTACTCGCAATACGCATCTAATGTATATGCAGAGTTTCTCACTAAAAGATATGGAGTGAAGTCATGCAGAAAACAGCGTGACTTCATTTCTGCTTCTATACGTAAGCAAATGCTTGATTGGCAACTTATTGCTGGTGTTAAGTGTGATGTAAATATTGGGTTTGCAGATGGATCTATTGTACTTCCTTCTTCTGGAGTTCTTGAGATTCCTGTACAAGGAACAGATGGTCTTATTCATGTTAATATGGGTGGTTGTGAAATTAAACTTAAAGTGACTAGTAGACCTGATAACTATGCACACGTTCAGTCTATTCCGTCTACTAACTGGTTTATTAAACATAATCTTGGATATAACCCAGTTGTACGTACAGAAAATGCTATGGGTGTAGATATGGAAGGTGTGATTACACATGATAATGTTAATGAACTCACTATCGTATTTTCTCAACCCGTTACCGGAACAGCATACTTATCATAATGGCAGATAATAAATTATATCTACATAATATTGATTTAGCAACAAATCAGTTGTTAAATGCTAGAATGCAACCAGTTACAACTGGAGTGAGAAATGCTCTTGCTAGCAATTATAACTCAGGAGATGAAGGCATTCTAGTTTATGATATTGATTTAGATGCTTTTTTTGTATGGGATGGAAATCAGTGGGTACAGGTAACACTAACTCCTATTCAGATAGCTCAGTTACAAGCTGCTTATGATAATATTATAACAGGAATAACGGTAAGTCCGATTAATCCTGAGCAAGCGATGATTACGCTTAGTAAGCTTAATGCTGTTCCTATCACATACACTTATGAGCGTGCTTATATTCATAATCAAACATCACCAGCTTCTACATGGACAGTAGCACATAATTTAAATAAGTATCCATCAGTTTCTGTAGTGGATAGTGCATATGAAGAAGTGATAGGTGAGGTGGAATACTTAACCCCAAATACACTAGAGGTTAGATTTACAGCACCTTTTAGTGGACAAGCATATATAAATTAAAAATATTCGTCATGTCAAAAAGAGTCTTAACCAGTCTCGACTTTGCGAAAAATCAGATACTGAACGTAGCTCTACAAAATCTACCTTCACCTCCTGGTTCTCCTGTCGCAGGTCAGATATATTATGATACAACAGATTTTCGTGTATACTTCTGGGATGGTTCATCCTGGATAGATATGTCAGGAGATATCCGTGATGTTATTGGAGGAGCAGGTATTACAACAACCACTGTAGGAGATGTCGTTACAGTGGATGTAAACGTAGACAATGTTACCATCGAAGTAGATGGTAGTGATAATCTACGAATTAAAGATCTTGGTGTAAGTACAGCAAAACTTGCTGACTCTGCAGTTACAACTATTAAGATTAATGCTAACGCAGTAACATATGATAAGATCCAGCAAGTTGGGTCTATGAAAGTGTTAGCAAACCTTACAGGTTCAACAGCTAACGTAGCTGAGTTTGATGTTTTAACAGATATATCTACAGGAGCTAGTAATACAAATCTAGGTACAGCGCTTGCTGTTAAAAACTATGTAGATAATGCGATAGCAGGTATTGGTATTTTACAGGGTGGATGGGACGCATCTAGCGGTGCGTTTCCCTCAGCTCCTGGTGGTACAATGAAGGGTGACTACTGGTATGTTACAGTTGCAGGTACTTGTTTTGGACTAGTATTTAATGTAGGAGATGTAATTATTGCAGCTATAAACAGTGCATCAACAACCAATCCTAACGACTGGATAGCACTTGAAGTTAACCGTGATCAAGCTACTGAAACAGTTCTTGGTATTATTAAGCTTGCAACACAAGCACTTACAGATGCAGGTACAGATGACCTCACTGCTGTCACTCCTTTAAAGCTAGCAGGACGTACAGCAACTGAGACACGTACTGGTATAGCAGAAATTGCTACACAAACAGAAGTTAATGCTGGTCTTGACGATAGTAGAATTGTAACTCCTTTAAAACTTGTTACATATTTAGCTACGTTTGCAGGTGGATATAAAGCAACCATAAATGTTACTGCAGCAGGTACATATACAGTGACACACAACTTAAATAACTTAGATGTTCAAGTTGAGGTGTACAGAGAGTCTACGGGTGAAACAGTGATATGTGACGTAGCTCGTATTACAGTGAATGATATTAATCTTACATTCTCATGGGATGCTTCTGTAGCAGCTTCCATGACTGGTAACTATCGTGTACTTGTTAAAGAACAATAATAATGAAGTTTGTAACCGACATACTAGCAAAAGCAAATCTAGTTGTCGATGGTAGCGTCATACTGAATACTACACCTAATGCTATCGTTGATACAGATAAGTTTTTGGTTCAAGATGGAGCAACCATTAAGTACCGTACAGGAGCAGAAGTGCTTTCTGATATTGGTGCTCAGGGTGCTATCACTCTCACTGTTATAGGAAATAGTGGTCCAGCTACTCTGATAGGTAATGGACTAAATATTCCTACATATTCTTTATCAGGACTCGGAGGGGTTCCTCTCACTCGTACTCTTACAATAAACGGAACTAGTTACGATCTTAGTTTTGATAGAACCTGGTCAGTAGGTACTGTCACTAGTGTTGATATGTCCGTACCTACAGGATTTACTATATCTGGTAATCCTATTACAACCACTGGTACTTTAGCATTAGCTTTTGCATCGGGATATGCACTTCCAACTGTAGCATCTCAGCTTAACTGGAATAGTGCGTATAATAATATGATCACTGCAATCTCCTATAATACATCAACAGGGGATGTTACACTTACACAACAGGATCTTGGGACACTTAGTGCTACTATTACATTACAACCTTTTACTACTACAAACCTTGCAGAGGGAACTAATCTCTACTACACGGACGCGCGCGCGAGACTAGCTTTATCAGCTGGTACAGGTATAAGTTATAATAATCTCACAGGTGTTATCACTAACTCAGACACAGGTTCTGCTCAGAATATATTTAAAAATATTGCAGTAACTGGACAGAATACTATCGTAGCAGATAGTAATAATGATACACTTACAGTGGTAGCTGGAACAGCTATTTCTATTACTACTGATGATACTACAGATTCTATCACTATTACAAATACTCTACCTGATCAAACTGTAGTATTAACTGGAGCTGGTACAACTGTAGTTTCTGGAACCTATCCTAATTTTACAATTACATCAAATGATTCATATGGAGGAACAGTAACAAATGTTTCTGCTTTAACTATTGGAACTACTGGTACAGATTTAAGCAGTAGTGTAGTAAATAGTACAACCACTCCAGTTATTACATTAAATGTTCCAACAGCATCTTCTGTAAATAGGGGAGCTCTTTCTGCAGCAGATTGGAGTATGTTTAATGCAAAGCAGGATGCTCTCACTCTTACTACAGTTGGTAGTTCAGGAGCGTCAACATTAATTGGAGCTACTCTTAATATTCCTGCTTATACACTTTCTGGACTTGGTGGGGTTCCTAGCACACGTACAATTAATGGTTTAGCTCTTTCTTCTGATCAAACATTTGCTACTGGAACAACGGGTACAGACTTTAATATTGTAAGTGCAGGTACTGTTCATACATTTAATATTCCTGATGCGTCTTCTACAGCTAGAGGACTAATTAACGATATTTCACAAACTATTAATGGTACAAAAACTTTCTTAAACTCTCCTGTAGTTCCTTCTTTGTTTTTAACAAACATGGGAGCAGGAAGTGGGGCTGTTTATTATGATGTTCCAGATAATCGTTTAACACTTGCTAACTATAATGTAGGTGGTGAGATTAAGTTTGAGGTGAATGGTGGTGTGTACACAATGACTCTAAATAGTGACCTCACTATTGAGTTAATGGGATATACAACTAATGGATTCCTTAAAACATCCGGATCTAATGGTTTATTAGTAGTAGATACTACATCTTACACTCCAACTACTAGAACTCTTACTATAAATGGTGTTGCTCATGATTTGTCAGCAGATAGATCATGGTCTGTTGGAACAGTAACATCTGTTGGACTTTCAGTTCCTACAGGATTTAGTGTTGCAAGTTCTCCAGTTACTACATCTGGAACTATAGCTTTAAGTTTTGCTTCTGGGTATAGTCTTCCCACAAATGCTTCTCAGTCCAATTGGGATGCAGCATATACTGGAAGAATAGATTCTTTGACAACTACAGGAACAAGTGGTGCTGCAACCTTTGTAGCAAACGTTCTTAATATCCCTCAGTATCAAGCTCAGGGTAACTATATCACTTCTCTTACTGGTGAAGCTACTGGATCAGGTCCAGGTGCAACTACTGTAACTCTTACTAACTCTGCTGTAATAGGTAAGGTGCTAACAGGACTTACAGTTACTAGTGGTGCAGTGGTTGCAACAGATAGTATTTTACAAGCATTTGGAAAAGTACAAGGTCAAATCAATGCTCTTGCTGGGGGTCTTCAGTTTCAGGGTACATGGAATGCTAATACTAACTCTCCAACGATTACATCTGGTGTTGGTACACAAGGTTATTTTTATATTGTAAATGTAGCAGGTAATACCACAATTGATGGTAATACTGGATGGCAAGTAGGTGACTGGATCTTGTTTGACGGTACAGTGTGGCAAAAGGTGGATAACACTGATGCTGTTACATCTGTTAACGGATTTACAGGAGCTGTTGTTCTTACAACCACTAATATATCTGAGGGTACAAACCTTTATTATACTGATGCTAGAGCTAGACAAGCAATCAGTCTTACCACTACAGGATCTAGTGGAGCAGCCACTTATAGTAATGTAACAGGTATTCTTAATATACCACAATATACATTAACAGGACTTGGTGGTGTTCCCACTTCTAGAACAATAACTATTAATGGTACAGCACAAGACTTATCTGTTGACCGCACTTGGAACGTAGGCACTGTAACTAGTATTGCAACTACAGGTCCAATTACAGGAGGCACTATTACAGGAACTGGTACAATTGGTATTACACAAGCTACTACATCAACTAATGGATATCTATCTAGTACAGACTGGAACACCTTTAACAATAAGCAGAATGCTATCACACTAACAACAACAGGAAGTAGCGGATCTGCAACTTTTGTTGGTGCAACACTGAATATACCTAACTACACTTTATCTGGTTTAGGTGGTGTTCCTGATAGTAGAACTTTGACCATTAATGGTACAAGTTATGATCTTACTACTAACCGTACATGGTCAGTGGGTACTGTTACATCTATCACCTTCTCAGGACCTCTTACAGGAGGAACCATTACAGGAAGCGGTACAGTAGGAATATTACAAGCAAGCGGTTCTCAGAATGGTTTCTTGTCTTCTACTGACTGGACTACGTTTAATAACAAACAGAATACTATTACGCTTACTACTACTGGTTCTTCTGGTGCTTCTACACTTGTAGGGGCTACTTTAAACATCCCAACTTATACTTTGTCAGGTTTAGGGGGAGTACCAACATCAAGGACACTTACAATTAATGGTACTGCTCTTGACTTATCCGTTGATAGATCTTGGAGTGTTGGAACCGTAACTAGTGTAGCAGCTCTTACTTTAGGAACATCGGGTACAGATTTAAATAGTTCAGTAGCTACAGGAACAACAACTCCTGTTATAACATTAAATGTACCAACTGCTTCTGCTACGAATCGCGGTGCTTTATCATCTACCGATTGGTCAACTTTTAACAATAAGATTGGGGGTAGCGGAACAACTAATTATATATCAAAGTTTACAGCGTCTGGAACTATTGGTAATTCTCAAATATTTGATAATGGTACTACAGTTGGTATTGGAACCTTAACACCAGTAGGAACCGGATTAGAGATATTTAATGATACTATTAGTGGTAGATTAAGATTATCTCGTGATTCAGGTCAGATTAAAGGTATTATTATTTTTGGAAGAAATAATGGAGGTTCATTTCAAGAGACAGCTAGTATAACAGGAAGAGCGGATAGCGCATCTCAAAATAATGGTACTTTAACTTTTAATACTTCTGATAGTACGGGTGCATCGGTAGTACGATTAACTTTAGAAGCTAATGGTGATGTAAGAATAGCTACAATTAATAATGCCACTATAGATACGGATAGGTTTTTAGTTAGCGATAACGGGGTTATTAAATATCGAACTGGAACCGAACTTCTTTCCGATATTGGAGCACAAGCTGCTTTAACAAATCCTGTAACTGGCACTGGAACAGCTAACTATGTAGCTAGATGGACAGGTTCTACTACTCTTAGTACAGGTACATTATATGATACTGGATCAGCAGTTGGAATTGGTACAACAACAATGACCTCAGTATTTAACGTAACTGGATCTAATTCAGGTAGTGTTCCTCTTATAAATCTAACAGTATCAGGAAGTGGTTCATTCCAAAGAGGTGTAAGAATGCTTAATAGTGGAATGAGCACTGGTGATAGTCTTATGTATGCTGTTGGACGTTCTGATGATGCTAGAAACATGGGTCAGTTTTATTTCTATTATTCATCAGCAGGTTCTGTTTCTAACAGATTATCAATGGGACTTCATTCTGTTGATGATGTATTTAATATACAAGGAACTGGAGATGTTACTATTGGATCAACCACAAATACAGGATTAGCTAAACTACAAGTGACTGGAGCTATACAGCAAACATCTGTTACTTCCTCAATGCTTAAAGTAAACTCTAATGGTGTTCTTGTAGCAGCTGTAGCAGGTACAGATTATTTAACCGCTACTAGCTCTGACTTTACATACAATGCAAGCTTGACACTTTCTACCAGTTGGCAGAATACAGGTGTTACCTCAGCAAATCTAGGAACCAAGGGTACTTATGTTGTAACATGTTATGCAAATGACTACTCTGTTGGAGGATCACAATACATGTGCACTTACGTAGGACTTATGTTCTGGTATACAGATGGAACTAATAGTGTTGATACTATATCTGAGATAGCATTACATCATTCTGGTCATCATGATGGTGGAAGATTTATATATTTGAGAACTTTATCTACTCTTAATGCAGATGGTAAAACTTATCTACAGATTAAAGGTAACGGAACTAACTCAGGAGCATCCACTTACACATTCACATTTAAACGTCTACTATAACATATGTCATTTAGAATAGACCAATTAGCAGTACTAAACTTAGCAACGGTAGGTAACTCTATCACTGCAGGTTCGTTTGTGAGATCTGGTGGCACATCCTCTCAGTTTTTAAAAGCTGATGGATCTGTAGACTCAAGTGCTTATATCACAGGTATCACCTCTGGTATGGTGACCACTGCTTTGGGATATACGCCAGTACCAACTACACGTACATTAACCATTAATGGAGTAGCACAAGATCTTTCTACTGATAGAAGCTGGACTATTTCTGCAGGTGTATCTTCTGTATCAGGATCTGGTGCTGGAATTTCTGTATCTCCTACAACAGGAGCAGTGGTGGTTAGTAATACGGGAGTAACATCTAATTTAGCTGGTACGGGCATCTCTGTATCAGGTGCAACGGGTGCTGTTACTATTACAAACACGGGTGTTACATCTATTGTAGCAGGAACAGGAATATCAATTTCTGGAGCTACAGGAGCTGTAACAGTAACAAATGCTGGTGTTACATCAGTGAACGGATCTTCAGGTGCTATTACAGGTATTGCTACAACAGCTCAATTAGCAAGTTATCTTCCTTTAGCAGGTGGTACAATGACTGGAGTAATTACAACTCCAAATGGTACTCATGGTATTATAGTTGGTGATGATTCAAGACTTGCAGATAGAAATATTGCTAATACATTATTTGTAGAGGGTGTTCAAAATAATGATAGAGGATATATAAACTTTAGTTCAACAACAGGAAATGCTCTTGGAGCAATTAATGCAGGTTCATTAACATGGAGGGGGGATGTTGTTTTAACATCTGCAAACTATAATAGTTATGCTCCCACATTAACTGGAACAGGAGCTTCTGGTAGTTGGGGGATTAGTATTACAGGTAACTCAGCAACCACTTCACAAACTAACTTTACTACCCTCACTTTAAATAGTGCAACAGTTGCAACACAAACTTGGGTGACATCTCAGGGGTATATTACAAGTGCGTCTGTTGGAAATGGTACATTAACTCTTGCTGTAGCTGGAACTGGATTAACAGGGTCTGCTTCTTTTACAGCAAACCAATCTGGTAATACTACATTCACTGTAACATCTAATGCTACAAGTGCAAATACAGCTTCTACAATAGTAGCTCGTGATGCATCTAGTAACTTTACTGCTAGTAGAATAACAACAAGTGGTCTTTATGGTCCTAGTACTAGTGGTGGTAATATTCCTATATGGCAGTATGATTCAGCTAATACTGGCTATGGTATTGTTTATGTAGAAGGAGCAACAGACAGTTTAAGAATTGATGTTAGTGGTCAAGCTTTAACGGGTACCCCTGATTTATTAGTTACTCCAGATACTTTACAAATAAATGGTAATACTGTACTTCACGCAGGTAATTTTAATTCTTATGCTCCAACGCTAGCAGGAACAGGAGCTTTTGGAACCTGGTCTATAAATATCACAGGAGATGCGGGAAGTGTGGATGGGTATAGTGCTTCTACATCAATATTAGGTACACATATTGTTGTAAGAGATCCTAATGGTTACATATTTGGTAACTATATAAATATGACAGATGATGGTAATCCGGGAGGAGGAACAGCTATCACTTCTTTCATCACCAAACAAGGTGACAACTATTATCGTTCTGTATCTCCAACAAATGCAATGGTTTCTATAAGAAGCGTTGCATCAGGATCATGGGGTATTAATATTACTGGTACAGCTGGATCAGAAACTCTTGGTACAGTAACTGGAAGAGGAAGCAGTACAGGAACGTTCTCTACGTTTTCTGGAGGATTAAGTGTAAGTTCAAGTACATTATATTTTAGAGGTAGTAACACTGAAAGGATTCAGGGTGAAGGATGGGCAATGGGTATTTACGGGTATAATAATAACGATGGGTTTTTATTTTACCAAAGAGATACCGCAGATGCTGCTCATCCATGCTTTCATATAGGTGGCTGGAATAATGCTAGTTATGGAGGGTGGTCTAATGCAGACTCCTTAATCACATTAGTAAGAGGAGATGGTACTAATACAACAGGACCTAGTTATGCTTATAGAGGTCTTTCTAACTCTTCTTACTATAGTAATATTGTAAAAACAGTATCTAGTACAATATTTAAAGATTCTCAGGGATTACATGAGTTTGTTGGTTCGGTTAATATAAATGGATCAGGAGTTCAACCTTTAGTATTAACTACTAACTCTAATGGACCTTGGGCATTAAATCTTTATAGATCTGATTTAGTTAGTAGTACACGTGTTTTTAATAATGGTGGATATTGGTATTTTGAACATAGACCAATGTTTAATGGTAACTGGGCATTAGATGCAGGTAACTATAACTCTTACTCTCCAACTTTGACGGGTGGGGGAGCAAGCGGTACGTGGGGTATTAATATTACAGGTAACGCTGGATATGCATCTTCTGCAGGAAGTGCAGATGTATTAAATACTTTCTTTTTAGGTACTGGCTCAATGAATACTAGTGCTGGTAGTTCTCGTATTTTGAGAGTAGATGGTGGTTCTGGGGCTGCTGTACAATATTCACCTTTATTTCATGCTGCAGCAAGTGATACTATGTGGCAAATTCAAGGTACATATGGTACTTCGGGTGATGGTATTCTATATTTTAGACAAGGTTATGCGGGTAGTTGGGGGAATTGGCTTACAATGCTTTCTTCTTCTAACTTTAGTTCCTATGCTGTTCCATTAAGAACTCAGTCTAACTGGAATGATGCAACATCAGTGATAGGTAATGTAGTTGGACTATTAGCTTGGAAGGAATATCAAAATAATCACGTTATCTTTGATGCTTCTGATGGTACATCTCCAAGTGGCACTAGTATAAATAGTGTAAATTCTCAAATAGCTTGGTCTAACACATATCCAACTCTCATGGGTTGGAATGGAGCAAACACGTATGGTGTACGTGTAGATAGAGCAAGACTTGCTGACAGTGCAAATTATGCTTTATCTGCAACTCAGGTGGTTAGTATTCAAGATTCTGTTCCTCCTACAGCACTTACTGGTGAATTGTGGTGGGAAAGTGATACAGGAAGACTTAAACTTTATAACGGAATAGCAGCTGCATGGGTTGATGCTATGCCAATTCCAGATATGTCGATTTACTACCCTAAAGCGGGTGGTCCTATTTATGGGGATGTGTCAATTCAACAAACCCTTAATGTAGTAGGAAACGTTCTCATTCAGGGTTTTTTAACTGAAACCTCAGATGCATCTTTAAAGGAAAATGTAGTTTCTCTTGAAGGTTCATTAGATAAAGTAATGAAACTCAAAGGAGTATCTTTTAATAAAAAAATCACTCCACATATAAAAGAAGTTGGTTTTATTGCACAAGAAGTGGAAGCTGTTATTCCTGAACTGGTAACAGAAACTGATCAGGGTATTAAAACAGTATCCTATTCAAGAGTTGCTGCTGTACTTGTTGAAACTATTAAAGAACAACAAAGTCAGATTGATGAACTTAAAGACTTATTAAATAAATTAATTCTAGGAAAACTTTAACTATGCCCGCTACATTTACATTTCCATCATCACCAACTATAGGAACATTGTATGTTTCTCCTGTTGGGGTTATGTATGTTTGGGATGGAACCTGGACAACATCTGGGTCAACTCAGACATCTAATCCATTTAATAATAGCTTTTTGTATAGAACAATTTATACAAAGGGGTATATGACCGCAGGATACAAAAATAGTTCTCCATGGAGAAACGTTAATAAAACTATTCATGCTATAGATTTAACAACCAACTTAGGAGATAAACTGGTTTATAGTAGTAGTTATATTGGTGGAGGATTTAGTGATTATACTAGTTATAATTATCCAAGTACTGGAGCTGTTCAAGGAACTGGTACTATAGTGGAAGCTATGAATATGGCTACTGAGTCAATGTTTTCTTTAGATTCAGCTAGATATCTTAAAACATCACGTACCGACTGTGAAGCATTAATGACCCCCTCTTTAACTTCTGCATATATTGTTGGAGGTGGATCAGTAACAGTCGATAGACATAACTTTACAACAGATGTTATGTTTTCTGCTGGAACAGCTCCCAACTCTCCATTAGCTGGTGGAACAGCTGGTGGACTTGGTTCATTTTTTGGACAGTATAAAGGATGGGTATCTCAAGGAGCTGGTTCTAGTTTTACATTTGCTACAGAAACTTGGGCTACTGGTGGCATGAGTTGGGCTACAGATGGACAACCAAAGGGTTTATCTAGTAAGCATGGTTATGGATATGGTGGAACAGGTTCATATCCTGGTTCAGTAAACTTAGGTAAGTATAGTGAAGCCACTGGATCAAATCTTGCAACTATTAGTAGAAATAAAACAAATGGTGAAGAAAACTGGCAGGTAGGACAGAACTGGGGGTATATGCTTGGTGCTTATGATGGGTCTGCTCAAAATAATGATGCTGGTAGACTTAACTATTTAACGGATGTTTATACAGCATTGGGTAGTACCGCTGAACCAAAAGGACATGATGGTGCATCATCGGGTTGTTGTTCTACAGGTTCTGCAATGTTAGTTGGGTATTAATTAAAACTGATATATATTTGCTAATAAAAGATATATGAAATACTTTCTTATAAGATTCTATAAAGAGATCCCTACAATCGCGGGTATGACCTCATTAAGTAGGTTTGATTCTTATGGTATATATCTACTCACTCCAGAAGCAGAAAATGAAATAACTCAACTTAACTTAAGTATGGAGGAAATTTCAGAAGATGAAGCTTTAATCGGAGCTAAGTTTTATTCTGTATCTAGAGACTACCGTAAAGCATATTCTGTTGTAGAAGGACTTGAACCAGATGAAGTGGGGGGATCTAAAACTAAAGTGTATCATACAGAACATACAAGAGAGGTAACTCTTAGTTTGATGAAGAAGATTACAAAACTTAGAATAATTGATGAGTTTAATAGGAGAGAAGATCAGACGAATAAAGATACTATTTTAGATTCTGTCGATGCTTGCACTTCTATCTGGGATATTAATATTCTAAGAGAAGATCTTTTAGGAGTAGAAATGCCTGTTTATCAAGCTACTGAAATGGGTCTTTTTAATGAAAACGGTGTACGTATTGTACCTGTTAACTATAATAAAGGATTTTAAATAAAACTAATATATGAGAATAGTATTAGCAGTACTGGTGATTTTATGCTTTAATATTTTTTCATTTGCTCAATATAGTAATAGTGCAATCAAACAGGGATCTGAGCAGACTGTAAAGTCTCAGGACACGGTTAAAAATCAGTTACAGGAGATTATTGTAACTGCTAAGAAGGTTCCTTTGATGACTAAAGTTGGTCCTTATGGTCAACCACTTTGGACAACTATTAGGATGTTTCCATCTACAAGAGTTTATGTTATGAACCCACCAGGTACAGCAATGTATGAGAAGTGGTTTGATATTAGACAACGTAGAAATGGAGCAGCTCAGATTAGGATGAGAGATGAGTTTACATTTGGTTTGGGTAAAAGAGTTCAGTTAGATCTTTATTCACATACAGTTTACGACGGTTACAATGGTGATAAAACATTTAAGTGGAGAGGGTTTTCTTGGGAGTTTAGATATGCGTTAGCTGACTGGGGTAAAATCTGGGGTAATCCAACACTCTACTATGAGATGAAAATGCTAGATGGTAGATGGGGTATTGAACCTAAACTTTTGTTAGGAGATAGAATAGGTAAAAGAGGTGTATGGGGATTTAATGCAATCTATGAAGCTAACCTTGGTGGAACAAAAGAAGAGCAAGAACGCGAATATGCATATACTGCATCATACGCCAATATCATTAACAGTGATTTATCTCTTGGTGTTTCACATATGTTTAGATACAATGATTTTGAAGGAGGATCTAAAGAATGGTATATAGGACCGTTGCTTCAATATCGCTTTAGTAATAAAGGTTATTTAAATATTGAACATATGCCAGGTCTGAACCAAGACGCAAAACAGTCTAGAACGCTTATTATTTTTGGATGGAGATTCTAAATAAAAAACCATGGAAAAAAAAGATGTTTTAAACTTAGTAGAAAGTTACGGAGGATGGAGCATGAGCGACTTCCAAAGTCGTTATTTTGTAGTAAACTCACAGGTTACTGACTATCGTAGAGTTAGACAAGCTTTATTAGAGATTGAAACACGTATTGCTGCTAAAAAGCAAATCATTCGTGAATGTAAAAGATCTGAAGTTAAACTAAAGATTAAGGAAAGGGATATTGCAGCTGAGTCTCAAGATCTTGAAAAAGAACTTATTCTTTTAGACATTGATCAGCTTCACTATGATATTTCTGTATATAAGAAAAGACTAAGGGTTGTAGAAGAAGAGCTTGATGAATTTGCAAAGCTTGTACTTGAGTTAGTACCTTCTTTAGCAGAACTAGAAACCTATAAGGAACATAATGAAGAACTAGAAAGAGAATACTGGATTTACCGTATGGCAAAGCAAGCTAGTGTAGATTTGGTGACAACTGGAAGAATTGGTGCAGGTAACTTAGATTCGATTGCTATGATGAGACCTAAAGATCAAGCTCTTACAATTGGTTCTGCTCTACTCAACTCAAAGAATCTCACTGCAGGTATTAATATGATTGAACAAGCTATTAATACCAATAGTGGTCTTCTTGATAATAACTTTTCAGGACTGTTTGGAGAAAAAGATCTTATTGCGCTAATATCAGATAAAAAGGAAAAAACAGATGGCGAAGATATTTAGTCTACCAATCAATCCTAAATTATCTGTAAAACAGTTTGAAGAGTTTATAAGTTTTTGTGACAAGTATAAAGACTACATTTCAGATATATACTTTACATGCAGAATCCCTCCTTTTACACAAGATGCAATGGGAGATCTGTTTGTTTCAGAGGATGATCCTCAATATATGATTGATGTAGCATTGTATATCCAGGAAACAACTGGTATTACAGCTTCTGCAACGTTTAATAATATATCCGTTAGACCTACGCAGGAGAACTTAGATCTTTGGATAGAATCGTTTAAACCTCTATATGCTAAAGGTGTTCGGTTATGTACATTACCGTTTAACCATTGGCTTATGACAGGTCAGATTCAAAAGGAGTTTCCGGAGCTGGAAGTTAGAGCTTCTATCTTGATGGATACAAAGACACCAACAGATGTCTATAACGTGGTATCAAGTGGTTTCCATTCTGTTTGTATTGATAGAGCTTTGATGCGAGATCATGATACAATAAAGACTATAGTTAAGATAAAGCGTAAAAAACCTTTTAAACTTGTCTTATTAGCTAACGAAGGATGCTTGGGTAAGTGTCCAGTGATGTCTGAACACTACCACTATAATAATACCAGAACCACTGATAGTCAATACTTTAACAATCCTATTAGTCGAGTGTCATGTCCTAGATGGGATGTTACTAACAAAGCTGTTGTACTAAAGACTGCAGATATCCCAGCTTGGAAAGAAGACTGGGATGAGTTTCTTGACATGGGAGTAGATATCTTTAAACTGCACGGTAGAGAGAACGTAAACAAGGTTTACGAAACTATGGAAATAGTAATAAACTATGCAGAAAATAAAAGTATGCTCTATGATATAGATCTTAAGATTAGTGAAAGTAATGCTAATAAGTGGAGAAAGATTATTAAGAACTGTAAGTTTGAGTGTTGGAGTTGTAACTTTTGTGATAAAATAGCTGGAGGTACATTGGATGAAAAAGCAGTTAGTGTAGCAGATATTTTAGTTACAAGTGTCAACTCAGACTTTGAAACAACTTTACCAGGGTTATCTAGTCCTAGAGTTAATAAGTTGCTAAATGAACTTGGTAAAATTTCAACAGCATATTTAGAAGTTGGATGTCTTAGTGGTAAAACGTTTTCTAGTGCTATTGCGGGTAATAAGCTTAATGCTTATGCTGTAGATAACTGGAAAGAAGGAATAGGTGCTGAGAATGGGTCTATCGAGATAACAACTACTAAAGAAGATTTTATTAAAAACATCTTACCCTATAAAGGAGAGAATAAGATTAAGGTTTTTAACTGTGACTTTATAGATGTAGATAAGACTAATATTAAGGATATAGATCTGTTTTTTTATGATGGTGATCATTCATATGAAAGCACTAAACTATCTGTAGAATATTTTGCTGATACGTTTGCTGAGGAATGCGTTCTTGTTTTTGATGATGCTAACTGGAAAGGAGTGGTGGATGGTGCTGTTGCAGGTATTCAGAAAGCTGGTCTAACTATTGTATACGAGAAAAAAATGCTAAACGCAATAGAAGACGAAGATATGTGGTGGAATGGATTATATATAGTGGTGGTTAAAAAGTAATTATGGAAACGTTAGTTAAACTGTTAGATGGAATATGGTTTGTTCCTTTTGTAGCAGCTATTATGGTTTTAACTAACCTTATTAATGCTAAAGGATACTTTATACCATTCTATACCTTTTTAGAAAGAAAGATAAAGTCAAAAAGGTTACTGGTAGCTTTGATTAGCGCAGTATCAGGAGTTCTTCCGATTCCAGGTAGGGTTATTATTAGTGCTGGAGCTCTTGATACTTTAGCACCAGATGACAAGAGGAGAAAGAACTTTGGTGTGATAAACTACCTATCTACACACCACTACTATCTCTGGTCACCATTAGAAGCTACTGTACTTATTCCGCTTTCTGTACTTGGTATAAGCTACTTCTACTTCTTGTCTTTGATTGCTCCTTTGCTGATAACTGTTATTGCGTTTACACTATATTATATATTCTATGTCATTAAGGAAGAAGATGTTATAATAAACAAGATGGAGCGTAAAAACCCAGGTGTTATAAAACCTATAAAGTGGGATGTAGTGGTACTGACAGCTTTGGTTATTATTACGGGTAATGCTATAAAAATGCACTCAAATACTATTGTAGACTTCTTTATGTCCTTTAATAGTAGTGTCTTTTTTGCGAGTGTGATAGCTTTTGCAACTAGTTTCATTTTAGGATCTAGTAGCAAATTTGCAGGAATAACAGCTTTACTTACTACGGTTTTTGGTATAAACTATCTACCGTTGTTCTTTGCACTGGGGTACTCAGGATACTTAATAAGCCCTATGCACAAATGTTTGGTGATTACAAAAAGTTATTTTAACTTATATAGAGAGCTATATAAGATCCTAATACTTATAATTATAGTATTGATTATAGTAGGATGTTTATTAGTTTAAAAGATTAATCTTAAAAAAATGGCAACTTTACTAACAACCGTAATTAATGGTTCTTTGACGGTAGGTACTGGTTTAAATGCTAGTGATATTTACATGAATGATAGTGATGAAGGTACGCGTAGAATACACTGTAATTCAAACCGTGTAGGATTTTTAAATCAAGGATCAGGATGGGGATCATATTGTGATGATACAGGAAACTGGGTGTCAGATTATGCAATATATTGTAGTAACTGGTTTAGAACATATGGGTTTACAGGAATGTATTCTGAGAGTTATGGATCTCATATTAGACCAGTAGCATTGGCAACTCATGGCACATGGGAAATATATGGGTATACTAAGAATGGTTATAATGGATTAAATATATATGATGCACAAGGTTATATCAATAACTATATGCATGAAAGTGGTAATGGTGGACTATACCTTGAAAATCAAAGTGGACGTTGGGCATGGTATTGGCATAGAAGTAATATATGTTTAGGTCTTGGTAATTCTACAACATCTAATTCATACCGTGTGTATGTTGATGGTGGTCTTTATGCAACTGGGGATGTAGTGGCATATTCAGATAGTCGTAAAAAGACTGATGTTATAACTATTAATAATGCTCTTGAAATAGTGACAAATCTTCGTGGTGTGTTTTACACTAAAGTGGGGGAAGAAGAAAAGGGTAGAAAAACGGGTGTTATTGCTCAGGAAATTAATAAGGTACTTCCAGAAGTAGTAACATATGCTGCTGATGTTGATGAATATGGTGTAGCTTATGGAAACATTGTAGGTGTACTTATTGAAGCTATAAAAGAGCAACAGAAACAAATTGAAGAACTGAAAAAAATGTTGAAATAATATGTGTCTTCCTGCGTCTGGTACTATATCGATTAGTCAGATCCGTAATGAGATATATAATAACGGATGTGGACCTAGTACTTATTCTTTAGGTGCTCTTGCAGGGTATGCCGGGTTTCCTGCTAATCCAGATGCTATGAGTGAGTTTTATAACTATTGTTGTAATTGTAACTTTGCAAACTTTTGTTATCATGCTACAGATTGTTATATGGCGTGTAACAGTACTCCATGTACAGATGTAGTAACATATTGGATTGGCACATTAACAGTGGGGACTGTCCTGCGTAATGGTGATTGTACAGGAAGTGGAGCATCAAATGGTTATTATGCTTATGCTGGAAACTGTTATACAGTTACAGGAGGAGCGGGTGTTGTAGCAAGTGTAACATCATGTCCTCCTCCAACAACTACAACCACTACATCTGGAACAACTACAACAACCACTACCGCAGCACCTGGAAACTGTGTCGATCACCAAGCAACTGCTAGTGGATTTATGACATGGGACGATTGTTCTGGTAATATTCAAAGTCAGTATCTTATAGTTGGAGATATATTCTGTGCCATAGTGGGTACAGTTACTGGAAACTATATTAATCTTAATGTACCTTGTTAAACCTTTAAAACTTATATATTATGCCTACTTATTCTTTTAAACGTGCTCCTGGAGCAGTAACTGCAGATTATAAACTTATTGAGGGAGGAGATAAATATAATTTATCTCGTGGAACTCTTACTGATCCTAATAACATTAGTGTTGCTAGTGTTGTTAATTATTCTGTAGCAAATAATATTATAGCTGCTTCTACCTCATGGTCTTCAATTAGTGCTCAAGTATATGAAACCAGAAAAGTAGATTTTGTATCATATTTGATAAATAGTGTTCCTTCTGAGTTTATTCCTGAAAGTGAAATATCATATTGGACTTTTGAGAAAAAAACATTTTTTGCTGTTACTACTTCAACAAAAAGTTATTCATTTTCAGAAACTATTAATTACAATGTAGATACTCTTGAGTTTAATGTTATTAGAAATAACAATCCTGCATATGTAAAAGCTCTTTATGAATTTTTAAAAAATACACCAGGATTTGAACCATTTCCTGTTGAAGCATATAATAATGTAAGATATGAAGTTCTTCAGACGCTTTCAAATGAACAAACAGATATTCCTATTGATTTTGAGGTAGCAGGGTAAAATGTTTATCCACATATGTTGATATGTCATTTAAAAACTCTAGAATAATACTTGTATATTCGTATTAGATTAATCTACAAACATTTATGGAAAAAATTACATTGAAACTTTTTGAGTTCTACAATCTAGATGCAGAACTCAACGGTCTTGTCAACCAATCGACAGGTGAAACCATCACTGCTGGTTTGCTTCGTGAAAAACTTCCTCTTGTTACAAAGTACTGGTTAACAGAACTTGGCAAGAAGGTAGCTGCTGAAAAAACTGCTATTGAGGAACTTAAGAATGATCTTATCAAAAAGTATGGTAAAGAAGATGATAACGGTAAAATCTTTATTCCCATGCTTGTCGATGACCTTGATGGTAATGGAAATCCTATTAAAGACACAGATGCTGAGGAAAACGAAGTGATTCGTAAAAAGTTAAACCCTGACTATCAGCAATTTGAAAAGGAGTTTAATGAACTTCTCCAGACTGAAAAGGAGCTGGAGTACAAACCCGTTCTACTTTCTGACCTAGAAAAGGTTGAGACAGAAGAAAACTACGTAACCCTGTTTAAGCTTGTAAAAGCTGAGGATGGGAAGGTAGTACCTATGTAATCCTCTACTCTGTCAAACATTGAAGACCACCTCATTCCTGGGGTGGTTTTTTTTGTTTATATCCCTCAAAAATTGTATATTGTATTGTAGACTATTCTGTTATGTCTGCATTATATCTGTTCTTATTTATAACAACCTGATATTCAGTATATTATGCCTCCTATTAGCTCAAATATAAACAAGGAGACTTGCTCACCAATATCTTCCAACTGTATAGTGTGGCAAGGACCTGATCTAAAGTGTATCGATGTATGCACTGGTCAACCTCTATCTGAGACAGTTTACAATGTTGCAATGAAGGTCTGCGAACTGCAGAGTCAACTAGATCTTTCTGATCTAGATCTTAAATGTATCATTGATACTTGTTTAGCTTGTCCTCAACCTCAAAAGATATTAGCAATTGTATTGCAACTTATTATAGATAAGGTATGTGACCTACAAGAAATCATTGATAACCTAACAACAGCTTCTACAACATCCGACCCATTGGTAAGGATGGCAACTTGCTTTCAATATACAGATCCATCTACTGGTGACCTAGTTAAGGATCTTCCTCACACACAGTACACCAAACGTATTGGTGTAGAGGTTTGTAACCTTGCTAATCAGATTACGGGTATACTCTTAGATATTACCAATTTACAAGATCAGGTGGATGCTCTAGATGTACGTGTTACTATTCTTGAGAATCAGACACTTCCCGAAGTGACCCTTACATGTATCAATCCGGGATTACAACCTATGGATGATGCAATTGAAGCTATTGAAGCTGATTATTGTAGTTTAAAAGGTGTTCTTGGATCAAATACTGATGTAGCAGCTATTGCTGGTGCTGAACCCACTACGCTTCCTGTAATGTCATTAGTTAACCCTGCTACAGCTTTATGGTCTACAGCTTCTGCTAATGCTGCAGAGTCTTTAGAGAAGATGTGGTTGGCTATTAATGATCTTAGAAGTGCTGTTAAACTCATCCAAGATAACTGCTGTAAGATTACTTGTGAGGACATCCTTATTGACTTTGATGTTGAGGTTAATGTAGCAGATGATGAGTTGACACTGTTCTTCTTACCAAAGAGCTTCTTGCCAACTGGATTTGCAGATTGTAATACAACACTTGGAACTAAGTTTATTATTACAGACACTGCAGGACATGAGTCTTACTTTTACATTAAACTCAGAGAAGATGTATTTGATGATCCTACAGTACTTCAAGATGGATATCTATTATCTATACCAGGAGCTATAGATCCTACATTAGGTATGACTATCACATCTGATGTTTGCGTAACAGATGGTAGCACTACATGCGTTAAATGCGTACGTGTAGAGGTTGCTCCTAAAGGTTGTGCATATTGTGAACTTACAGCAACTGGTCCTAAAGAAGGTGGTGGTACTGCTGTTGTCACTTACACAGTTGGTTAATATTTTACATTTTTATAAACTCGCTATATATGTCTACTACTCAATCTATAACTTTAACTCCTGGACAAACCTTTGTTCTTCCAGCAGGTGCTGTTGTTACAGGACTGTTTGTTGATGGAGCAATATCAGTTACATCTTCTTGTGATAATCTTCCACCTCCTGGTGAGTTTGTATGCGGGCATTTTTACATGAATATAGATGATGATGATAACCCAAGTCACCCTAATGATGAAGAATCTACTGAATTTACAAGTATTAAAATTGGTGATACAACATATCCTTTAAATGGTCTTTTGTTAGATCAGACTGTTACTAACTTAAATGCACTACTTAATATTGGTGCTGTATTTACGTTTACATCAATTACTCGTTATATAATTGATGATGATCCATCAAATGATAAAAGAATGGCTATTAAATTATATTTTAAAGTTCCAGAAACACTTGTTGATACACTTGAGTTAATTATTACTGGTAATAGCGGAGAACCTGAACCTACAACTCAGATATATAGACCTGTTGAGGTGGGACCTTGTTCAGAATCCTAATTAAAACTACTAGAAAATGTCATCTTGTAATTGTAATAATCCTTGGCACGATAAGTGGTGTCCTTCTTTTTTACCACCTGCTGAAACATGTCCAGATGGAGAACCTTGTGATGAGCAAGTATCTACAGACTGCGTAATTTATACAGGTCCTAGTATTCCTTGTTATGGAATTACTACAGGTATGACAGTTACTCAACTTCTTTCAATATTATACAGTTCAATATATCCAAATTGTAGCACTACAACAACCACATTGAATCCTTGTGGATTATGTAGTGGATTTGCTGCTATTCCCACTATTGCTTGTTTATATAATCTTAAAATAGAATTTTTATATATAGCTGTTACCTCGGATCTTTCTTTATTACCATCGGGATATGTACACCCTTGTCCAGATTCAATAGCTACACATAATTGTAACCGTGCTTTACATGAAGCATATTTAGCTAATTATTATATTGGAGATGTTTACATGAATAACGCGGATGGTGAATGTGGTTCTTTAACAGATTATGGGACACCGATATGTAAAGATTTTAAAAACACACCTGCAGCTTTAAGACCAAATAAAATATGGAATGGTAACACTCATAGTAGATATACATCTATTACATTAGATATGGATCAAGCTATAGAAATAGCTGCTGCTAATAGTAATAATTCAAATATTGTTTTTGATTTACAACACGCTGTTGGCAAATATGGTATTTCTTGTGATGGTACACAAGTTTCTCATGATCACGAAGTATGGGTGAGAATAACAAGAGCAGATGGGGTTGTTATCTATAATGGATGTGACACAGGAAATCCGTTTACCGTAAATGTTTGTCAATTAACTCCTTATACTACAACAACAACAACAATACCGGTTACAACAACGACAACATTGTCTTGTGCAACTTGTAATACATATTCAGTTAATAATACAGGTGCTACTCCAGTTTATGTAACATATCGTATTTGTGGTTCAAATACATATAACACTCAACTTGTAAATAATGGATCAAGCGTTACAATTTGTGCTTGCACAGGATCTATAGCTGCTCCTACAGGATCTTCAGTAACAATAACAAATACTGGTGTCTGTGTTCCAACTACAACAACTACCACCGTGTAATATAAAATATTTGACATGCCATTTTCAGTAAGTATATCATTATCAGGATTAGGTGCTAATACAGGACCTTTTAACTTATTATCTAATGCATCTGGCTCATTTGTTGTTTTTATGACAGGTGTTAGCAAATCTTTAATTGCTTCACCAGCAATATTTACAGTTTTAGTTCCTGATAATACAACCATTATTAGAGTACAGTCCACAGGTACATGTTCAACATTTATTGACCTTTTTGTAATTGGAGGACCTTTACCACCAACCACAACTACTACAACATCTGGAACTACCACTACTACTACATCAGGTGGATCAACAACCACCACCACAACAGTGAGTGGTCCGACAACTACGACAACTACATCTGGCGGATCAACAACTACTTCGACTACTGGGTCACCATCAACTACGACTACTACTATATTAGTACCCACTACAACTACTACCACATCTGGAGCAACACCGACAACTACTACAAGTAGTACTACTTCTACAACATCTACTAGTTCTACAACTACAAGCACTAGTACTACTACCACAACAATAGAACCGACTACTACAACGACCAGTTCAACAACTAGTACAACATCTACAACAAGTTCTACATCAACAACTACAACTGTTGAACCTACAACTACAACCACATCTTCTACTAGTACTACAACTACTGAAGAACCCACAACAACTACTACTAGTACTACATTAGAGCCAACTACAACTACTACAACTACAGAGTGTTTAAATCCTTGTTACGAAACTGAGTATAGTGTAAGTGGAGATGGAACTGCTGAATGGTTTAGTTGTAATCAACAATCTGGACCTCCTAACACTCAAGCTGTTAGTACAGGAACATATTCGTTCTGTCATGATGGAAGTGGTGTAGTATTCTATAATGGTGCATCTGGGACACCAATTGGTACTCCAACTATTTGTGGATGTAATGAACCACCTCCTACAACTACAACTTCAACAAGTACAACTACCACATTAGAACCAACTACTACTACTACTTTTACAACATTAAATCCTGAATAAACGGAAAACTATGAGCAATATAACTGAATGTAAATCTCCTTGTTATAATCAAGAATATATGGTTAACGGGGTTGGTGTTGCAGTATTCACAGAATGTAAAGGTTCTTCATCTATTTCAGTATTTGTTGAAACAGGATCATATACATTTTGTCATAATGGATCAGGAGTTGTTTTTAAAGGTAGTCTCTTTGCTTTTCCTGTTGGGGAAAAAGTAGTATGTGGATGCAACGATTAATACACCTGAAGTAAAGTAAGCATGTCTTGTAATTGTAACAATCAGTATGTTTTATGTGATCCTCCCTGTCCTAATAGTTCAGGAACGACTACATCGTCGACTACAACAACTACTACTTTATGTCTAGATGCTGAAGTTTGTGTAGATGTTAAAAAAGATATATGTGTAGTTCATCCTGGGAGTACATGTTATGGAATAGAGGCTCTTACTGATCTTAATACGCTAATATTAAATTTAATCAGTTTACTTCCTACCCCAACAGCATGTTTGACCACAACAACTACTACTGTCAAACCTACTACAACAACAAGTACAACATTAGTTCCCACTACTACAACTACTACTTGTATTTGTCCTACAACAACGACAAGTACAAGTACATCTACAACATCTACAACCACACTTGCTCCGTGTAGTTGTTTAACATTTAGTATTAAAAATATTACTACTTCTACACAAAAGTATTCATATGAGAATTGTTCTCATGTGCAGATTAACAATGTAAATATTGCTGCTGGTGTTACACAGATTATATGTGTATGTAATGAAAATCTAGTTTATGATCGTACTAAGTTTATAGTGATTGCTACCGGACAAGGGTGTAATACTTCTACAACTACATCCACTAGCACATCTACTACTAGTACTACCAGTAGTTCTACAACAACTACAACAACAAATCCTTGTCCTGCATGTAACACTTATAAGATACAATCTACATCTCTACCTGCATCATGGCTAGGTAAGAGATGCGATGATGGGGTTGTTGTAAGCTATAACTTTACAAGCGTTGGTCAAATTATTACAACTCCTTGTATTTGTTCTACTTCTTTAGTAGTAAGCAACGCTTCTGTAAAAGAAACTACAAACTGTATTGGAACTACTACAACTTCTACAAGCACTTCTACTACATCTACAACTACAGCAGCTCCAACAACTACAACTACTACAATAGCTTGTTTACAATATATTCTTTCTAGTCCTACTGGAGGATATGCAACCGCTACATCTTGTATTGGGGAAGAAGTTATTATTTCTGTACCTGTTATAACACCGGTGGTAACTCCTTGTGTACAGGTTGGGTCTCTTGTATTACATGAAGCTGTGATTGATTATAGTATTCCTTGTGGTGGAACTACAAGCACTACAACAAGTACTAGCACTACAACCACTTTACCTGCATGCGAATGCTTCTCTATAGAGAACCTAACAGAATTAACTGAAGGAGCTGTGATTATACCTTGTGGTAGTAATGATCCTTTAGAGGTTAGTATTGCTCCATTTACAATCAATAGTTACTGTGTTAAATACGGAACTGTTCCTTATGAGCAATCAGGGTCTAGTCTGAACATTGTAAGATGTTACACATTTACATGTACTTCAAATATAGATTGTACTGGATGTATTGATACTACAACGACAACTACAACAGCTCCGACTACAACTACCACTACAGAAATACCAACAACCACTACAACTACAATATAATAAGATTGTATATTTGTAGAAAACCAACATTATGAAATTTGTCTGTGCACAACCAGCGATAGACTATTACGCTTGGCAAGTTGAGGTGATGATTCTCAACTTTATCAGAAACGGAGTAAACGCAAATGACATACATATAGTATGTGGCTATTATGGATCTGTCCCAGAAAGATGGAGAAAATTAGCTAATACATACAACTATGTGTGTTTTTTCTTTTATCCGGATGATCGTCCTAAAAAGGGTTATATACCAAGCATTCGTCCTTACATTTTACATAAACACTGGATAGCTCGTCCTGAGTTAGAAAAGGAAACAGTGTTCTATCATGATTCTGATATTATTTTAAGTAAACCTTTTGCTTTCCAACATCTTTCAGAAGGAGATACTTGCTATGTAGCTGATACTATTAGTTACATAGGAGCTAATTATGTACGTAGTAAAGGTGAGCACTATTTAGATATTATGACATCTATTGTAGGTGTCGATAAGCAACTAGTTATAGATAACGAAAAAGATAGTGGTGGTGCTCAGTATATCATTAAAGATATAGATGCACTTTTTTGGGAAACTATGTATCATGATGTTGAAGAGATGTATACCACTGTAAATCAAATGATTGCGGAAGATAAAGCTAAAGATCCATCACATCATGAGATTCAAATATGGTGCGCTGACATGTGGTGTTTACTTTGGGGACTTTGGAAGCGCGGTAAAGAGGTGAAAGTTACACAAGAACTATCTTTTTCTTGGGGGACATCTAATATAGAGCAGTGGGATATGCATAATATCTTTCACAATGCTGGTGTAACTCACGAAAGAGCTAATGAATTATTCTACAAAGGAGCATATATACATACACTTCCTTTTGATGATGTAAGTAAAAAGACTTATAGTGATAAGTTTTGTTCTATTAAGTATGTAGATGAAATCTTAAAAACAAAGGAGGTGACATGTTTAAAATAAATAGTGAAGAACCAAAAGAGCATTGGTCATTTTTAGATATATCTGGAAAGATTGTATTAGATCTAGGATGTGGTAAGTTCTACTCATCTATATCTACAGCACAGTGGTTTTTAAATGAGGGTGCTGCAAAGGTAATAGGGGTAGATCTTTCTAAAGAAGGTATTGAAGACTCTAAACTTGTAGCATATGCTAAAGCTGTTTCTAGTAAAGAAGACCTTGAATACTTTCTGCATTATATGCCAGAGATTATTAAGTGTGATATTGAAGGTGCTGAAATATATTTTGATGAGATTGAACAGCTTCCTACATCTGTAAAACAGTTTGCTGTAGAATACCACGATAACAATCTTAAGACAATCTGTGAGAAAGCTATTCAAAGATGGGGTTTTACTAATGTTGAACTATATCAGTTGTTTAACGAAAATACAGACCGAGTGGGGGTCTTACACGCATGGAAATAATTAAAGCAACATACGGTGGTGCAGATGTTACATCTGTTATAAAAGCTAGAATTAAGAATGGACAGCTAAGGATGAAAGTGTCTAACGATACTTTAGGTGACCCAGCTCCAGGTACTTTTAAGTTTTTAGAAGTGATTCATTCTGAGGGTATTAAGAAAGTTCCAGAAGGTTCCTACATCACTCTTCCAGAATCACAGATTAACAAACTTGGTATCTGGTATTCTAATAACAACCATGATAAAACAGTTAGGGAATCCGTAATGAATCTTCAACGATTTGAAAACGTCGCGGATATTCTTACATGCGTATGGAATCCCATACCTGGAAATCCTTTCTATGAGGTGAGTGCTATGACTAAAAGTAGCAGTCATCTCAATATCGTAATCCAGATCTTACAACTTTTATATGCTGCAAAGTCTAGTGGTAAGTATAAGTATGTCAGCTTTTTAGAGCATGATGTATTGTATCCAGATGGATACTTTAACTTCCCTGACTTTGAGACTGGCATCATGACTAATATGAACTACATTGGTATTTGCGAAGCAGGTTTCCAGAGAAAGACAGCTAACCATGAACCTCTTCATCAGATGACAATGATCTTTACAGAAGCTATAGATCACTTTGAAAACTTAGTAAAGGAAGCTATAGAAAAAGGTGGTGTGCTTGTAGAACCTAATCCAGGTAGAAAACAGTGGATGTGTGCAAATCCTGCAATCCATGTAAATCACGGTAGACACTTTACATCCCACTTTAGTATATACAGTAGGGATACATATGAAGAAGATGCTTTCTGGGGAAAAGCTGATTCTTTGATTAATAAACTATTCTAAAATACAAAGTCAGGTTTGTTGGTTTTCCTGACAAAACCCCCGTCGTTTCTACGTCTGGGGGTTTATTTTTTTATACGGAAAAGTATTTGTAATATTGTTTAACTTAACCCATTAATATACCCATATGAATCTTATCAATCAAGTGTATGATTCACTTAAGCTAAAGAAGAGTGATGCCTTCTGTGCAGCAAAGATAGGAATTTCCCTGGAGAAATACCGTCAACTCAAGCAACAAATTACTAACATAAAATCCTTAGTGCAAGACGATATGGATGGAATGATGAAGGATGTTATTAATAAACGAATGCTTGATATTATAGATGACGATACTATTTTAAATAATTATGTTGGAGAACTTGAGGACCAACTGACCGACGCGCTAAACCATAAAAAGGAGCGCGTCGTTGAGTTTAAGGAGGATCTTGAAGATGGTACAGCTGAGATAAAGGGGATAGCTTTTGCTGAACCTAAGAGTCCTGAAGAAATCATTCGTATTCTTAAGATTGACACTGATAAGTGGAAACTCTCATCCTATTGGAATAAGCAGCATAAAGACTACTGGTTAATTTCTGCAATGGTAACACAGGTGAAGCAGGAACCCCAAGATCTGCTTGTAAAGGTGCTAGAGAACTTTAATCCTTTTACACAGGTACTTCCAGAACCTAAGATTACAGATAAGTTTATAAACCCTTCTGTAGCAGTGCTTTCTATACAAGATCTACACTTTGGTAAGGAGGGTAATGATGGGGTGGTAAAAGACTTCAAAGATGCTATAACTAACTTAGTATTAAGAGCTTATCATTCGCATATGCTTGCGAAAATTATCTATGTTATTGGGGGTGACCTTCTTAATATGGATACTTTTAATGGAGGAACTACTAGTGGAACAATTGTAGATAATGAGCAAAGAGCACAGCAAGCTTACCAGGACGCTTTTAATGCTATGTACTGGTCTATCAACTACTTAGCAGAGTTTACGCACGATTTACACGTTGTTTATTTACCAGGTAACCATGACCGCTTAAGTTCTTTTCATCTTGCTCACGCTCTATCTAAATGTTTTAACGATGATAGGGTGAAGTTTGATGTAGAGTATGCTGAAAGAAAGGTGGTTACATACGGAAATAACTTCTTTGCTTTTGAGCATGGAGATGTTACTAAGAAAAACACACCCCTAGTTTATGCTACAGAATTTGCAAATGATTGGGGATCAACTATTTATAGAACTTGCTACACTGGACATTTCCATAGCAAGAAAACTATAGAATTTGTTACAGAGAATGAACACCACGGGTTCTCTATAAAGCACCTACCTAGTCTTTCTAAGACTGATTATTGGCACTATCATAATAAGTTCACAGGTGCTAAGCGTCAAGCAGTTATGGAGCTTCATGACAAGGAAAAGGGTAAAATTAGTGAGTTTGTATATACAGCTTAAACTCTATAAGTTTAGATAGGTTTATTGGTATTTTTTTCGTAAATTATTAATGTAGATAGCTCTTGAGTAAACTATTTAGAAAACCAGATCTTAATGCTCCTAGATTTAGGGCTAAAAGACTGAAAATATTAAACGCTGAGTTTTACAATGCGTTTAGAGCGGAAAATCCAAAGTTCTCCTATTTATCAAATGATGATATTAAGGAGATAGTGAATGAGGTGAATGGTAAACTTTGGAATACGGTGATAGATGAAAGAGATGGTGTAGAACTACCAGAACAGTTAGGATACATCTTTATAGGAAGTTGTCCAGCTAAAGGGATGAATAAAGATTATAAAACTTCTGGAGAACTACAGCAGGTGATTCAACATCGTAATTGGGAATCAGATAGTTATCTAGCTAAGATCTTTTATACAAACTATGGATCTAAATACAGATTCCATTTTTCTAAACTGTGGGGATTTAAACCTGTAAGACAGTTTTCTAGGAAGGTGGGTCAGACATATCCTGAACAATATCTCAAGTATGTTTATGTAGATAACAAGAAAAGAATTAATGAGATGTTTAAGAGAAAGTCGTATAAGATGAATAGAGAAAAGATTGAACAAGAAATGATGAAGACATACAATGAATTTGATCTAGATTAAACTTATGACATGACGACTATAGGAGAAGCAATATCAAGAGTGCGTAACTTAATTAAAGCAGTTAAGCAGGATGCGTTCCTAACAGATCGTTTTCTTTATAGTCTTATTTCTAAGCACGCGCATTGGTTGATGAAGCGAGAGGATTCTAAGAATAAGCTTATGAGGTTTTCTTCTGTTATGCAAACTATTGATGTATTGGAACTTGAAGAGGTTGATAAGATAGAAGCGCAATGTGCTGGTATTAAAACAAACTGTACGATTAAAAGATCTTGCAGAGAGGTTCCTACATTTATGCAGGGATATTACGGACCATTAATTCGTTCTATTACATCATTAGATGGATCTCAAGTGCTACAACCTACAAATCCATCTACATATACAGCAATGACTGCTAGTAGTTCTTTTAAGTATAACAAGACTAAATACTACTGGTATTTAAATGACTATCTCTACTTTCCAGATTTAGAATGGGATGCTGTACGTATAGAAGCAATTTTTGAAGATGATATTACATCTTATAACTGTGATACTTGCGATGATTGTGTTCTTAGAACTGACCAACAATTTAATGTCCCAGATTATTTACACGCTGAGGTTGAAAGTAATGTGATGAAAGATCTTAGTATAATGTTACAAATACCATCAGACGTGCAATCAGATAAGCAAAATCCGTTACGATAATGGCACTAACAGAACCTAAATATAAAACGTTTGATCAACTTCTTTCGGATGTAACAACTGATTTTTACAGTTTTGATCTGGAAGGAATGATTGATCCTCAGCAACTTATTAAGGTTGCGCAGCGTGTTAACTACGAACTTGGTCTTCGTATTTATTCACCTAAAGACGCTGTATTAAATATTGAGAAAGGAAAAGCTCGTCTTCCCTTAGACTTTTATGTTTTAAACTATGCAAATCTTTGTGGTAAATATACTGTACTAGAACCAGTAATAAGTGGTACACAAATTGAAGAAAGAGTATTAGATCCTTCTTACACTAATGATAACCCTTGTAGTGTAAAACCATGTGTATCTGCTTGTGGTAATTATGTAAACTTAGTACAAACACTTAAGTCTGAGATTAGAACATACGAAGTTTTCTATCCTTTAAATATTAAACAGGGTAAACTTGTATCGTTGGATTGTCCAAATTTAAAGGTGGAAAGTGTAAACTCAGCATATTTAAAAGATGGTTTTTTATATTCAGATCTTGAACAAGCTGTAGTACATATTAACTATATGGGCAACTTAGAAGATGAGCAAGGGAATCTTTTGGTATATGATAATCCACTCATTAATGAGTTTTATGAATATGCTCTGAAGCAACGTATTCTTGAGAATCTTTATTTGAATGGAGAAGATGTATCTCAAAGAATATCTCTTATAGAGCAAAGACTCAGAGCAGCTCGAAATAATGCTCTCACTATTACAAATATGCCTGATTATGAGGAGTTGAAAAATGTGTGGGAGACAAACAGAAAAGCAATGTATGGAAAATACTACGCAATGTTCAAACGATAAAAAGAAACTTAGGGTTGTCAAGAGTCTTAAAATACCTGTTTATGGATGCACACTTCAGTTCATTATAACTGATGTGCTAATTGATGAAGTAAACAAGATTTATAAGAAATATGACATCCCTGAACTTTTTACTGACTATGCGGAAGGATGTTTAATAAGTTCGGATATAGATTTATACATAGTAGTTTTTGAAGATAGATACTTATCTCACAATACAATAGCACATGAAATCTTTCATGCTGTTACAAAAATAACTGAGGACAGAGGAATTGAGGATGATGAACAACAAGCATGGTTATGTGGATGGGTTACAGAACACTTGTATAAATTTATAGCAAAGAAGAATCTTACAGTTAAGTAATGGCAGAACAACAAAATACAAGTTCAATTAAAACAAACATCTTTACCAAAGGAATGGTGAAGGATACAGATCCATCGTTTATTCCTGAAGGTGTTTGGACACATGCTCGTAATGCTGTTAATAATACAGTGTTAGGTCAAGTGGGGGATATTGGTAATGAACCTGCAAATAAATACTGTACATCAGCTCCATTTACAGTTATAGGAATAGTTTCTTTAATTGAAGATAAATGGGTTGTTTTTTCTACAAATGATGTTGATTCTGAGATTGGCATATTTGATGAATCTGAATGCTCCTATAAAAAGATTGTAAGAGATGCATGCTTAAACTTTAAAACATCCCATCTTATAAAGGGGGTATCTCGTGAAAACTTTGACTGTACAAGATCCGTTTACTTTGTAGATTCTTTAAATCCAGATCGCGTTTTAAATCTTGATCGCGTCCCTTATATAGCAAAACGTAAAAGAAAGATTGGGGATAATTGTTACGTTGATGAGTATAGTGATAAACTAGATTGTGAAGCATTACGTATTGCCCCTCTTATTGATAGTCCATGCATCTCATTAAAAAAATCAGATAGCTCAGGAACTCTTCCTAATGGATCATATCAGGTTGCTGTTGCTTATAGTAGCAATGGAATTAGACTTACAGATTACTTTCTTCCATCTAATATACAATCCTTATTTAATCATTCTAATGTTGCGGGGGCAGTAGAAGTTGGTATTTCTTTTATGGATAGTTCTTATGATGAGTTTGAACTAGTATTGATTAGTACCATAAGTGCTAACACTGTAGCCCGTAGTATTGGGTTTTATTCTACAAGATCTAAAACTATTCTTATAGATAGATTGGATGATGTAAGTCCCGCAGTTTCTCTTAGTGAGATTCCTTTGATTACACCATCTTATGAAACTTCAGATAATATAACTGAAGTGAATGGGTATTTAGTACGTACTGGAATTTATACACGTCCTAATTTTAACTATCAACCTCAAGCAAACAATATAGTTACCAAATGGGTATCTGTAAATTTACCAGCTGACTATTATGTTAAAGGTGGTAATCAAACCTCGTACATGCGTGATGAGGTGTATTCTTTCTTTATCCGTTGGGTTTATAATACTGGAGATAGATCTGCATCCTATCATATTCCAGGTAGAAAAGCTATTGGTTCTGATAATAGAACTATTGGTGGTGCAGATGCATTAGAATCTGCTTCTGGTGTTGTTACTAGAAAGTGGGAAGCATATGATACTTCTGACATTACATCTACAACACAATATCAACTTCCAAATGGACAGGGAACTGTTATTGCAGAAGGTGTTATGTCATACTGGGAATCTTCTGAATCTTATCCTGATGATAAACCGATCATTTGGGGAGATTTATGTGGCGATAAAATCCGTCATCATAAATTTCCTGATAATTGCACAACTAATATTAATAGTAGCGATGGCGCTAACATTAATATACTGGGTGTTAAGTTTGAAAATATCAGTCATCCGTTGGATATTAACGGAAATCCTATCCAATCTATAGTTGGATATGAAATCTTACGTGGATCTCGTGAAGGTAATAAAACAATTATTGCCAAGGGTATTCTTAATAATATGGGTGAATACGATCTTGATGAACAGATAACAGAACGTAAAGGACTATATTCTAACTATCCTTTTAATGATCTGCGTGTAGATCCATATTTAAGTAAGAAAGAAGTTAAAGGTGGATGTGCAGGTAAGGGATATGAACCTATGGGTACATTTAAAAATGATGTATTTAGTTTTCATTCTCCAGAGACACAGTTCCAAGATCCGTTCTTAAATCCTTTTGAACTTAAGATACATGGTGAAATATCTGGATCGGTAGATGGTCAGTTTAAACCTGTATATAATCATCCAGAACAAAAAGCACTAAGAGATGCAGCTATATTTACAGCTGCTGTTATAGGTACTGGTATAGGATTAATTGCTGCTACAGGTGAAAAAACTACTTATAATGTTAGTGAAAGAGTTTCTACATCAGGATTAACAATGACGCTTTTAGGAGCCTCAACAGGTACACTTGTTGATAATGGTTCTGGTATATTAGGATCAACAACAGATGTTTCTAGAAAACAATCCCCTGTTACAGCTAACTTAGCACAATCTATAGCAACTCAAGTAGCTGGTGGATTTATCTTTGTTTCTTTCTTAGGGCAAGGAATGGAAGCTACTATAAAAGTATTAGAATCTTTAATACCTTATAATAAGTTTGCATATCAATATAATGCGCATGGGTTTTATACCAACTATACATGTCCAAAACAAAGTAACACTCGTAGAAAAGTGCTTGATGCTCAGTATATTAATCCTTATTTACAAGAGTTTGGCATTGACTACAGAATTAATAATCTTTTTAGAAGTAGAATTGTAGCTGTTAGACTAGATAATGAAATTGAACGTCCATCTGTAGTGGATGATAGTCGTGTTACAATAGGTAATTTACAACTTTGGAAAGATCCTACAAGACCTTTTAAAAGAACTACTTCTGCATATTATTCTTCTTTGAAGATTAAAATGGCGAGTCAATATGGTCAGATTGATAGTATTATACAAGTTCCTATATCTTCTTGTGTATATGCTACTGAACCAAGTAAAGATCTTAAAATAACTTCTCCAGTTTTATTTGGTGGAGATATTTATATTAATCGATACACTGAAAAGAATACATTCTTCTTTTTTAACGATTGGTTGTTTGGTCAACCAGATGGGTATCAGTATGATTATATGCAGCATATAAACATTCCTTATCCTCGTTATTGGATGGATACCACTCAGTATGACTACACTAAATTAATTGCACCTTTTGCAGCTGGTATTGGTTCAGCAGCACTTTCAAGTTTAGCATTAGAAAGAATTTGGAAAAGAAGTTTAGCAAGAACAGAACAACTTTTACAGGAAGCTAAAAATGGTGCTGCACTTGCTGTAGATCCTGCTTCAGCTACAGCACTTGGAAACACAATTAAAAAACTTCAAGATAAAATAGATAGGTTAAATAGAAGAATAAATAATATTCAAGATGGAGATAGTGTTGTTAATCCACTTATAGGAGCTGCAGTTGGAGCTGCTGTAGCATTTGGAACTTGGAAAAATAGAGTGCTTCCTAATGATTATAGATATTTAGATAGACAAAAAAGTGAGTGTGACTCTCAAGCTGCTGTAGGAATTACTGATGGTTATTTTTACTTATTTGCTAATGGCATACGTGACTTTTTTGTAGAGAGTGAAATTAATCTTGCTCAGCGCGATTGGGGTGAAGAATTATATCAACGTTTTTACGATCCATATAATAATACAGATCTTGATACACTGTTTAGATCTGATATTATAAAGAGTGGCAACTACTTTAAATATGATTATTCTCTATCAGCTTCTAAGTTTTATGTGAACAACATTAGTTGGGGTAGCGTACTTGCTCGTGATTTTGATCCTTTGATTGAAAATACCTGTTATAATTATTATCCAAATAGAGCAATCTATTCCCTACCACAAAGTGAAGAACTTAAAAAGGATAATTGGTTAGTGTATCTTCCAAATAACTACAGAGATTTTGATGGTAGAGTGACAGCAATACAATCTGCTTATAAGACTGGTGCACTTATATTATTTAACGATGCAAGTCCTGTAGTATTTCCAGGAGTAGACCAACTTCAAACAGATAATGGTATTAAAGTGACTATTGGAGATGGAGGATTATTCACTGGTAATCTACAAAATATATATACCTCAGATGCAGTTTATGAACAAGGATCTTGTCAATCATTTTACTCTGCAATAAACACACCTGTAGGATTATTTTGGGTTAGTCAGAATCAAGGTCGTGTATTCAACTTTAACTCTGGTCTTAAAGAGATTTCTCGTAATGGAATGAAGTGGTGGTTTGCTAAGTATTTACCATCAATGCTTCTTAAGGATTTTCCAACATTTGAACTTTATGATAATCCAGTGGCAGGGGTGGGTGTTATGTTAGCATATGATAATACTAATGAAATACTCTACCTGACTAAAAAGGACTACAAACTTAAAGATGAGTATGAGGGTAAACTGGTGTATAAGAGTGGAAACACTTTCTTACTTGGAAGAAGAAAAATTCCTTTAGGAGATCCTACATATTTTGAAGATGCTTCATTTACAATCAGTTATGATCCTAAAGGAAACTCTGGAAGTGGAGCATGGGTATCTTTTCATGATTGGCATCCTAACATGATAGTTTCTTCAAGAGATCACTTTATGACTATTAAGGGTAAAGATGTATGGAAGCATAATGTAAGATGTGATAAGTTCTGTAACTTCTATGGTAAGGATTATCCATTTGAAGTGGAGTATGTTACATCTACAGGACAAGAAGTAGCCACTCTTAAAAACATAGAGTATCAGTTAGAGTGTTATAAATATGCTCCAAACTGCGAGGATGTTAACCACGTTCTTAATGAGAACTTTGACAATGCTATAATCTATAATACAGAGCAGGTATCTGGGAATCTTAAACTTGTTATGAAACAAGCTAATGATCCACTTGCTACATTTGAATATCCAATCATTCGTCAAAATCAAATAGATATTCTTTGTTCTAAAGAGGAGAATAAATACAGATTTAACCAGTTCTGGGATATTACACGCAATCGTGGAGAGTTTACACCAAACTATGAAACAATATGGGATACAGCTCCTAATGGTTATGTTAAAGAGATAAACCCGACATATACAAATTATACAAAGGGTCCTCTTCAGCGTAAGAAGTTTAGACACTATCTTACACGTGTATTATTTAAGAAACTTGTATCAGATGACATTAAGATGCTTTTACGTATTTCTAACAATAAACTTACTAAGTCTTTCAGATAATGAAAAGATCTGACTCCATATTATTGAAGTTTTATAATAGTAAACTTCCTAAGTATCAGCAGAAAGGATTAGTTCTTCCTGGATATGCACAACAGTATATGTCTGGTAGAATGGGTGATCTTCAATCACTTATACCAAGAGTAGATGTAGACTTTGCTAAAAATATAGCTGCTGCTAGAAAAAGAGATGAGGAAGCTGCACTAATAGCAATTGCTCCTAAACTTTCTTTCATAGGTCCTGCAGATACACGTGTGAGTACACAAATTATAGAGAAAGAGTTAGCTGAGCAGCGTGCTAGACAAGAAGCTCAACAAAGATCAGCTCTTGCACAGACATTTGGGTCATTTACACCCACTGGTAGTCCTGCTGCTGGAGCAATAGGTGCTGAGATGTTTGTAAATATGAATCCTATTACAGGACCTGCAATGTCTGCAGGAAGACTTACACAACAAGCACTAGGTGAAAACCCTTATGGGTTTGATTCTAATAATGCTTGGTGGAAAAATGCATTAGCTAACTTAGCAGTTGCAGGAGATATTGTTGGAGTGGGGATGCTTGGTAATATGAGATTGGCACAGAATGCACCAGCAAGTTCTCAAGTATTAAGTAGACTAAATCAACAAATAAGACCTTTACCTTTAGTAAAACCACAAACTGTTTTACAACAAGCTAAACCTACTGCTTCTGTAATTGGAAAAAATGTTTATGAAAAAGTAGATCCTGAAACTGGAGTGAGTACATTTCAAGAATCTCCTATTACACAGAGGTATGCTTCTAGTTCAAAACCTATATTTGGAAGAGATGAGCAAGGTGTTTTTTCTGAAATAAATGGTATAAGAACATATGAGTTATTACCTCCAGCTGATGAAATAGTTTTAGGAAAACCAGTTAGAAACTCTCTTTTAAATATTACAGAAACTGATTATAATATTGTCATTAATAGATTACGCAATATACCAAAAATAGATAGATTCTTAAGTGGTCCTTCAGGAAATATAGCAACTTATCGTATTCTTAGAGATTTGGGTTATGATGTTGGTGGTATGAGTTCTTCTCGACAAATAAGAGATATGGTTAGAACTCTATCTGAAAATATAAATCAAGGAACAAACTTTGATGATGCTATTAGATCTACTATAAAATCTTATCTTACTGTGCCAACAAGTGGTTGGGAAGGTTATAGAGGAGGATTATCCAGTAACTATACTTATGATGCAAATTCTTGGACTAATAGAGGAAGTTTTTTAGGAAACCTTGTTCAAAAAATAAAACGTCAAGCAAATACGGTTGACTATCAACTAGGAGATTTTTATAGAAGTCTTACCGCAAAAACACCACCTATTTATAATCAACAGTCATTAGTTGATGAAATAAATCAAGAACTAGCAAAAGGTGTAGGGGTGAAAAAAACAAACCTTCCTTTAAGAATAGAGTTAAACTCAGGGAATCAAAATATAAATGATTTTTATTTAAGAACCTTTATTGATGATAAACTTGCAGGAGATATTAATCTTGTAAGAAATATAGGTCCATATACAGGGGGTCCTAGAAAAAAACTCACTGAAATATTATTTAGTGATAATGTTAATAATGCTTATACTAAGTGGTTAAAAACCCCAGGTTTTTTAAAAAGGGGAGATTTTCCTTTATCCTATTATCAAGGAGCTAATTTAAAACAGCAGGGTATAAGCGGTGAATTTAATAAAGCTATTAATGAAGTTCTTAAGCGTAGAGGATTTGGAAATATTTTAAGTGGTGGTACAGGACATTCTACTCTTGGAAAAGAAAGATGGGAAAATCTTGTAAAAAGAGGTCTTGCTGAATTTTTAGGTGATCAATATTATAAGTTGAAAAAAAAGGGTGGTCCTATAGTTAATCCTCGTGGATTTATGGATGGTGAACCTCCTAGAGGATCTAACTGGAGAATACCTGGTGATACATTATACAACCCCACTCCAAATAAAATACGTGCTATTTCTGATAACGGTATAGAAAAAACACTTAATCCTTTTGATGAAACGCAAGTAAACTTTCCCGGTGCTCAATATGTTGATGAGTATAAGATGAAAATGGGAGGACTATCTCCTAACAAAGCACGTGAGATATTACACGATGGTACAGTGCATGGTCGTCCTTTAACAGAAAAGCAGCGTAGATTCTTTGGTGCTATGTCTAAAGGAAACACTAAAAAGTATCAACTCGGTGGTAATGCTTTAGCAATGCTTAGAGATTATGGTGGAGGAATCTCAGTTGCTTCTCTTAACTCACCACTTCCTAAAGCGCAAGGTGGTCTACCTATTAAGTCAACAACACCTATTATATCTCCAATACTTGAACTAACAAAGATTTTGACAGGAGTTACAGGAGATAAAAAAGAAACTGTTTCTAATAAACCTAAAGTACCAGAAGTAACACTTGAAAGGTATTTTAATGTTGTAGATCCTAGAAAGATTAGAGCAACCACTGGACAACCTATTAACCCTAATGTTGATCTTGTTGCTGGTCAATATCCAACAAGATATATTACACAAGATTTAAAGTTAGCTAAACAAAAAGGTCTTTCAAAAGAAGATGCATGGAATCTTGCAGCAATAGCTTTTCAGGAATCAGGATGGGGTAAGACTGATAGTAACTTGGGACATGTTTTAGGACCCGCTGGTAAGGGGGACTATGGTAGTACTCTTATTAATGCTTATATGAATAAGATGAAAGAAGCAGATCGTTTGGGTATTACTGATCCGTATACACGTTTACAAGTGTATAACGGACTTGGAAAGATATTTCCTTCTACAGAACAGAAGTATCATAGGTTTAAAATGAAGAAGATATATGGAGTACCTGTTCCACAAGGAGGATTAAATTTGAGAGAAAATCCTTTATATGGAAAACAAGTGGTTGATATCCGCGAGAATGTTCTTAAAAAGAATCCTAAGTTAGTAGAATACATTGATTCTCTATACAAAAAAAATGGTGGATCATTTGGAGCGTTCGGATATGTAGGAAAGGGGTGGTATAAGAATGGTGGTCAGCATGGAGGATTAGACAGATGGTTCGCTGAAAAGTGGGTTGATGTAAAGACAGGTAAACCATGTGGTAGACAAGAAGGGGAAAGTAGAGCATACCCAGCATGTAGACCTAGCAGACGCGTATCATCTAAAACTCCTAAGACTAGTGGAGAGATGAGTTCATCTGAAAAAGCAAAGTTTAAAAGTAGTAAAACATCATCACAAAGAATACCTTACAATCATAAAAGACGATAATATGGCAAACAAACCTAATAACCCATCACTCTGGTCTAAAGCTAAATCATTAGCTAAGCAGAAGTTTGATGTTTACCCATCTGCATATGCTAACGGATGGGCAGCTAAGTGGTACAAATCTAAAGGTGGCACTTGGAGAAAAGCACAAGAAGGAATAACAGTTCCTTATTCTAAAGAGTATGTGGACTCACTTCGTAACAAATGGATTAATTTTTATAATAATCCCGCTTCTTTAGTAGAATCTCCAAGCATGGATGATAGATTTGATGACTTTTACTATAGTGAAGCTAGAAAGATTCCAAAGGTTAAAAAAAATGTTTCTGGATGGATAAAATATTATGATAATGGAGAAAATGAATTTGAAATGGGATCTAAAGATAACCCACCTTCTAATTTTGGTAAACCTATTCCAGGATATAAATTTATTGAAAACGTTACTATAACAGAAGAACCTGATACTAGTGAACTTTCTAGACTAGTAAAAGCTATAGCTACTACCGAACAAGAAAAACCTCGTCATTTAAGAAGTGTAAATTTTCCAAGAGAACTTATGCAAGTGGGTGGATTATTTCCACGTTTTATGCAAGACGGTGGTGAACCTGATGGAGGAATGGCACTTGGTCAGATGGCTGCTGTTATAGATAAGCTTAGCAAACTACGCGAGTTTATTAGTGAAGACTCAGATCTTGAACCATGGGTTAGTTCTAAGCTTGCTGTAATGGATCATTATGCTGACGCTGTATCTGATTATATGATGTATGGTGCAGAAGGAGATCAGGAAGAAGAGGAAGAAGAGGAAGAGGATGAAGAACTTTCTGAAGATGAAATGGAAGAGATGAAGAATGGCGGTATTCCTGAGCGTTATAGAAAACGCGGGTTTACTAGAGTGGGAGCAAAACGTAAGTCTAATCGTCCTGGTAAAAAATGGATGGTGCTTGCTAAGAAAGGTGATAAGTATAAGATTGTACACGGTGGGTATAAGGGTATGCAAGACTACACTCAGCATCGTAACAGAAAACGTCAAAAGAACTTTTGGAACCGTATGGGTGGTCGTAACTCAGGTAAAGCAACAGATCCATTTTCTCCTCTATACTGGCATAAACGCTTTGGTACATGGCAAGATGGTGGTAATACAAATAACAATTTAAATACAAACTTTATGAATCCTCTTTATGATTTCATCCAGCGTGCTCAGATGGGTGGACAACAACAGTCACAAGATGAGCAATTAATGCAGATTATTGCTATGTTTGCTCAGATGCAAGGTATTGATCCTCAAGACCTTATGCAGCAATTACAGCAACTTTCTGCTGAAGAACAACAACAAGCTATTATGCAGATGGCACAAGCAGTACAACAACAGGGTGCTGATGGTCAACAGCAGATGATGCGTAGTGGTGGTATGCCATGCTTTGAGTGTGGTGGTAAGTATGGTGCGGGTGGAGAAATGGGTGGTCCTGTGGAACTTCCTGCTCTTCCTGTAGATATTTACGGTATCCCCACTTATGGTGGTGGAGGTGCTGCTTATCTTAATCCCTACACTGATGCTATGATGGAAATGCAAGATGGTGGTAAACCTGAGTGGTTAATTCGTGCACAACTTAAAGCACAAGGATATAGTGGATCTGCTTTAGAAAATAAGATGTCACAAATGAAACAGGGTGGTATACATATTAATCCAAAAAATAAAGGTAAATTTACAGCAAAAGCTAAAGCTGCTGGTATGGGTGTACAAGCGTATGCTAGTAAGGTGCTTGGAGCTCCTGAAGGACAATATCCTGCATCCACTCGTAGACAAGCAAACTTTGCACGCAATGCTGCTGATTGGAAAAAACAAGATGGTGGACTTGCAATTGGAACAGTTATTGAGGATGCTGATGATGAATTGATTAACCGTTTAAGAAACGAAGGATATACAATTGAAATTGTAGGATAATGAAGATACTTATCAAAAATACACCTCTTCCTAAAAATCAAATAGGAAAGTATATTCCTAAGTTTCCTCCTGGTTATTTACAAGCAATGCAGATGACTGGGTGGAATCCTTCTATGACACCATTTACATTTCCTCAGAGTATGATTAGTAATGTAAATATTACACCTATTAATATACCTTTAGATGGACTAGTAAATGAATCTACTGTTGATCGACCCCCTTCAGATATATTTCCATATGATTTTATTGGACCTGAGTTAGAAGGACAAGAAAGAGAACTTGACCCTGTAACCAAAGCTGCTTGGGAACAAGCACAGCGTGATGCTGCTATAATTGGAACTAGAGATACAGATGATGGAGAAGTTAGATATAGTGCAGAGGATCTTATGAAAATGAGACAACCTAAAACTACTATTACAACCACAACTTCACAACAGAATCTTTCTGGTCCCATTCTTGCTTCTATGATTACAGCTGGGTTATCTGGTCTTGGTAACATGTTGCAAAAAAATAATTTACAACAAGCATCTAGAAGGTTTCAGATAAGATCTGGAATGACGGATAGTTATTTTCCAGTGATTCCAAATTTAACAAGTAGAGGAACAACAGAAATTAATACAGGAGAAATGTTTCCTAATCTTCGTGTTCCTGTGCAGTTTCCTGGTAATCCATATGCTTCTATAAATCGTCAACCCTACTTTGGAATGGCGCAAGAAGGTGCGTTAATTCCAAAAGTTCCTTATGATGTCCCATCAATTAGTATACCTACAACTCCATCGTTTAACTATACGATGGGCACTGATGTTTATTCAGATAGAGAAGAAGCATCATCTATATATCCATCAACAGAATCTTCTAGTGTAAATATAGTGAACTCAGATACAAATGCAGAGATTTCATTTACACATAATAATCCTTTAAACATTCATTACGGTGATTTTGCAAGAAAATATGGTGGGACTAAAGGGCATCCAGATAGTGATGGAAATGTTGCTATTTTCCAAAATATTGATACTGGAATAACAGCAGCTAGAGATCTTTTATTTGGTCCCACTTATAGAAACCTTACAATTTCACAAGCAAGAAAAAGATGGGTGGGTGGACCTAGCAATTCTATTTCTAATATAGTAAAAGCTATGGGTGGAGATAAGCTTTTAAGTAGTATGACTGTTGAAGAACGTGAAAAGCTTATTAAAGAGTTTGCGAGATGGGAAGGTAAACAAGCGTACAATCTTTTAAAAGATATGAATTTAAAACCGTATCTTAATGATGAGTACCGTGAAGGAGGAGAATATGACCTTACAGATGACGAAATAGATTATATATTAGCTAACGGAGGTGAGATAGAATACCTCTAAACTTGAATAATATGAAACGCAAAGTAAAAATTGTTAAGAAACCTAGTTATGAATCAGGTGGGATGCACACAGGTGATCAGCAAAACTATGGACTATATCGTGGTGGTGGACAGATGCACGATTATATGACAGGTCCTGAACAAGCATCCACTGAAGGTATTCGTACAATGTATCCTGAAGTTCCTCGTGATCAAGCAAGTATTGAAGTGGAAAAAGGTGAATATATTATACCAGCAGATATGACTGCATTATATAAAGTGGGTGGAAAGAAACACTCGCAAGGCGGTACTCCCGTATATGCAAAAGGTGGTGAGTATGTCGTATCTGACTATATAACAATGCCTGATGGTTTGCAAGAACTGTTAGGTTTTGAAGGAAAAACGCGTAAGAAAAAAGACAATACTATTGCTGCTCTTCTTGGTGACAAGGTGGATGCTAAAGAATACAATCGTCTTAGTAAAATTATACAAGATGATTTAAGTGGTAAAGATGTAGATCAGTTTGAACTTGCGACAGCTCGTAATAGAATGCCATTATATCAAGAGTATGTATCTAAAGCTGCATTTGGTGGTGAAATGGCAAAAGCGTTACAAGGAAAAGATTATGAGATTCCAGCTATTGCTCAACCTGCTATGGAAAAGATTATGATGGGGTCAAGACTTAATATGGTAGAACAAGAACCTCTTGCAGAAGCTAAAATGGGTGGTGAACTTGTTAAATATCAAACACGTGGTAAAGTTCCTAAATCTAAAGTGCAAGAATATTTAACTCAGGGATGGGCAGCAAATCCAGAAGGAACTGTTCTTTCTAGAACAGTATCTAGTCCAGGGACTCTGACTCCTGGGAAAACAATTGTTATTCGCAATACAGGTTCTGTAAACGATTATGATTATGTAAAACAAAATCCTTCTGAGTTTCCTAGTTTTTTAGTTAAATCAGGATGGGGTCAAGCACCTGATGATCTTGCACGTAAAGCTTGGGAGACATGGAGATTAACAACACAACGTCCTACATATACACCAGGGACAAGTACAACAGAATATATGGATGTTGTTTCTGAAGAAGCTCCAGGTGTAACTGGTAGTACAACTGGAACAACTAGTGGTGATAAACCTGCTAATGGAAATGTAACTATTAAGATTACTGGTAATAATACAGGAACAACAGGGGGTAAATCAGAAACAACAGGGGGTGATAGTGGTACAGAATCATCAACTTATAAACAACCATGGACATCTGGTGCTCAACCTTGGTGGACACAAAATGTTCTTCAAACAGGAATGCTTGCTGCTGATTTATTTAATAGACAAAGAATAGGACCTTGGGAAGCTTCTGTTGATGCTGTATATCCTACTGCAGTGTTTAGAAGTCCTCGTCAAGCTATTGCTGCTATACAATCAGATGCTGCTAGTGCAAGACGTGCTGCTGCAATGCTTGCTGGTCCTCAACGTTTTGCTGCTACTAATGCTGCTATATCTGCACAATCTGTACGTCCAATCATGCAAGCAGAAGAAGCTGTTAATGCAGCTAATCAAAATGTTGCTAATCAACTGACTATGCAAGCTATTCCTGATGTAGCTAATAGATTGGCAATGATGAGAGCAGATCGTGCTACAAGATTGTACGATAAGAACACTGTATTATCTGCTCAAGCTAGAGAAGAAGATCGTATGAAACTTGCAGCACTGCTTGAAAAAGGAATTATTCCTGGAATGAAAGAAGCTATGAAAACATCTTGGTTGAATGCACTCACTAAATATCCTGTAGACCCTAGAACAGGTGTTATGTATTTTAGAGGTGGAAAAGATCTTAATGAAGATCCTACAAGTCAAGGAAATATAGAGTCTGATATTGCTACAATAGAACGTCTTAAGAAAATGGGACTATCTGGAGATGAGGCAGTTAAGTATGTTATTGGAATGCGTTCATCTAGCAGACGTGGTGGTCAATCACCTGAAGAACTATTTTTAAGAATGCAAGGACTCATTTAAACATTATAAGTTTAGTTTTAAACTTCGAAGATTTATTGTTATATTATAAGTAGAGAATACCATGGCAACATATATTAAAGGATTGATGGATAGCCCGCTTGCGGTGACACCGTTTACTCCAGACTATAGTTTTTTGCAGACTGTAATGAAGACAAAGGATGCAGAATACGAACAGGGGTTTGCGAAAGTTAAAGGTTTATATAACTCCCTACTCAATTCAAAAGTATCTAATGCTGAGGATCAAGAGGTTCAAAAAGCATATATAGCTGATGCAGAACGCAAGCTTCAAAATCTTGCAAGTGTTGATTTATCTGTTCCGCAAAATGTAGGAATTGCAAATAGCGTATTCAAAACATTTCTTAATGATGATGAGTTGATGTATGATATTAATCTCACCAAACTTTCTGATCAACAACTAGCATTAGGACAATCTTTTTTATCATCCGATGATGAAAAACAACGTGCAAAACATTCTTCTATATCTGATGAATACGTTAAAATACCTACAGATGAGTTAAAAAGAGCAAAGCGTGGGGATGGTAGTATTCTACAAGTGAGACCTCGTTATTATGTACCTTCTGTTAATCTATACGAAAAGTTTAAAGGATTCTTAGATGTTTCTAAGTATAAAGCAGTACAAGAATCTCCAAATGGACAGGGATATATATTTACTACTGTTGATGGTAAGAAGGTAGAGATGGGGGTATACAATCTTATGAATGGTCTCCTTACAGGAGATGAGCGTAAATATTTTGATGCGTGGGGTGAAGTTGTTTTTAATCGTGAAGTTAATAACTACTTTCAGCAAGGAATGTCTGATAAAGATGCTCGAATGGCTGTTGCTACAAATCTTTATACAGAAAACCTTGAAGCATTAACTAAAAGTAAAAATGCTACTATTGCAGATAAAGCTCTTGTAGATGCAAAGATTACATCTCTTCAACAATTAAATAGACCTCTTACACCATATGAACAAGAACTATCTACCAGCTTAACAATATCTGCATTAGATTATAAAAAAGCTATAGATTATTATGAATCAACTATTAATAAAGAAATATCACAAAAGGATGACACCATTAGAAAAAATTTTGAGGGTAAGTCAAAGGTGTTTAGTGATATGATCTTAGAAAGAGATCTTAGATCAATAGCAAAAGGTGTTGGAACTTTAGCTCAAAGTTCAGAAGTTAAATCTGATGATGCATACTGGAAAAAACTTGAGCATTTACGCGGTATGGAACAGTTGGAAATAAATCGTATGAAAGCTATTGCAGGTATGTCTGATGGTGATTCTGGTGGAGGTAGTGGTGGTGGAACAGGTGGTGGGGGTCGTAAATTAACAGAAGCTGAAAAACTTTTAGCAAAAACAAACACCCCAACATATGAAGGTTTACAAGCTGTTCCAAAAGATGAAGGTAAACCCCTACCTAGATTTTATAATAATCTAAATATGATTTATGATGCTATGATGGATGCTGGTATAAAAGGAATTGGTGAAATGTTAGGGGAGGAATTTAGTAAGGGAGGACCAGCTGCAATATCTGTGCTTACAAACTTTTTAGTTAAGAAAAAACAAGAGGGTAAGTTTTTTGATGAAGCTGTAGAAATTAACAGAGGAACTGGTCCAGAAGCAGAAGCAATGAGACAGTTTATAAAAGTTTACAAAGAAGATATTACACCATATTTATCTAAAGCTGGAAAGTTTGGTCCTAATGATCCTATCTCTTATGGAGATGTATATGATTTTCTTTTAAATAGATCATATACACAGTATGATAGTCAAAAGGAAGTTTTTGGTGATGCTAAAAAAATTGAGCTTTTGAGAAACTCATTTGGTCAAATAGAGCAGTTAAAACAACTTGCTGATATATATGAAAACGATAAGCAAACTCTTGAAGATAAAGTTTATTCGCAAGCTGATATTATTCTTGGTCCTGATAAATATGATGTTTCGTTATTGTTTAAAACAGATGCTAACGGTTATAAAAGATTGATTACAAAAAACGAACTAAATGATATTTATGCTGCAAAAAGATTAGAGATGCAGAAAGAATTAGCAGCAAAAGGTTTTTATAATAGAGATGATGTTGCCAGATCTACTAGAATGGCAAATGTTGTAAATGATTATGATAAGATAGAAGAAACTCTTAATAAATATGTTGGAGAAGGATTAACTGCTAATAAATTTACTCTCAGCAAAGAAGCATTAAGTCAATTTGGAACTTATTATCTTCCATTTAGATCTGATGTTCCTGGTGAAGTTGCAGAAAATTCTATAGCAATGCTATTAAGTGATGCTAATTTAAGTGTTGGAAAAGATAATACTAAAAATGCTATAGATCTTGTTCCTTTATTAGGAACAGATGATTTATCTCAAGGTGATGTAGATGCAGCACGTAAGGTACTTGCACAACTTGCTTCTGATTTAAAAAATCCTGATAGCGGATATAGCGGAACGGTACAGTTTAAACAGTTTACTGGTGATCGCGCAGATAATAGAAAAGAGTATGTTATTAGAATAGACTCTAAAAAACTTCAAGATCAAGCAGATTTTTATGAGAAGAAAGATAATCGTACTAACGAAGATTTGGTAATAGGTAGTATATATAGAAGGATTATTAAAGAGGGAGGTGTATCAGTAAGAACAAATGATCCTATACCAGGTGGTACAGGTGAGTATAATGTATTAGAAAGATATTATCAATCACGAAATAAGTATACATCACCAGAAATGGCAAAAGATCTTTATCAGTTTACTATTCTTAAAAAAGTTGGGGATCAGGGGTATGAACTATCTCCTGATTCATATTATATGGTTAAAAACCCTACAACAGGAGCTCCTGAAAAGATTAATTTAACAGGTATTGATTTTCCTCCACAATCTAGTTTTTTAGGACTTGCTGCAGAAACTACAAACTATATTATTGCTAGAATAGAAGCGTACACTAAAAAGCTTCAGCAGCAGCAAGCTAATCCTGGAAATACTAAAGTATATATGCAAGATATACTTAATCAGTATAATTATAAACCAGGTCAATAAAGTTTAAATTGTAAACAAGATGCCAGATAAAAGTAATATTGACCCTGGGTTTGGTGTTTTAGTACCTAACAGACCATATGATGTTCCTGAACAAAGAACACCTGTGGTTGCACCTCCAGGTCCTTTATATGGAGAAGGACCATCTGTTTTACAAACAGAACAGGAAGCTCTAGATAAGTTTAGAAGACAAGCTGGTTCTCATTTTGAGTTTCAATCTCTTATACAACCTATTCGTTATGATGATCCAATGTACGATAAATTACAACGTACATTTGATAATGCTGATAGAGACTATCTATTTCAGAAGTTGGGGTTTATGCCTAACAGAGATAATGAAGATTTGTTTGCTAATAACTTAACTAGATGGCAGAAGTTGGGACTTGCATGGGATCAGATGGGAGAACTTGCAAAAACTACATTTGCAGAGCAATGGGAAACAGAAGCAGAGTTTTGGGGTAATCTTGCTACAGCAAGAGTGAAAGACGCTTTCCTACCTTTTGGTGATCAAGAAGAACTACAAAGCATGTATGATAACATGCAGTCTATTAGTAGTAATAATTACATCCCATTAACTTCTGAAGAAAGAGCTGGTGACTATGGATTTGGAAAATTTTCTACAGCGCTAGGACAGTTTGGATTTACACTAGGTACAATAGGTGCTTTTGCTACACAACTTGGACTTGAGTATGCATTTGCTGCTCTCACTGCTCCAGAAACAGGAGGAGCATCTATAGTAGCTGCTGGTGCTAGTACAGCAAATAAAGCAAGTCGATTACTTCGTATAGCTGAGATGTTTAAAAATCTTAATCGTTTTGAGAATACTGCTCAGACAACTAATAAGATTAAACAAGCATATGATTATTTAACTAACACACAAAATCTAAAAACAGGTTTTGGTAAGTTTTACTCTTTTTCCAAACAATGGAATGCTGCTGCTGGAGAAGCTAAATTTGAAGCTGCTTTTTCTTATGGGGATCATGTTAACTCAGAAATAGAGAAAGCTAAACAACAGGGGATAACACTTTCATTTGCAGATAGAGAGAGAATTGAAAAGGATGGGATGGAGATTGCAATGAGAAACGGTATAACAAACACAGGATTATTGTTTGTTATGAACCGTATGAACATGAACAATCTCTTTAGAGGTCCTTTTAATCCTCAGCGTCGTTATATGACCGAACTAGCATCTAGTATACAAGATGACTTAGTTAAGGTGGGTGGGAAGACTATGTCTCGTTTTGAGGTTCCTTTCTTTACAAAACAAGGAATGCTTCAAGCAGGTAAGAGTCTTGGTACATGGACTGCTAATAGTGCTTGGGAAGGTGTTCAAGAAGTGGGTCAAGGTATATCTTCTAACTACTGGGAAGCATTTTATGATAATAAATATAGTGAAGAAAAGGTAAACAATCTATATCTACTTGGTAAAACCATTGGGGATAGATTAGAAAGTAATGAAGCTTTTGAGGAGTTTATCAGTGGTTTTATTATTGGTGCTCCAGGTAGTATGGTGAATGCTGGGTTAGGTAGATTAATGACCAGTGGTGCACAACGTGCTCAATATAAACAAGCAGTTAGTGACTATGCAAAGAAAATAAACGAATACGAGAATGATCCTTTAAGAGTGTTTGATCAGCGTAAAGCTAATGCTAATACGCAAATGTCTGTTTCTAGTCAAATGGACGAAGCTGTTCGTACCAATAATGTATACGCATACAAGAATCTTTCAAAAGAGCAGATGCGTGATATGATTATGTTAGGTATTCGAACTGGAAAACTTGATTACATGATTGGCAATATGAAAGACCAGGTTGCTAATATGTCTGATGAAGATTTTCAAAAACAGTTCGCTATGGTGTCTGATGCTACTAATAGAAAGAAAGCAACAGACTACATTAACGCTTTTGAACAAGAATCTATTAACATTCTTAAGGAGTATGATAAGACTAAACAACTTTTCCCAAATCCATATAGTAACACAAAAAATGTTGCAAAGGGTTCCCCAGAAGAAATTAATCAAAAGATTAAATATCAAGCGTGGGAAGATGCTGTACAAGATTTAGTATTTGAAAGAAATAACTACAACGATACGTTAAAACGTATGCGTGAGATATTAGGAGACTCTAAGGATTATATTGGTGATGCTCTTTATAACACATACCAGATGTTGACATCTGATAGAAGTGTAGATAAAGAAATATCAATGCTTCAGTTAGAGATTGCTAATGATCTGAAGATAGAAAACAAAGATAAATCCGTACTAGACAGAATCAATAAAAAGAAAAAGCAGATTGAAGCTCTTAAAAAATGGAGACAGTCATACACTGCTATAGTTGATTTTAGAGATAACCCTCAACCTATTGACTTACTTCAAGATAGTACAGCAGATCAGGAATGGAAAAATAAGTCTCGTGATGTATTTGAGGAAGTGTTAAATGCATACCAACTTGATGAAGATCTTACACCTCTTACATCAGAAAATGTAGGAAGAGCATATCAGGGTGTATTGGATTTTATTCAACTCCAAAAAGATAACGAGACAGCTGTAAAGAACATATCCTTTTTATCTTCTCCTGAAGGGTTTGATCAAAACTTTGGACAACGTGCATTACAAGCAGAACTTTTTTATAACAAAGTGCTACAGAATAGAAAAGAAACTATTCAAAAAAGAGAAGCTGTTTTACAAGCTTTAGAAGAGGATGCTGAGTTTTACAATCGTCCCGATGTACAGGAACTTGTTCAGATATTAAACCAAACTATTGCTGAAAGTGAGCATGATGCTTCTGCAGTTATTCTTGATATGCTTCAAGAAATATATGAGAAGGGAGAAATTGCAGAACCTGTAAATATTGAAGACACATCAAAAGACAGTGCAGATAAACCACTTATTGGTGAAACACCGGAAGGAGATTATCTTATAGCATTTGAGGGCGTTAACTATCAAGTGTTTAAAGATGAACCAGAACTATTCTATGTAGAAATGCCAGATGGTACTATTGATCCTATTGAAAATATTAATGTGCCACAAGCAGTTAAAGATGCTTTAAAAGATTATATAGCAAAAAAGACACAACCTCAGCAACCATCTACTGCTGTTGTAGGTGGTCCACCTCCAAAATCATCTCAACCTTCCAATTTAACTTTTACAGATTTTCTTTCCAAGATTGCGAATGCGGATCAAGCAACTCTATCTGGATTAGCTGAGGACATATCTAAAAATGTTACCACTGCACCATATTCTAATTTTAATAATGCAGAGCTTGGAATGATCTATGACGCTATGGAAAAAAGACAAGCGGAATTAGATTTACAAGCACAGAAAGCAAAACCAAAAGTTGGAACTAAATCTGAGAATGACACAGACTTTATACAAGAATATAATGAAGCTTTAACTAAGGTGAAGCAAATTGTTGATAAAGAAGGTGTTACAGCAAATGAGGTGAAAGCTGCATTTGCTAGCATGATGACTGTATTAAATACACTAGCTGATGCTGCAGTACGTAATAAATACATTGCTAATCTGATTACACAACAGAATGCAATTATTGATCGTATAAATAAAATTAACTACGCTAAAAACCCAGTTCTCATCAAGTCCACTATAGATGATATCTTTAAGAATAATACATCTTTAGAAACAGCAGTTCAAGAGATATTGGTGCTGTTTGAAAACTCTACAGATCCTTCTATCAAAGAGGAAATGATATCCTATTTTGAAGAAGCATTTAAAAAGAAGGTAGATGAAATGACTGAATCTTTGAAAGCACTTGCAAGTCAAGGAGTTACATCAGAGGTTCTTAAAAAGTTTGCAGAAGAGACTACAAAGTTTAGAAACAATGTCATCGCTAGTCTTAACGAACTAGAAACACTTAGTGGTCAGATTGCGGATGAAACAGCTAATAATAACTACAACCTTGCTGTAAGTGTAGATGAGTCTTTTACAAATCCTACACATAGGTATATTATTGATAATATATCACCCACCATCAAAGCAACTTTGTCGCAAACCATTGCGATAAGAAACCTTGTAAATGCTGGTATTCTTACAGAAGATGAAGTTGCAACTACCGACCAGGATATTTTAGTAGAAGCAAGCGATCTTATCAATCTTGGAGTTGCTCGTATTTTTACAATCGGTATTAACAAAGAGCTTCATCGCTATTTTACTCTTGGAAAGAAGGATAGAAAGAAAGACTTAGAAGATATTATAGCAACATACTTAGAGACCAAAGATGACGATTTTAAAGGACCAATAGCTTTAGAAACAGCTCGTGAGTTTATTAAAACTGCAGAAGACAATGGTCAGTCTGTAGATGTTCTTTTAGAAGCTTTAGAGATTCCCACTACATCAATTATTTCAGACGAACATAGAGATCTTCTTGATAAACAACGTCGTGTACTTAATGACTTGCTTAGAAATAACGCAACATTAGATATAATGACAAGTCTTGATGAAAGACAAAACACCGCTCTTTCTTCTCTAGGAATGGAGACTGTTGAACCTTCCTATTTTATTGATGGAGAATTTATAAACAAGCTATCAAAGCTCTCTAAGAAAGATGCTGATAAGGTGGCAATGAAGTCTGAATTAACAGCACTTGTAAATGAAGTTAAAGACGAAACTGATATAAAAGTTGCTAATAAGAAGATAAATACGTTTGTTCAAAAGTATGCATCAAATAATGCAAGAGCAGCTTCTAATCTTAAAAATGTTGTAATCTCCACTGTTAGTTATATATCTCAAACTCAGAATGCAATCGACAGTGGTGAAACCTCTAAAGAACCTCTTACAGATAATGATATTAAGGGTGTTCTAAGTGGGAACACTGTCCCTTTGACATTAGCGCAGATCAACCAAGTACAGGAATTTGCTCTAAATGTGGTACTTGAGGATGCCAAGAAGACATTCAATGTTACCAGTGGGTATGTGGGATCTATTGATTTTACACCAGAAATGCTTCCTGATCCAACCGCAGGGTTTAGAACTAAGTTTTCTGTACTTCGTATCAAGGAAGCAGGTGATATAAGAACTTTAGAAGATCTTAATGCTCTTCTTAAAGTGGAGAATAATACAGTTAACACCCATACTGCTCTTAGAATGATAATGGATAGTGACTTTTCCACTCCTTCTGAGAAGATGATTGCGGGTAGACTTCTTACTATTATACCATCAACTGAAACTATTACTATTGACAACGCTCAAGAAGATCTTGGTACATACGATGTTGATACTAATATGGTTACCATCAATCTTGCGTCAGTAGGATATAAAGAAGATGCTCCAACATATCCAGTAGAAACACTTATTTTACATGAGCTTTTACACCGTGTAATCGAGGTAGAAGCATCTAACCCTAAGAGTTCTTTTTACAATCAAATTAGATCTGTAATAGAGGTTGTAAAGAACAACCCAGCATCTAAAACTTTTTACGCATTCCAAGGAAATCTCACTGAAGATGAGCAAGTTAGAGAGTTTGTAATAGAAGCACTCACTAATCCTGCGTTCCAATACCATTTGTCTCAGATTCAATACGCAAAGAGTGGAAAGACAGCATGGGAGAAGTTTGTAGATGTGTTGGTTAAGATGCTAGCAGCAGTCGGTATTAATGTAGATGGTACAGCACTAGGAGAAGTTCTTAATGTAACTGACGATCTTTTAAGATTTCAAGCATCAGAGGAAACACTTAAGAGAATATCCGTAGCTAATAAAGAACAACTTGGTGAATTACAAAAAGAGGTTGAGTCTGATACGACTATGATACCATCTGTAAAAGATGCTATGATGTCCTTGATTAACAAGAAGTTACAAGGATATGCATCTGCTGAGATGTACAATAAGACTAAAACCATGAATCCATTTAAAGGATCTGATGGTATAACTTATTACTATGCAATTGATAATGGGTCTCTACTTGTAGTACGTAAAGGTCGCGATGGTTATAAAGAATCTAAGAAACAGTCTATTAAGGTTGAGATTATAAATCAATTGATTAAAACTAATAAGATTGGTTCTTTTATTCCTAAAAACATTGTAGAAGAAATCTTGAATGTTGCTGGTGATCCTAAAGTGATGGGCACTTATTCTAGCGGTGCAATGGTGAGTGATGGTGCTACTATTGGTGAAACACGTTTTCCAAATGCTTCTGAAGTAGTTGTAGAAATACCAATCAGAAATCCTCAAGATTATACCAAGTTTAAGAATGACTTCTGGGCAGCTATGAAACTCCGTGGTGCTGCACGTGCAGGTGCATTGGATACAATGCGATCTAAGTATGGATCTACAGCAGTTGGTGATTATGGTGAATTAGCTAATGCTATTGGCAGTCGTGCAGATATAGAGCGTCTTGTTAGAATGGGATATATTTCTATTGGAAAAACTGGAGCTAACACTCTTGGTGATCTCACTTATGATACTAATCTGACACAGGATGAGTTATTTGAAATGTATAAGTTTGTTTTAGGTGGTGGTAAACTTGATATGTCAGAGTACTCCGATATATCAAACTATATCAATCGTACTTTATCTTCATTGTTTAAAGTTCCAATCTCTGCTGAACTTCAAACAAAAATAGAATCAGAACTTTTCAATATTGAACAAGAAGAATACGATGAAGTGCCCCCACCACCTGCTGAAGATGGAGTGGTTATATTCTCCACTACTAGTAAGGGGATGGAAGAAGATCCTGCAGCATACGCAGCAAATAAAGATGATATTGAACTTACAAACACTGCAGTGGAAACTAATCCGTTAAGATCCTTCTATCCTGATGGATATACAGATTATAATACTGGTGAGTTTGTAGAGAATAAGCAATTTAAACTGTATTACAATAAAGTGAGAGCAGTTGTAAATGCTTTATCTGTAAAGAATCTTGAGGAGTTGAAAGGTGTTATGGTCACCTTTGATATTGACAATGAGTTTCTAAGATGGGATGGATCTGCACAAGATAGTGAATGGAAAGAAGCACAGAAAGGTGTAGTAGGATACTTATCAGATAATAAAGGAAACCCATATATTTTTAATAAGAAAGGTGATATTGTTGGTACACTAGATCGTAACAACCTTGCAGATCAGAAAGGATTAAATAATGGGGAGAACCAGATTGTATACTTCTATACGTTTGCTAATCCTGAAAGACCAGCTGCTAAAGCTGCACAAAAGAATGATCCTGAAGGTTTTGCAAAACTTATGGAAATGCGCAAGATGGTTATGTCTGGTACTCCTGTAATATCAGCACTAACTAGTGTTTCTCAAGGACAGTTTAATAAGAAGGTGTTAGTTAATCCTACTAATGCTAATAGACAAGATACGCGTAATGATGAGTTTAGAGATCAATTATTACAACCCCATGTAACATTTGCATTCTCTAATAAGTCTGGAACACTTCTTGCAAACGTAAAAGCTCCTAATGGGTCAGTCAATAGTTTTGGATTGTTTGCACCTAATATGCGATATGTTTCTATAAAAGTTGGTGATAAACAAATGCCAATTACAGATTATGTTATGGAACTTATGCGTGTATATCAAGAGGTGTTGCTTAGAGATCCTAAAGCAGCAGAGCAAATCCAAAGCGGTCTTGTAATGTTTAATAACAATATGTGGTTGACAGGACTTGATAAGAACGTTCAGATTCCTAAAAGTCTTCGTAGAGTGGGGGTAAAAAAATACACTACAACAGCACAGGGTAAAAGACTACCTAGTTTAAACTATTATGATTTGTTTAGCGTGGTGAATGGTGTTGTAGTAATGAATGATAAAAATGCTCAGCTTTTAAGAAACTATCTGAATAACCAACCTATGAATATTTGGTCTCAGTGGTTATCTGGAAAGCAAGAGTTTATGATTCCAGTGATTGTTACACGTGGTGATGAAAGAAGTATTACATTTGTAAAGAAAGATTATAAAGAGTTCTTATTCAAGGATGTAGGGTTGAAATCTAATGTTGTAGAGATTCCTGCAGAGGAGTATTTAACAGCATATAATTCAATTGTTCACTTTACAGAAGGACAACCTTTGAATCCTGTAACACAGGTGATAGCACCAACAACACAAGATTTGATTGATGATCCAAACGCGATAAAGAAGTCTATTGAAAACGTCGGTGATGATGTTAAAACAGATGAAGAAGAAATTAAAGCTCTGAAAAAAGGAAGACGTTTTAAAGTTCCTGGGTACACTGAAATATTTGAAAAAATCTGTAGGTAATGGCAAACAACTGTTCAATTAACATTAAAGCTGATAAGCTACCTATTGTACTTAAGAAGGTAGAATACTATATGTTTAAAGCGTTAGATCGCTCTGGCATATCCTTTTTACAACTTCCTAAAACTAATGTAGATGAAAAACTTCAGCTTTTAGAAAATGCACGTTTGTTGCTTGAAGAAGATATTCTACTCTATTCTAAAAAAGCAGTGAAGTTAAAAGATACAGAAGAAGGTGCGTTATATGAGAGTTTTGCACAAAACCTACAGGGTATAAATGCAAACTGGTCTGAAGCATCTGCATTGTTTCTAAAACACTTTGGTGGTATTATAAATTTAAGGACAAAGTTTAGACTTGATGAAGCGGGTCTTATAGATTTAGATGAAACAGTGGATGAAGAAGAAGCTTTAAACACTAAGTTTGTATATGATCAACCAGCAAATGAGATTGATCCTGTAGATAATATAGATAAGGGGATTGAATTATTTCTAAGATCTATTACTAAAAAGGATGTTTTTGACGACTATGGGTTTAATGTACTAGTAGACTACGGATCTTTTGTACGTCGTCTATCAACTGATTTAGAGAACACTGTAAACACTAATGAGATTATTAGTCGTTTAGAAACATTAAAAACAAGTGTTCCAGAATACCAGCAGATATTAGATAAGCTTCAGTTTAAACCTACAGATAATGCTGATGACCTTCAGTTTAAAATAAACTTCCGTAATTCTTTTGCTAAAGCATTGATTCCTATATATGTTACATCTTTAGAGAATGGGGTTGTTAAGGTGATAGAAGCTACTACAGCTAAAAAGAATGCATACGAGCAAAGAGTTAACTCTAACTTTTTTAGACGCGGGATGCCTGTAACTGTAAATGGTAAAAAGGTAAATCTAGCAAGTAAAGAAGGAGGGGTGTGGGTGCTTACTAAGAGTGATCTTTCTAAGCTTCAAAAGTTTATGGATGAGAAATCTATTCCAGCTGGAGAGATTACAGAAAGAAAGATTCAATTTTTAGAAGCACTCGGATTTGAGTTTTCTCCTGAGTCAAGAGAACTTTTAAAAAAGGTTAGCAATCTTAACACAGTTGTTAAATATATATACGATCATACAGTAAGAATATTAGAAAAAGGTGATAGGATTAAAAGTCCTATTGATGCCATTTCTAAGACAGTCTTTATTAATAAGAAGAAATATCAGGGACAGAGAGGTAATCTTAATATAATTACCAACTTTGAGATTAAATATAATAAAAGCTTTAACACTGAAAGAAGTATTGTAAATCAGGATGGTAATAGACAGCATGCTATTCAACACCATAACAATTTTACTATTGTAAATAAGTTCTTATCTGATCCTCAATCTTATCCTACACTTCAAAGTATAATTCAATCAGAACCATCTATGTTCTGGTTAGATCCTATACGCAATCCCTCGATTGCAAATAGTGTTCTATTGAATAGTCTATTTTACTATTCTCCTCAAGATCCAAACTTTGGTGCTAGAAGACGTGTTACTAAAAATCAGCAGGGTGTTGTTTTTTCACCAACTGAAGGTGAATTTGTTACAATCAGTGTTACCAACACTGGTGGTATGCAAATGAAAGATGAGCGAGGTCTTAAGAGTGATTCTGCAGGTAGTACTTCCTTGACAAGTGTTGATAAACTCATACAGGATATAAATATGTTTATGTTCCGTGGGATTACAAGTGTTCAACGACTTTCAGATAAAGCTACAGATCTTGGAGTTTCATTAAACTATTATATTGATCCAGTAACCGGTGCTCCAGTGCAGCGTATATTAGGTGGTGCAACAAATTACGAAAGCATATTTAATACAGATCAGTTTTTAGAGAGTACGTTAAATGCTTTGCGAGATGTAATGAAGTCTGCGTATTTAGCAAAAAATGGATTTTACGATGAGTTGGCAGTAGCAAGTAAAACTATAATGTCACCATCTAACTTTGGTGTATTTACTAGTATATTGAGTAGTGATGTTAAGTCTATTCTTAACTCAATGATTGATAATGCAGTATCTGTAGAAGATATTGATAATATGATGTTAGAAAACACTGATGAAAGAGAAGTGATTCTTTTTGATATTCAGGAGTATATGACAGAGTATAGAGAGCGTTTTAAAGATCTCTTAAACCCTGTTTTATCTTTAGTTCCAACAACTAATATATTTGGTGCTGATGGTGCGGGTAAAGCTAAAGATGTGGATAATATAATTGACTACTATCTTGCTAATACATTTCTACAGGATATAGAAAACCTTAAAGTATTTTTTGGTGATTCTTTCTTCTTTAAAGCATTTCATAAGCGTAGCAGTAAAGATTCTGCAACAGGAATTTTTACAATCATTGATGATGCTATTATTGAAAGATTTAATAACTACAGTGATGCTCAAGGATATGGTGCAAATACCAACCTTGGTGGAAGAATGCTAGCAGAAAGACTTTATAATCAGGGTGTTATAAATAATGATTCTAAAAACTCTGTTATTGAATTACAACAAGTTAGCAAGTCTTTTAGATCTGGTGTAATAAGCGATGTAAATTTTAAATCATCGTATATAAAAAACATTAAAGATAACATCGAGAGACTTCGTTCACAAGGACTTATTTCAGATGAGAACTATAAGTTGTATAAAGACAATCTACAAAAAGTTATTAGCGAAAGTTATAACGGTGTAGAAGCAGATGGACAGGGTAAATGTACATTTGATTTCTATCGTATTATGAGCATTCTTACTAGCGATTGGAGTAGGGAGCATGAGGACGCATATAAAAAAATCACCTTATACGCACATTATCAGAGTCTTGTTGAGTCTGAAAAAGATGAAGCTAAGCGTGCTGAGTATTTAATGAAAAGAGATGCTGTAGGATACGACCCCCTACTTGAGGTGTATTTTCCACCTAAAAAGTTTCAATACTCTGGACCAATGGAATACTCAAAAGCTGTCAATGGTCAAGAGTATGGGCAAATGATTCCTGTGTTTGATAAGTTTTCTTTACAACCACTTATACCTACAATCATCAAAGGAACTGCAGATGAGCACTTAGCTAATAAAATGATGTTTAATGGTGTTGGATATGTAAAGTTTGAAAGTGGAACAAAGGTAGAAAGTCCTAAGAATAAGGATAGTTACTATGCTGAATACAATGAGTCTAATCCTCAAAGTAGATCTATATATACATTGGAGCAGATGATTGAGATGGGTAGGAACGTTCGTTTTAAATCCGAACAAACTCTCTTCTTTAATCATCTAAAGCAACAGGTTCGTATTGATTCAAATGTGCATCTAACATCAATCTTTGGTTCACAAATTCGTAAGCTTGTTTTAAGTAACATCTTAGGAATGGACACTGAGTTTAATAAATCAGAGTTTGTCCGTATTTATAATAAGTATACCGGATTGATTAACAGTTTGATTCGTGCTGAAAAGAGAGACTTGTACGGTAAGATGGGAGTTAGAGAAAACGCTGATCGTGAGCTTAGTATATCAAATATCAAAAAACTTGTTCAATTCTTTTTTGAAGAGATAGATAAGAAGAACCAAGATAGTAATGTTCGTCGTGCTTTAAATTATAACGAAGAGACAGGACAGTTTGAGATTCCTTTAGATGGATCTGTACAAGCACAAATTATAGAGGGTATTATTATTTCTTCTCTGAATAACCGTATTGTAAGACACCGTACTAATGGTTCTATGCTCACCCAAGTGGCAATTACTGGTAGTGAGCGTGTTCAGTTTAGTAAGGAGAAGTCTAAAGAAGCTCTAAAGACTTTCGGTAACACCGAGCTTAAATACTATGACGTTATAGAAGAAAATGGTAAGCTTACAGTTACACCTATGCAGGTGAAGATTGGTTTAACACCACAGTGGAGACCTCTTTTGAATCTTAAGCATATTGATGGTAATCCAATTGGATCAATAGAGCGTTTAAATGAAATGCTTAAGAATGACACTTGGAAGAAAAGGAATAAAGAATCTATTAGACTTACCGCATATCGTATTCCTACACAAGGTCTTAACTTCTCTGAAGTGATGGAAGTTGCTGAGTTCTTACCAGCAGCATTTGGAGATGCTATTATTCTACCTTCTGAGATTGTAATTAAAACAGGATCTGACTTTGACATCGATAAGATGTTTGTATTCTACCCAAATCTTGTAACAGAGGGAGAAAATTCTGGAACAGTTGTAAAAGATGGAAGTAAACAAAGCATTGAGAATGAACTATTTGCAACAATGCAAGAGTTGATTCTCCATCCATCTAACTATATGCAGCTTGTTACACCTAGTACAAGCTTCCATATAATGCCAACTGTAAATAAGATATATAAGAAACTTTATGGTAAGGAGAGAGAGCAGACAGACTACAAAGACACTCAATTAATAGATAGAGATTATAACATTCGCAAGTTCAAATCCCTACTAACTGGTAAGAATGATCTTGGTATTGCAGCAATTGCTAACACCTTCAATGTGTTATTTCAATTGTCAAATGCAGTATCTAGCAGTCAGTTTTTAGAGACTAATGAAATTAGAACTTTACTCAAAAGTCCTTCTGTAATAAAAGATAGGGAGACGGATAAAGTTTTAGAGATTAAGTTTGGGAATATATATGATCAGGATGGGATGTATAAGAGCGAGTTCTTTGCTGAGTTTATTAGTGCTTTTGTGGACGTTGCTAAAGATGACTACGTGTTTGCAATAAACGTTGTTACAGAACTTAGTCCTTTGATCTTTAGCATGAAGTTCCAGGGCTACTCAACAGAAAGTATTTTAGCATTTATAAATCAACCTGCTATAAGAGATTTTACTAAGAACCTTGCTAAGTATAATAGCATGATTGTTGATACGTATTTAGAATCTGAAAAGAAAAGAATAGCAAAGATTATAGATACATCATCACCTGCTGACATTGAAGAAAACGAACAAATTAAGGTGTTTCAAGCAAGACTTGAAAAGCTTAAATACTCTGCAAGAAGGAAAGCATTATCAGAAACATTGAAGAATCTAGGGTTTGGAGATATCAAACCGTACAGGAAGTCAATGTTTAATTTCTTAACTAAGAACAATAAGAAGCTATCATCTTATAGTGGTGCATTTACGCAGGAATCTTTAATGGATAGTATAAAACCTGATGAGTTTGATGTTTCTATGCTTTCTCAAGATCAGAAGCTATCGCAGCTTGCTATGCTCTTTGAACTTGAAAATCAAAAGATTATATCTGATAGCATGACAGAAACAGAGTCCTTCTTAAACTTTGATACTAAACCTCACGCTAGTAGCTTTGATGCATATCTTAGAAACAGTAAGTATATGAAAGCGAAAGCTGGTGGTTCTATACTTTCTATTGATACAATCAATACGATTAAAGACTTAAGTCCAATCGCTCCTTTAAATATAGGAAAAGAAATAGTATCAATTCTTGAGTCTGCGTTCCCTATTCGAAATAATAGAAAGATAAATGCAGAGGTTTTAGAGGCAGCGTTAGCAGCTCGTCAAGATCCAAACATCATCAATGTTCGCACTGAAGATGATATGAACACTCTTGCTCGCACTTTTAAGAATGACTTTATGAGTTATATTCTGTATAACTATCTGGATAAGTCAGAAGCTGGTAGAGAGTTCTTTAAGAAAGAGTTTAATACAGATAAGACCTTTGTAGAATATATGAAGGAACTTGTTGAAACTCCTAAGCTGTTGGATCTATTTAATAAAGTGAAAGATGACCTTTCTGTTGAAGACTACCAGGAGTTAATTAAGATGTACCCATTCATACAGAACATTGTACCAAAGAGTGGGGAGAAAAATACACAACTTGTTGGTTTTAAACTTGTTGAGAATAGTTCTCATACAGTGGATAAGGAAAGTGTTATTGCTCAGTTTGAAGATGCAATCAATCTGACTGGGGAAGAAAGCAAAGATGTAAGAATGTTCCTTAGAAATCTTGCACTATATTCTACATTCCAGTCAGGATATAATTACGGAGAGTTTTCGTATATTGCAGTGACACCTATTAATCTGATTAACAAGCTGTATGGTGAAGCTGTTCAAGAGTTTAATAGAGCATCATCTGAACAGAAAAATGTTTCCTATAGAGATTTTAAGGATATGTTTAGGAAGAATAACCCAGTGTTTTATGCTGAAAGGTCTAGTATAAACCCTATGACCGGGGAACTTTCTAAACAAGGTAAGTGGTATGTTAGTGGAGTGAACTTAGACTTTACCAAAAATGTTCCGAAAGTAGGTAATCCGTTGATTGACGCTGGTGTTAAACCAACTGATATGAACGGTAATGCTGCTAAAGATGTGGTGATGGCAAGTGAGTCTACACAATTTATTGGGTTTAAATCTGGAAGCGCTGCAATATCATCTACTGATAAGTATAGACTTGCTTGGGGTGATAAAGCTAATACAGGCAAGTATACCTCTTCAGATGTTGTAATGGTGTCTGCAAGTGGCGTATTTAGAGGAGTAACTAGAGAAGAAGTAATTAAAACTTTTGAGTCTAAATATATACCCATCTTAAATAAAGCTATGGAAGCAGGTGTTAGTTTTAGAGTGGGTAATCAATACGATAAAGGTAACTTAGGAGATTTCTTAGTTGCTGATCATCTTCGTAAAAATGGATATGTTGAACAGAAGTTTGAAGGATATTCTAGATGGTTTCCTAAAAAGTCAGATCAAGCAAATGAGTTTTTACTTGCTGATAGTTTAGCACCTATACAACAAAATTTTGCTGATAGCGCTACTAGAAGAATGCGACCTGAGTTTGCTGGAAAGTCAACTATGGATCTTATTATATCTGGAGATAGAACTAGAAGTACTAGAGCTAAGACAGATATATCTAGAATGTTAAAAGATTACAATCTATCTAAAATATCAGAACTTGTGGGTAAGGTTATCAGAATGACTGATCAACAAGGAAGAGTGGTATACACAAAGATTACTAGTGTAAATGAATTTACACAACAATATCAAGATAAGACATGGATGAAAGAGGGTTGGACTAAGGAAGTTACAGATAGTCTTGTAGGTAAATACCCTTATGCTATAGAGTTTGAGGTGGTTAGGAAACCAGCAAGTTCTGCAGAACCTTTGCAAAAACCTACAGATTTAACTTCTAAGATAGATGCATGGATTTCTAGTGAGCTTCCCTGGAGTATTGAAACACCTTCTGATAAGATTGCTAAAATGTACGAGAACGAGAAACTTACAGGTGAAACAATTGAAGAATTTTTACACAGGATGTCATGTCTTGGTAAACTAAAATAATAAATCAATATGAGTGCTTGTCCTAATCTAAAGTCTCAAGAGTGGAAAACATTGTCTAGTGCAATCGGTGAAGATCGTGCTATGCTGGCATTTATTCGTAATAATGAAGCTATCCCTTCTGTAGAAAAAGCTCGTGAGCTTATAACAGATAGAGGATTGCTAGAGTCTTTTGAAAAGATGCCACTACTCACTACAGAATTAGTGAATGGTATTTTAAAATCTAGGGGTTTAATTACAGATGAGACTACCAGAATTGATGGAAACACTTATTATAGAATAGATAAGAGTGGTCCAAATATTGGTCAGCGTCTTGGAGATTTTACCGATCAGTACGGAATGATATTAGATTATCGTGGGGATTATGTACGTCCTACAGAATCTGGCATGGAACAGTTTAACTCTTTTGCTGGCACTGTAAACTTTGACAATAGAACTCTTACAGAGATATCTAAGTCTTTTCTTTCTTCTATTGGTGTTGGTATTCAAACTCAGAATGATGTATTAGCAAAATATGGATCTAATGGTGTTGCTGACTTTGCAGCTAGAATGGTTCGTATTCAGGAAGGATTTGAAGATGAAGCTTTACCAGAAGAAGCATTGCACTTCTTTTTGGATATGATTGATCAATCCACTCCTGAACTTATGGAAGCGTTAGATAAGATACGCGAGCTTCCTATCTATAAGTCTACATTAGAGCAGTACAAAAACAATAAGAACTATCAGACTCCTGATGGTAAGATTCGTTTTGAAAAGATTAAAAAAGAAGCATTAGCTAAACACCTTGCACAAAAACTTAAGGAAAAGGAAATGCGTGGGTGGTTAAAAAATCTATGGGACTATATTGTATCTGCAATTAAGAATCTTACATTCAATAAAGATCCTATGGAAAAGCTTCAGTTGCTTTTCTTAAAAGGTAGGATTGATGCTCTCCAATCTAATTTTAATTCTTCAGAAATCTACAATCAGCTTTCTGATGAGTATAAAAACTTCTATGAGTCTCAAGTTTCTACGGAAGAGCAGAGACAAACAGTAGCTGCAGTGTTTCAAGCTACTGCTCCTATTATGTTTGAACCTGAAAATCACAAACTTACGATGCGTGATGCAACAGGTACAGATCATATAATGAAGTCTACAACATCTATTTTAGGGTCTGACTATATAACTGAACTTGATTCTCTGGATGTTATTCTTGCTATCACTACAAACTACTCATTAGAGATGGGTGCGCAAGCTGGTATTACACTTGGGGACGATGCTCAAGTGACTGGTAAAAAGCTCACTGACTATCTTGTAAATCTAATTGTACAGAATAAAGTAGAAGAGGAAGAGATACAGCAGCGTTTGGGTGATCGTATTAAAGAACTATTGTTTCAAGCAGCAGAGAGTAAGAGAAAAACCTTATTTGGTACTGCAGTGCATAGTATTGCAGAAGCTGCTATTCTTAATAAACCTATAGACTTAGATGCTTTAGATCCAATTATCTACAATATTATGGATCGTAAAACGATTGAGCGTTTAGTATATGGTACTGCATCTGAACCTGGAATTATAGGGATAATCAGAGATCTTAAAAATAGTGGTCATGTTATTATGACTGAGGTTGCTGTAGGTAATGGAGAGATTGGTGGTATCATAGATATAATTGCAATCGATAAGAAAGGAGTGGCACACATCTACGACTTTAAAACAAAGTTTATAAATCCTGAGAAAACAGCTAAGAAGTTTAATACACTAGAAGACTACTTCAACTATGTAACTTCTCTTCTTAGTAAAGGGGGTATTAAAGATGAGGAGCAAACTCTACCAGAATTAGTTGGTAAGCGCAGATCCCAGATGGAAAAATATGGTCAGCAGCAATCTATTTATAAGAAGCTACTAATGCAGTCTGGGGTTAAGGTTGGAGACATTAATATTATTGGTGTACCATATACGCTAAACACTAATACTAACAAGGTGGATGATATTAAACCATTTGTTGTAAAAAACATAGGGTTTAATGATCGTATTGCAAACTCTTATTTCCCAAATCTTGATCCTACAATGGATGCTAATGCTACAAAAGAGGTTAAGAAGATTGAGGATGATAGAGTGAAAGCATTAGAAAGTATATCAAAAGAAAAGCTTAAGGAGACGTTTGCTAATATGCAAGCTCGTTTAACTCAAATCTATAACTACTTTTCAAGAAATAGAGAAGGACGTGTTGTATATGAAATGTTAAACGATGAAGCTACAAAAAGTAATAGGGTTAAATTACAAAGAGATCTTGTTACTGATGTAATTGAGAATTTTGATAGTTTTAACGATATGCTTTCTGCACAAAAAACTTTTGTGGAGATTATAGATTCTGCTGGTCCGATACTGAATATCTTAAGTAAGAGATTCCAAGAGCTTAGAGCTTTAACACCTGCAGATACAAAAGCAGCAAGTGCTAAGCTTTCTGAAATGAAAAAGATTAGAGACTTTATTGTAGGTTATCAGAATATGTTTGATGAGATGTCTCAATATCTTGACAAGACTGAAAATAACCCATTAGTTAGTCGTATTAATGAAATGCAAGGGATTATAGCAGGTATAAGAGTTGACTATATTCATGGCATTACTCCTGAGACTATTAAGATTTTAAAGGATGTATTTAGTCCTCAAGAGGTTGAGAATATGAAGCGTGAGTATAATGAGATGATTAAATCTGCAGAGGAACGCGGTGATAAACAAAGAGCGGAACAACTTAGAAAAGAGCTTGATGAGTTGCCATCTGAGCGTATGATTGCAGAACTTTTGAGTGGTAATAAGGGTGATGTAGGTTGGTTTTTCTCAAAGTTTCTACCAGCAATATCAAATCCTGATATTATTATAGCAGGTCTTGCTAAACGTCTTAAAGCAGTTTTAGATAAGGTGCGTCTTATAAATAAAGACTTTAGAGATCGTTTAGATGTAGAATTTACAAAACGTGCTGCTGTATATGGTAGAGGTCTTGATGTTAAAGCAATCAATCAGTCTCTTGTTTATACGCAAAAAACAATATCTAGAAGCGGTGAGGAGATGAACCAGTTGTTTTTCTTATCTGAATTTGATGAGAAACTTTATTATGATTATGATAAGCTACGCTATGAGCTTGAGCAAGTAAGAGAAAAGTTTAGCAATGGAGAAGCTACTGAAGCTGAGTTGAGAGAAGCAAAAAAGAATCTCAAGGAGTTTGAATTAAAATACCTTGAGTCTCAATATACAGATGAGTATTATCAGATGAGCTCTATCCTTGATACCACTGTAACTTATAAAGGTAGAAAACAGACTGTCAGAGAAATAAGAGATGGTATTATAGATGGTATGCGTGCTATTCAAAGAAAATATCACCGAGATGACATAGCAGAAGGTGCTGTAAGTGAAGCAGATTTACAAGAACTTCAAATGTATAGAGAGCAATTGACAGAGTTACAGGAGAAAACAAATCCTGATGGTAGTAAAAAGACTGGAGATGCTCTTCGTATAGCAGATATTCTTCAACGTTATAGTGCTAATAGCAAAAAGATGTATGAGAATGTCGAGATGGGTGGGTTATTTGAAAGAAAAAGAGAGCGTGTAAAACTCGCTTATGGTGAAAATAGTGAGGAGTATAAACGCTGGATGGCAAATAATACACGTCTTGTAATATCAGATCGTTATTATGAAGAGATGGAGTCTATTATGACCGAGCTTGCAGATCTCACACAAGATCCTTATGGAGATAGAAAGAAAGAATTATACGCTGAGTTGCGCACATTAGTGTCTCCATTTAAAGATAAAGACGGATATATTAAAGGTGAACTAATTGATAATCAAAGAATTGAGAGAATAAAGAACGTACAAAGAGAAATTGATCTGTTGAATAGTCTTACAAACGACTATACATCTTTAGGATATACAAAGGAGGAAGCAGCAGAATTAAAGCGTCAAAGATTCTTGAGTTCTATCACTGATCCAAATCATCCTAACTATGGAGACTTTAATCCTTTTGCTGTAGATGATATAAAGAAAGCAAGGGAAGCTCGTCTTAAAGCAGATAAGAATCTTGAAGAAAGAATCAAGCGTATTGATGTTCTTAGAAAGCAATTGTTTGCAATGCGCAAAACTGAGAACACAAAGTATTACTATCAGGAATTAGAAAATCAAGAACGTTTATATGCAGACGCTGCAGGGATTTCTTATGAAGAGCTTAAGAAAGATAATAGATTATATTCTCAGTTCCGTGAATCTGAATGGTTCCAGACAAATCACACGCATAAAGTTAGAAATGTATTTGATGAGAATCTTGGAGATAATCTTCAATCTGAGTCTTGGGAACCTATATACATCTGGAGGCGTAATACCCCAGTAGAAGAGTATATAGAAGAAAAACCAGCTAGTCATTTTTATAAGTATGTACTTCGTGAATCATTTGTTGATGATAATGGTAAGACTGTACAGCTTATAAATAAAGATAATAAGGATATACAGGGAAGACCTAAACCTAAAGCTAATACTGTTTACAAAGCAAAATATGGTGCAGATCATCCATACTTAAATGAAAGATATAAAGATCTCAAAACAAAATATGAGAACAACACTGCTTCTGAAAAAGAACGTGTTGACTATGAGAACCTTATCTACATTCATAAAGAACTGATTGATGCTCAGCAGGATATAGAATATCGATATCGTTTAGGTTTTGGTGTTCCATTTATGGAAAAAAACCTACTTCAAAGAACTGTTGAAGCTAAAGGTCAAAATCTTAAAGAAGCTGCACGTAATACAGTTAATACCATTAAGCGTGGATTTGTACGTACAGAAGCAGACTTGAATGAAGGTGTCCCAGATTCTACCTCCTCTGCAGCTCGTATTGCTACGATGGATAACGAAGAGGTTAAATTTATACCAGTTCGTTTTGCAAGTAGAAGTGACGCAGATAATGCTTCATACGATGTATGGGGTGCTATGCTTAACTATGTATCCTCAATCAATCGCAAGAAAGAACTTGAAAAGGAACTTGCGTTTGTAAATGCTGTAGAAGAAGTTATTGGAGACAAGATGAATCAACCTAAGAGTGAGACAAAGAATCTTATACTTAGTAACATCTTTAAAAAGGTATTTAAAGATGAGGACATTGCTAAAAGAATCAACTTAGGAAGTAATAATCGTGCTGAGGTTATAAAGAGTTTTGTAAATAGTGTGCTATATAATGAGGAGTACTTTGAAGGATATGATGTACTAGGTGTAAATACGCAGAAGACTATTAGTAGACTTATGAGTTTAAGTAGCTTTACACTACTTGGATTTGCTCCTTTTAACTGGACGGTGAATGCTCTTTCTGGTAATGTACAAGCTACGATTGAAGCTGTTGCAGGAAAGATGTATGGGTATAGAGATTTTCTTTCTGCTAAAAAGATCATTTATGCTGATAGTGTTGTAGGAGGTGAGTATGGATCTATTATGAAAGATATGATGGCAGACTTTGGAAAGGTTGGTAATAGATCTTTCTGGGGTCAAATGATGGAGGTATATGATCCTATTCAGGGAGAGTTTGAAAATGAGTACGGAAGAAAAACAAACTATAATAGCGTTAAGAACATTTTAAGTTTGGGTGCTTTTTCTGGTAAGATCTGGGGTGAGTGGGAGATTCAGACATCTTCATGGGTAGCGTTTATGAAAAACGTGCGTCTTTATAATGGTAAGTTCGTAGATAGAGAAACATTCCTAACAATGAAGTTAGGATCTGAGTTTTCTGGAATGACCATGAAAGACTATACAACACAGCGTTTAGAAGCTTTGAAGGAGTGGGATGGGTTAAAGGTTAATCTGTTAGACGCACATGAGTTAGATGTAAATGGTAAACTTAGAATTAAAGCTGAGTACCAAGATGCTTTTAAAATTGGTAGTCAAGAGTTTTCCGATATCGTTGCTAAGCTGCATTTTATGCAGAAAAAGATAAACGGATCGTATGCTGAGTTTGATAAAGCGTATGTACAGAAGACATCACTTGGTCGTATGCTATTCTTCTTCCGTAGATATTTCTTACAGCTTGCAATGAATCGTTGGGGTACACGTAGACCAGATTTTGAAGGGATGGGTGTAGAGCAAGGGTTTTATCTTACATTCTATCAGACATTTGTAAAAGATCTTCTTAAATTTAGATTTAACATTGCTAAGAACTGGCAGTCATACAGCCCTCAAGAAAAGAGAGCAATACAAAAGACACTTGCAGAACTTGGTATTATTCTTTCTGTGTTTGCAATGTATACTGTTCTATTTGGATATGATGACGATGATGAAGATCGTTTTGCAAAACTTCGTCAGCAATCATGGGGAACGCAGTCTATGCTGTTTGTACTACTAAAAGTAAACTCTGAAACTGGTCAGTTCTTACCAGTTGCAGGTGCAGAGGAATTAAACCGTATATACAGTAATCCGTCTCTTCTTTGGAACCAAGTGACTAGTTATATTAGTCTTTCTAAGATGACACTGATGCATATAGGAAACTTAACACCATTCTTTGATTATGATAAGTCTCTATACTATCAGAAAGACAGTGGTGAATCATGGCTTAAAGAAGAAGGAGATAGTAAGTTTGTAGCAGAGTTTATTAGAACCTTTACAGGATATACAGGTAAGACGTTTAATCCTGTCGATGCGGTGAAAGGATTTGAGTTCTCTCAGAGATTGAAATAAAGAAAAGGGGAAAGTTAAATTTCCCCTTTTTTATTTCTCCACTATAAACTCGTGCTTTCCTATATAGCAGTCTTGATCCCAATCCATATGCTTTTTGAATCCATTAATATAACTCTGGATATTTGCAGCACCAATGGGATTATGTGAATGTACAGAACAGCGGTTTAGCTTCAGGTTATTCTTTTGTACATACTCACATAACCATCTAGCACAATCTAGTCCTGTCTTTTCTTTATACGTATCATAACTAGGTTGTTGCCAACCTATGTTTAGCTTCTGATTAAAATAATCATCTATGTGTTCTTTAGCGAGATCGTGGTCAAATGACACAAGATCCGGAACACCATTTTTCTCTATCCAACTTACAAACTCATCGTAGTTTCTCACTACCTCCCAGGGATGATAACCTGGGATTGTTGTTGTAGGGGTACGTTGGTCATCTAAGTATAATGCTCTTTTCATGGTTTATCTTTATTAACTAATCTTACTGCCACTTCCTTATCGAGAGTGGGCGAATACAACCTTTTTTTATTAGTGCATCTGTTTCTAAGTACTGCATTAGTAACTCCTAAACAAGCGGATGCTCTACCTAATGTGTTGTATTTTTGTATCACTGTCTTTGTCTCAGGATCGTACACTCTAACTTCGAGGTCCTTGTATCCAAACTGATCAATATCAATACTCATGCAGCAAATTAAGTAAAAAAATAGGGGAGAGAAAAATCTTCCCCCCCCTTTGTTTGTTGGTTTTCCTGGATTAAGCTATATTCTTATCTCTAAACGCAATAGCTTCTTTACGCGTTGCAAAGTTACGACTAACTAACTTTCCGTTCTTTTTAAAACGAACACGGTAGCTGTTGTTTTCTTTACAGATGTTGTTTGCCACTCTTTTGTAGGTGGTAGTGGTGTACCTTTTGTTGGTGGTAGACATGGTCTTATATTTAAGGGTTAATCAAATACGCGCTCAATGGTTTTTGAGAAGGGGTTAAACTCTACTTGGTTGAAGCTGTAGTATGTACCCTTATCAAACACCATACGATCGTGCTCATCGTGTGTAAGAATACCCATGCCACTAAGCATAAACTTAATGTGGTCTTGAGTGCGCTCATACGTGATGTCACTCTTAGATTCTAGGACGTGCTTGTGTCCAACAACTTCTCCTTCACCGAGGACAAGTCTTTTAGTAGTCTGTTTGTTGTTCATGATTGTAAATTTAATACTAAGTTTTGAATAATGCCTAAAAGATATACACAAGATTTCCACTATGTTTCAGAGTACATCAAGCTGAGATAGTCATCTTTAGATAGATGTCTTGTCCATCCTGATGCTACGCTGTCTTTGCTTGCTTTTACTACGATGATGTCACCTTGACGATAGATGCGTTCTGGTCTAGTGATGTTAGTTCTAATAGTCCAAGCGATAGCTTTAATAGCATCGTAAGTTATTTTAGATCCTTTCTCAGTATAGTTTGTTTCTGAACATCCATTTTCTGGTACAAATAACCAATACTCACGTCCTGTAGTGGTACACCAGCATCTTACAACAAAGATGTCGTCTTGACGCATCCATTTTTCTGCTGGTTTCTCAAACAACTCGGTATAAGGAATTTTATATAGCTCGTATACATCTTCAAACTCATACTCGTACTCTTTATTCTTGTCATCCCAACGAGCACGTTTTTTCTTAACCACTTGTCTATCAAGTTGTTTTGTTTTTACTTGCTCAAACATTCTTTTAGGACCGATACAGTCAAAGTAGGTACGTCTATCTTCTGTATTTTTAAGCTGTAGAGCTTCTTTTACAGTGACTTCTTTGATGTCATCCCACATCTCCGCTACGAAGTTATAGAACTCCTCAAGAGCTTCATTTTTACACACTTCAGACTTAAACTGCTTTAAATCTGTATACTTAGTTTTCCATAAGCGTAAAGCAGTAGAAAGGGAATATCCCTCTCTACCACTTACATTGTACGTTAGTTTTTCAAACTGATTTTTCATGTTAGTCTAAATTAAGTTCTAAATCTTCTACTGAAATATATATGTCTTTTTCATCTACTTCGGAAACACGTTTGCTAACAGGTTGCATCCACGCCACCATATCTCCTGTCTCTGGATCTTTTTCAAAGTCTGTAGATCTGTAGGTGTGGTCTGCAAACATGTTACATTCATCATCTTCGTCTAGTTCTCTATCAAACGCTTCTATCACTGCAGTTGCAATTTCAGATGCAACTTTCGCGTGCCTATCTGTAGTGAAACCATTTTGAACTAATAGTTCTACTTCCACTCCTTCTTTATATACACTACCTTGTGACTCTTCCACTTGAATAGATAATCCATCAAACCATACATCTTTAGGAACGCGTAAGAATACTTTGATGTCTTCGTTAACAACTTCCTCTGTACTATAATTGTCTAGTCCTATAAACGCTTTTTCTTTAGGGTCGTAGATTGCTTCACCTGAAGCACTAAAATCACCAGCCCATGATCCATAGTCTAGTGTATCATAACAATAGTTTATAAGAGCTTCTGTATATTGGTTTTCTTCTTCTGGGTTTTCCCCATCTATTTTAAACTCTACCCATCCAGAGTCATTACCACCATCCCATGTAAGAGATAGCTCGTGTCCTTTAGCTACCATAGCGTCGCACCATTCTAAGATGCTTAATTGTTTTTCTTCTTTAGATTGTTTCTTCTTTGACATAGTCTAGTTTTTGTTCGTTAATTTCTTTTAATACTTTTCTACCTTCACCTGGTTTAAACATCCATCCAGCTTGTTCCATATTATCTAAGTAGTCTTTGATAGTTGGAATAAACCCAATGTCTTCCATAAGATGTTGTTCACCAATAGTTCTTACAGGTACATTTTTACCATCTGAGTTTGTAATAACATATCCAAATTGTTGCTCACACCAGAAGATACCTTCTGAATGATGTCTAAGAGCGCGATGACGCATGTCTGGATAATGTGCTTTGGTCTCATCAAACCAACTGTGAATCTTTATATAGTCTTCCCATTTACCTCCGAACTTGCGCGCGGAGGAAATGGAATGATGATAGGGATGTGACATAATTTAGTCTTTTGATAACCAATAAATCTCTCTAACTTTTGCTCCTAGTTCTGCATCGTTAGGAGTATTATAAATCATGTGCGCAGGGATTAACATATGTTCACGGTCACTTCCTCTGCTATAACATTTAGAACAGAGCTGTCCAGCTCCTTCTATATAACCAACACGCATATCAATATGCGTTTCAAACTCATATGGTGTCTCTACACCACACATAATACAATTGTCTTTTGCCATAGTTTTATTTTTTATGTTCTTCAGGAGATGTTTCCCAATAATAATCACAACCACGTCCTTCTTCGTAAGGAGCGGATACAAAATAACTCTGATGAAGATCATCAGGTTCTACTAAAAATCTATAACAGGTGTTCCTATAAGGACACTCTGCATGGGTATTGAAGTCAATACCATTACACATAGTTATATCTGGCATAATAGCTGTTTTACTTGTTCTGTTAAAAATGTAAGATCGCCATCGTTATTTATTACATGGTCAAATTTATATCCATCTAAAGATATTTCTGAAGGATGATCGTTAATAGGTTTAATACCTGGTCTATTAATACGTACCATTATTCCTCCAGCTTTTTTAATAGCAGCTGCTTCATTAGGAAAACGTGTGTCTGTAATAATCCAGTTAGGGTATTTAGAACATTTAACAACAGTTCCTTTTTTACTTGTACCACATTCTGACAACTCTTTTTTATAGTCAGACATAAGAGCATTAACCCAGGTATTATAGTGTAATCCATGTCGTAGAGCATCTGTACCTAGGCGTTGTAGAAGATCTCTTACAGTGATTGGTATACCACGATCACTCCACTCTGGTCCTAGTTGAGTTTTTTTGAACTCTTGATCTTCAAACTTTTCTGTAGGGATACCTGTAAGTAGACTAGCAATAATCTTTAGCTTTCCAGCAAACTTCTTAATCTCCCATCCAGACTGATCTTCTAACCACCAATCATGAACATCCGTTCTAGTGATTTCTTTTACTGTCACATCTCCAACATTAGGACAGTTTAAATACTGGATAATCTTACCAACTGTATCTTTACCAGATTGGGCATATCCATTTATTCCTATTATCATATAATTTAAATTTTAGGGAAAGGTAATGAATCTTTTTTCCAGTTCAAAGCTTCTTGTGGGGTAATTATTAAACCCTTAACTCTTTTCTGATATTCTCTATGCACCTTACTAAAAGCTTCTTTTGACATATAGTCTGAGCTTGTTAAGTGATAACCATTACAATGCTGGCATCTATAATATCTTTTTAGAGTTGATTTACCACATGCTTTTTTACTTCTGTTCTTTGATTTGTTGTGCGATAATTTACTTATTAGTGTTTTTTTAGCATCACCGGGAGTTGGATACCGACATTTTCCAGTGGCACTACATTTAAAAGGATTGTTAATCATAGCTTATAAAATTAAAAAAGGGGGAATTTTTGTTTTCCCCCTTTTTTGTTTAGAATAAATCTAGTATATCTGCTTCTGTAGGACTTGTATCAGGTTCTTTAACCTCAAGTTGTCCTCTATCATCTACAGAGAAACCAGCACTATCACATTCTGGACCCTCATCTATTGGATCTACAGGTACCAATATACCTGAACCACCACTCATACCAAACTCATTTGCAAAAAACTTATGTAGGTCAGTATGTCTTTTAATCCAGTTACGTGGAGAGTCTTCTTTGAAAGCATGAGTAGCATAGTTATATACAGCCCATGCATTCATAGGACTAACACCATAATCGAATGTAGATTTATCCATCTCACGCTTCATAATATTAAGCTGTGTTGATGTAATAATCTGATCATACAAATACATTCTACCAATCATCTCAGAAACTTGTTTAAGAGTAAGATCGTGAGTCTTTAACTTATCTCTATCCTCTACAAGTTTTGTAAAAATGGAAGATGCTGATTTAATATAGTCTACAATATGACTCAATGCATCTTCGTCTGCTGTACCTGTATGCTTACGACGATAAGCAGCAAGATCACCTGCCACCATACCATTTGCACATACAAATACATGAGCACCAATAGCGTATTTAAAACTCACTTGTTTATTGTAGCTATTTTGCCATGCGAGCATCAGTCCCATCTCTGAATCACCACCAAACTCAAGATGGTACTCACCAGATCCGATGAGTCCATCCATAGAGCTACGATAGTTGTGTTTTTTAATAGTAAAGTTTTGTTTTTCAAGAACACCTAATGTATGTTCAATTATAACTTTATGCGAGATTGGTGTATAACTATCCGTTTTTTCAGGGATAGGTGCATTTAAAAGCTTATACAACGCTGAATCTTGCATATCTGCGCTAAGATCTAACTTAAGTTGTGACATTTTAAAATAATTCTAGTTGAGTAAATTTTCTTTTGATTTGTTTATCGATGTTGTGTATCTCCTTATGTATCTGTTCAAGATAATAATCTTCATTTACATCCAGTTCATCGAAGCTTTTAGCAGATGCTCGATTGTAAATAGTGTGCGTCCATCTACCGGAGTCAACTTGTATCTCTCTTTTGTCCACTTTATTTCTTCTAAAGAGTTTAATACCTTTATTAGATATAAAATAGCGATTGGTTTTCTGTAGTTCTGTTTCTTTCATCACACCCTTATCTACTTCTACAGCAACTATAGACCAGTCACCTTTTGCTTTTATACCACCGCAATAGTCATAGATATCTCTATTACTTTTTAGGTAATCTTTAGGATCTGTTCCGTAAACAAAATAGTGATAGATTGCTTTAGGAATAATAAGGAAAGATTTATTCTTATGTAGTATTGCCACCTTCTTTTCTGTCTGGTCTTTCCATTCAAATCTACCTTTACACTTTGGTTCTTTTTTAGGATTATCATACATAGCAATGTAGTTATTTACATCTGCCAATATAATTTTCTTATACTCATCGTGTTCTAGCTGTAGACTTGTAAGTCTTTCCCATTCTTCACATATCTCCTTATACTTATCCTTGAAAGTCTTAGGAATCATAACTTCGAGACCATCTGTATTCACCATTATCGGTATAGCACCGGGTATTCTTTCAACAAGCATCTCTAATAGTTTAGTTAGAAGAAGCTGACCGTTGATAGTAATACTCATAGTGAGTTGCGGATCATACAGGAAACTGTTCTCATCATTACTTAATCCGTATGTAGCATTAAGAATAATTTTAAAGACATAGTTTTTAGGATCAGACTTAGGATATTTCTTTCTTTCCTCAAAGAACCATTCATACAGATTGCAAAACTGGTTTTGATCTAGATGTGCTGGTGCTAACTTATTTCTAATAGCTAGATTAGGATAGAATGATGTGACATCCGATGTCATAATTGTATATCCATCTTTAGCTTCATAAATACCAGATTCTCTAGCAGCATGTACACCACCCAGTCCATAGTATATTTCCATGTTCTTATACTTGACCATATGGTTTAAGCTACCTTTCGTTTCTGTTACCACCTTACCTCTAAAAAACTTATGTAACTCTTTAAAACAGGGAACATCAAAGTTTATGTATGGAAGTATACATTCCTCTAATGCAACATGTGTTCTAAAAGTTCTAAGTTGTTTTAAATCTGATTTAGAGATACCAGTTTGTTTGCTAAGAAAGTGTGCAAATAGTTCTCTTGCAATCTTTGTTTCTGATGCTGAGAACAAGTTTATACCGTATTCTTCAGTGAGACTTTTGCGAAGAGCTAACTGTTCACTACTTCTCTTGAAGATTTCTTTTGTAGACGCAACGTCATTTATACAATATTTAATGATCTTTTCTAATGTGGGTATATCATCTACAAGTTTATAGTGGGCATGTGGCATATCTTCCACATTATCCCAATCCATAGAGAATTGTATCCACTTTAGACTAGATCTTTTAGCTGCATTATCCCAGTGATTCATTTTAAATAAATCAATCTGTTTAATGAACAGCTTCCACTCTGGAAAATCTGGAGGTTGATCTCTTTCTCTACTAATTACCTTCTGTGCATAATTATAAATAAGGGAAGCTATCTCATCATTAGATAGATCTTTCCATTCTTCATAATGTGTTAGAATGTATTGAGTGATTTGAGAGTCAAAATGAAGACCATTAAAGGAGATATGCCACTCGTCGCGTTCTACATTCTCCATAAGAAAAGAAACCAGGTCATCAAATTGAGACCTGGAACTTAGCTTATTTACGACGAATACACGTCTTTTAGATTCCTTATAATGTTCAAACACAGCTACGAAACAGTTGCATATTGTTTCGTAGTCCATGATCCAGTGACTTTTCATTTATGATGTAATAATCTTTGGTGCTTCTACAGTTTCTAATTTAGTCATAAACTTATAGTAATCAAAAGAATCTGCATTACCAGCGTGTGTTTTAATAAAGTTTACGATCTCATCTTTCTCATGAATAAAATATTCCCAAGGAGTTGACACTTGAACACGTTGTTGTTTAGTAACCTGCTTTAGTCCTCCCTTATCTTTATCTTTTACAGCGACTACACTCACCTCTCCATTCTCATCAAGTCTTTCCATCATTGTAAATGTATCTCGTGTACTCTTGCTTAATACTGCAAGAGCTTCTAACTTTGGCATATAGATAGCTTCGTTAAATGGACAATCCATATTAACAGGCATTAATCCAAAAGTTTTCTCACCATTTGTAGCTGTAGTGTACAGCATCATGTTTTTTTCTCTCATGTTTACTTGTTTAAATTTAGGGATGACAAATCTACGTTAATTGGGGATGTTTTCAAAGTTTCTTTTTCTAAATCAGGTTTGTCTATTAGCTCTTTACCATCCTTAAGAATATCCACTGATATATTTAAAAGCTCAGCGTAGTCGTTATAATGTTCAGAAGGATATAAATAGGAAGTAATATAGTCGTAAGTGACAGTTCCAGACTTATAAAAAGACAGTATCTCGTTTTTAATTGTTGGAAGAAACTTTGAATAAGACCCTTTCATAAAGTCATCCCATGTGGTCTTGTACTTTGCGTCATTGAATGTAAATAAGTAAATGCACGTACCATCTTCAAGCTCATAGTAATTGATAAATCTAGGATGTTTTAGAAGATACTGCTTTTCAAGTTCTTGATCTATAGGAGATACAAACTTTTTATATTTACAAACAAGAGTATACTCTTCATTAGGACTATTGCTCCAAGAGACATATGTGCTAATTGGTAGTAGTTTCTTGGAGATCTTAAGCAAGGGATACAAAAAGAACATGGATTTCTGAAAGTACCCCTTGTTTAAGTTTTTTATTTTACTACGCTTCTCCATAGTGGTGTTTATAGGACCACCTCTCCTTTTACAAAGTCATAAGGCAGAGTGTAGTCTTTGTTAGTGTAATGATAATCTGCCTTCAAAAGTACAGATTGTAACTCAGATGTCCAATTTTTCATTGTTGCTGAGGATACAATAAAGGGATACATCTGCAGATTTTTATCTATAACAATAAATCTGAACTCTACTTTGTAACCCTTACGTATTAACTCTTCGTACTTACTAACAACAAGAAGATTATATATAGCTGCCTGAAGATCATAACGATAGAACTTAATAGACTCAGGAAAATCTTTAAGTGTTTTACTTGTAGTCTTGATATCATTAATGCGGATCACTCCATTACCTGGATCAATAACCAGATTATCAATCATACCCTTAAGACCAAATTCAAACTTCTTAAGTTCCATATCTACCTTAACCTCGTTATAAGACTCTACAGTTGTCCACCATTCTTCTTTACTATTAGCGTTAATCAACTGACAAATCTCTTTGTTTTCTTTAATCCTTTCAACTATTGCTTTGCATCTTTCGTATGTATCAAAATCAACATAGGTTTTTCCTTCGCTATTACGTAAGAAGTTCCAATAGTTTACAGTTTCTGCTGTCAGCATTTTTTCTATACGCTGCTCATCAGTCTTGAGAGTTTGATAGAGATTGATATCTTTTAAGACATCAATGATAGCATTTGCATGGTCTGCTAGATTAGGTTTATCTTCTGCACCATTAGCAACAAGTTCTTTGTTGTGTGCATACACTCTATCAACCACAGCTTTAGCATTATCGCTAGGAAGCTTAGTAGTGGATAGTATAAACTGCTCCTCAAACTTTTCAGGTTCTAACAGTAGAGCGTGTATCACTTTACCTTCTGTAAGATAGGACTCTAGTTTCTCTTCTTTATCACCTAGCACATATTCTTTATAGAATACTTCTGGACAATAGAGAAGCTTATTTAAACTACTATACGAGAAATAGAACTTCTTTTCGTAGAAGCTATTCTCCTGTAATACTGTAGAAGGATTAAAACCTTCTACAAATTGTTCTGTTGTAATTGTTCCTGTTTTCATATTAATCCCAGTCATCAATGTTTTCTGCTTCGTTAAAAGCTAAATAAAATGTAGATCCGTCAATAAGGTCAAGGTAGATGCACCCGGTAGGGTCACATTCTACTTTAACTACGTTTTCAATATCAAAGGGAACATCCAGAAACTTTTTGATGTTATCCCAAAATAGTTGCTCTGTCATGAGTTTTCAATTTTGTTCCATACTTCTTTTCTTTCTAAAAATGTACGGATGCGATCTGCTGTATTTTTATCTGTAGTGAGAGCTTCAGTCATTGCTAAAAAATCATGTAGCTCATCTATTTCCCTACTTATGTCTTTTAACTTAAGTAGGATTCTTTCAAGTTTTTCTTTGTTCATCATGTTTGATTATTTAAAAGGTGGTGGTTTAAGATTTTCTCCTGTTGATGGATTACCATATACACGTATATCATTTTGATCTACTGTGCGAAGTTCTCCAGTCTTATATATTCTGACTATAAATTGTGGGTTAGAATGTATAGATCCTGCTATCATAAATACAGCAACTCCATATCCTAATCCTTTTACCTCAACATCAAATGGATTGAGGATTTCATGGATGCTTTGTACTATCATCCTTTTCTTGTTTTGTTTTTTTATCGTGACATTTGGAACATAAAACTTGTAACCCATCAATCTCACAGAATAATCTTTCTACAAATCCGGGAAGATCATTAGCACAGCGTAGAGTACCTGCAGGGGTAATGTGATCAACATTTACATGTTTATCAGGAAACCATTGTTGACACTGCTTACACTGGTATTCAAACTTCTGACGCTTGTTAGGTCCTTTATATGGACGACGAGCTTTTAGTTTGCACTGTGTAATAGGTTTCCACCATCTAGACTTTTGACGGAGAGCACTTCGGATAAAACTCCAAAATGCAGACTCCGTCATAGTACCAGAATTACGAGGTTTAGCTACTCGTGGTTTCTTTATCTTCCTTCTCTTTGTCATGAATTATTAAGCTTCTTGTTTATTAAAGGTACAAGTTTTTTCTTTACTATATCTGGTCCGTGCGCTTTGACAGCATCCGCCACATCTTTCTCAAGATCAAAATACACATAGTCAATATCATAAAGTTCTTTGTATTTTTTCATAGCTGCTATCCCTGCTTCATCGTTATCAAACAAACTAAGGATTGTTTTATACTTTTTCTTAAACTCTTCCATTACAATCTCTTTGATTATTGTATTCTCTGAGTCAGGAACTATAAAGCTGCATTTTATTCCTAATGACTTCATTACCATTGTATCTTTAAGACTAGATGCTATTATAAGACAATGTCCTTCTTCTAATTGGTCAGATCCTTGTAGATAATCTTTGATCTTTATAAACTTATGCTCCTTTACATTCGGTTGATATATTTTGTATAAAGTACCTTCAGCAGTAAAGTAACCATATAATAGTAATCCCTTAATTTCTAAACTCTTAAGCTCACCGTCTTCTTCTTTAGACATTGTATAGCTTTCTAAGGGTTTTATATTATATCGCTCAAGTAATAAAGATGAGATATTAAACTGAGACCAGAATTTTTGATCGCGTGCGGTCCATTTTCTTATTTTATGACTAGTAACTTTAAACCTACTTCTCACCTTAAATTCGGTAATCTTATGAGCATCACCATTATTTAGGAGAATGTAATTGTTATAGTCTTCTATAATCTTTTCTCTAGCTGTGTGGTAGTCTATAGAAAATAGTTCTTGAACAAGCTTTATTGGACCACCACCCTTACCTGTAGAGAAGTCTTTAAATACATACTTATTAGTCTTCTCAAATACGTAGATGCACATACTAGGTGTCTTATCTTTTGAATTAAACACCGAGTTGATCTTAATGCTTTGTCCTGTAAGTTTTTCTGTAAGCTTACAGTAGTGTTCAAACATCCACGTATCCGGAACATTTTTACATGTTTGTAAAAGATATTTCGTGGATAGCATAGACAAAATAGGGGTGAGAAACTCCCACCCCTTTTGTTTTAAATGTTAATGTATTAGAGTTCGAATCCTGTTGGTTTCCAGTTTTCTGATTTAGAAGCTGCTGGAGCATCCCAACCTGATACAGGTTCATCTGCTTTCTTTGTATCATCTTGCACATGTTTTTCATATGCAAACTTTGTTACAGCATCTGCTTTTTCTAGTGGTGCAAAATTAACTGTAGATACTGATCTATCATATTTTGGCAGATAGAGGGTATAATCTTTGTTACCATCATCTTTCAGATATGCAGAACCACCAATGCACCAGTTTAGAAATACTCCGTTATTAAGAAACTTTGATGCAGCTGCTACAAAATCTTCAATGCTCTCAGATTCGATATTATCAATTTCAGTTCTTACACCTAATGCTTCTGCTAAAGAAACAATGTCACGTAAAATCTGACGGTCTCTTGAAACAGGGTAACCAGATTTAGTTACCATATCTTTATATGAGTATTGTGAGAACTTAACGCGTGCCACTTGACCTTTTGCACGACCTAGTTCAGGTTTCTCTGAGTTATAATAAAACCCTTCAAACTCTGGACCTAGATCTTCTCCTTCTAGATTCATTATAAGAAACAATGCATCGGGGTTAGACTTTTGTTGCTGAACAAATATGCTGTTCACTTTAGCTTTAATGTTGCTAGGTCTAAAAATTTTGGGTGTCTTACCACCACTTTTCTGTGTTTGGATGTCCTTTGTTGTTAACATGATTGATAGTTTATAAAGTTATTAATTCTCATAAGCAATGATTGCTTCTCTTACAAATTGCAAATCGTTTGGAATCTCGAAGGTAGTAAACATACCCTTTGGACTTTTACAGGTGTTCTCGCTATTATTCTGCGTCTCAAATACATAACGTAACTCTCCTTCTTTATTCTTCTTCACTTTGCCGAACAAAACTATGGAAAATAATCCTTCCAACGTCAACTTTTCGTCAACCATTTTTCCAATAGTTTTTGCTTTCACCCTACGCTTACCTTCTAGGTCAGTAGATTCTTCAGCGTGTGTAAGATAGAATACCATAAGATCGTCACGCATTAAAATAGGAAGCTTTGCAATGTGAGCTAGAGCAGCACCCATCTGGGTAAACTTCTCATAACCTTTCTCGCTAGCTCTTCCAAAATATTCAAATGCACTCATATACTGAAAGTCATCAATAACAATGTTCTTAATCTCTTTACGCTCATTGTTAATAATCTTCAGAACTGCTTCAATATCAGCAGGTTTTGATACAGCTGCTACATTACCTTTCTTGGTGGCAATGTCAAATTGCGTGTACTTTTTCTTCCATCCTTTAAACGGAAGAGGTTTGTTTGCTACGTTGATGATAAATGTTTCTTCTGGTTTCAGATTCTCAATCGAGGTAGACTTACCCGATCCAGACTCTGCGATGATGAGGATACTTTGTGCCATTGTTATTGTTTATTTGATTTTTTGATGAGATCATTTAACCACTGCTTATTACTCTCTGGAACACGTAAGTCAATACAAGCTCTATCTCTTGCTGTTAACTCAGAATAGTGACAGTCAGGATATTCTTCATCTGTTGGTTGTGGTAATTCTATGTTTTGACTACTTGTACTTTTAGATTCTTTTGGTACATCTACAAGGATGAGAGTATCAAGAGGAACTAGATAGCGATCAGCTCCTGACTTCTGTAAATGATTAACATATGCTTGTTTATAATCTGCTCTATACGGAAGATAATAAAGTGTAGGTTCAGTGTTCAGAGGTAGGTTATCACCATCTGTTAACTCAATGTACACACCTTCTGTCTTTGTTAATTCTGAGTCAAACATTCCTACAACCAGTTCAGATACTATTCTGTCCGTAGGGATGTACGCCATCTTAATCTTAAAGAATGGCGGTTCCATAAATCCTAATCGTTTAAAGTTGTCCATATTCCTTTCTCTAAGGATGGACTCTGCTACTTTTCTTTCCATTTTGTTTTGTGTTTTCATTTTGATGTTTATTTGGGTCTTATTGCTGTTGGTGGAGCATCCATATCATATATCATCATACGATCAAATTCTGCACGCATAAAGGATAACTGATTAGATTCTCCGTGTCTATTTTTTAAATAGTGTACTACTAAAGTTGATTTATCTCTTATTGTATACTTGAGTGGACCATATTGTGTAAGACCGTGTTTGAATGGATTGTTAATTCCAAGAACAAGATCTGCGTGTTGCAACAATGCATCACCTCCATATATATCTGAATCAAGTAGGTAGTTACCAAAAGTTCCAGGTTTTAATCTTTCAACACTTTCACAATCTCTATTGAGCTGTGTCAGGACTATAAAGATAACCTTAAATCTCTTAAGTTCCGTCATCATTTTGGATAAATTATGAAGAGTTTCAAAACTATCCTTTTCTGATGCATCCTTTCTCACCAAAATAGAGTGATCTATAGTGACAATCAAGGGTTTATTAAAGTCTATTAAAGCTTGTTCTATATCCTTACGTATCTGCTTTACAGATCCGGGTTGTTCTATGATATAGATGTCTTTATTCTTATTGTTTTCTACATAACTAAGTACTGCTTGCACTTCTGCATCGCTCACCTCATCAAACACGCTGGCAAGTTTTGTAGACTGTACTCCTGTTTTTGCAGAAAACTCTCGCATTGCTGTATGCTTTGCTAACATTTCAAATTGAAAGTCTAACACTGCAAAGTCTTGATCTGGATTAAGTTTATGTGCTTCTCTTGTTATAAGATTAGCAAGCATTGTTTTACCACCCCCAGGTCTACCACCTATTACAATAATGTTGTTCCATTCTAATCCGTTAAATGTTGCACGATTCATTTTTTCCCAAGGAGTCTTGATGCTTTTTTCTTCACCGCTTCTCCTCTTATGAATGTAATCAATTGCACTACTATAAGCTTCACTAATGTGTATCCTTTTGCTCATCTTTTTCGTCTGGTTCTATTCCTGTTAATTTATATACAAATATAAGGCAATGTGACATACCAAGTATCGATATTTCTATAAGTATATACTTGATAAATCCAATATCAATAATCAAAAAATCTACAAGTTTCCAGTTTATAATTGAGAAAAGGATAGATATAATCAATCTGTGTATCCACTCTGGTAGTCTCATTTATAATACTTTATGGGTTTCTACACTTGTTGGTATATGATCATCACCTTCTTTTATCATATCACAATAAGATGCTAATGTGGATATAACTATGTTCTTTTCTGTTTTTGCTATAAAGTAACCAGATGTCTTCATATACTTATAAGACTGAGCTTCATATTCTGATACATACTTTTTAGCAGCTTTGATAATAGTATCCCAGTCATAATCGTAGTTTAAATGAAACCACAAGAACTTCTTTTCCAACTCCTTTACAGGGACTCTTGATGGGTATCCTGAAGGTAACATACCTTTTGGAAATACCTCTCTATATTCTTTTACTCTTTCGAGTTCATCATCTGAAAGTTTCACATTACGTGTAACCTTCCCAGCAGAAGACTTAAACGTTGCTTCAAACTTTTCTACCACTTCAACTGCTTTGTTAGTCAGCTTGCTGTCTTGTATATATCCTGTTGACTCTAACTTCTTTAGCTCATACTGCAAAGTGGGAATCTTTGGAATTTGTTTGTGGTAGATAGAAAGGAGTGTATAAAACTCATTAGGTGTCAGATTTAGGTTTGTTATGTAATCAAACAGCATCAACATGTTGTTCTTTATTTAAAGCGTCAAAAATAATTTTGTAAAAGTTCCTGAATCTTTCATCAGTCTCCAGCAGTTGATCTGCTCTTTTGTTCATATGAAGAATACTTGTGTGATCACGTTTGATATGTCTAGCTACAGCAACCAGACTAAATCCCAACACTTTACAAGCAATGTGACAAAATACACATCTCACTTCTACATACTCTCCTTTTCTTGAGTTGGTTCTCATTGGGTTTTTGTCCAAAGGAATTGGGACCACTTTCAGTAAATTGTTTTCTAAAATATCAAGACTAATTATCTTATTGATTGGTCCATTTTCCAAGTAGGACATCTTAAGATTCTCAATTTTGATAGTTGCGTGCATACCAGTTTTTTCAAATAGTTCCTCTATAAAAGCTTTGCTCATCTTATAAGCAAGTCTTTGTTGGTACTCTTTGGTCGAAAGCATCATAAATGCAGAAGGTTTAGGGGTTAATACATTGAAGATTCCAAAAAAATCGTTATATTATACTGTAGAGTATGCTCTGCATACACTATGTATATTTATATAGACGAAGGTACAGAATCAATGAAATATTTACAAGTAATTCACAAAATATTTTTAAAGAACCATAACCTGTTGAATATAAGTGGGTTAGAGGTTGCTGTCCTGTCTATGGTTAAATGTTTCACCGCATAATGCGCTAAAACCCCATGGATTATGTCCCAGCAAGATATCGCTACTAAACTAAAAATATGGCTGTTCCCGTCCCTAGTAACGATCTTAGGGACACTTATATGGAGAGATGTATCAGAAATGAAATCTGATATAAAATCACTGTTAGCACAATCAAATGTTGATAAGACAAGAATTGATAATTTAGAAAGAATGGTTTATAACAACGATAAAACAGCTATGTTGTTGGAAACCAACCCGTTAGGAGAAGAACCTAAAGAAAATAATTCATATTACGCATCTAAAGACTTGATTATCAATGACAGCAAAAAGAAAAAGTTCAAAATCTACCTTAAAAGAGTCACTTCTTAATCACTTGAAGGGTAATATCCATAACCTAATAGTGATTGTACTGATTCTTTTGGTACTACTACAACGATGTAATGATCCTAAACCACCTGGTACACCCACTGTAGTTCGTGATACAGTATGGGTGGTAAAGGATTCTACTATTTATTCTAGACCGCAGATTATTAAAACTATTCCTATAGATGTTCCACGTGAAACAATCATCAAAGAATATCTACCCGATACTAACTATAATGCACTATTAAAACAATACGAAAGTGTTGTAAATGAACTACTTGCGAAGAACATCCAACGAGATAGTATATCTGTAGATTCAATCGGATACGTTAAAATTACAGATACAGTGCAGAAAAATATGGTGGTTGGTAGATCCACCCAGGTGAATGTAAAGTATCCTATTATAAAGGAAACAATCACCTTACCTGCTCCTAAGACGAGACAGGTGTATGCTGGAGGTCAGATCTCAGGTAATTCTGCAGAACTGATTAATGGTATAAACGCAGGTTTGCTCTTGAAGAACAAGAGAGACCAAATATATGGTGTAACAATAGGACTAAATACTAATGGACAAGTGTCCTATGGTTTACAGTCCTATTGGAAAATTAAACTGAAATAATATGAAGTTCGGATTCAAACACTACTTTGCTCCTACTCCTAAGCGCTTGCGCGTTATGGGTGATAGTCTTGCAGCAGCTGGTACTTTTGGTGCTAGCATTGTCATTATGAATGGACATCCTTTAGCAGGAACCATTATTATGGTGGTAGCAGTGCTTGGTAAGTTCATTTCTAACTTCTTCACTGAAGAAACTATCGAGGTTAAACCTTCAAAGAAAAAGAAATGAATCTGATCCAGACTCCTTTTCCTGAAAGTCAATACATTAAGGAAGAGCATCCTAAATCTCAGATATATTTACATCACACTGCAGGTAATTCTGATGGTGTTAATGTATTTAAACACTGGGAAGCTAATAAAGAAAGGATTGCCACCTGTGTATCTATATCTGGTAAAGGATCTGTAGATGGACAAATAGTACAAGGATTTAGTTCTAAGTACTGGGCATTCCATCTAGGATTAAAAGAAAGTACATTCCAGAAACATGGAGTTTCTTATAGAAGTCTTGATAGAATATCTATAGGAATAGAGATATGTAACTGGGGTCAATTAAAAAAAGTTGGTGGTAAGTATTTTAACTATGTTAATAGAGTGGTTCCTGAAGATGAGGTGATCCAATTAGACACCCCATATAAAGGATATGAATACTTCCACAACTACACTGATAAACAGATTGAATCTGTAAAAGATCTTCTACTTCTATGGAACAACCGCTATGGTATTCCATTAGATTACAATGAGGATATATGGGATGTTTCAAAACGTGCATTAAGAGGAGAGAAAGGAGTTTTCACCCACAATTCTGTCCGCACTGATAAGATAGACATCTACCCACATCCCAAGATGATAGAAATGCTTAAATCTCTATAATTTTAAAATTTGTTTTATGAAACAACGTGCCTTCGTGCGTTATACTAAGTCTGGAAAGATTGTCCCAGGTAGTATGATTATAACGCAGGGTGACTATCCTAACGGTCCTGCAACATGGGCTGAGGTGACTGTCGACCTATGCTGTGACAATCCGGTTGGACCAACCACACCGTCTAAAAAAATGGGTTGGGTTAGATATACTAAAGCTGGTAAAATTGTACCAGGAAGTCTTATTATTACCGATGGCTACCCTAAAGGTAGTGGTGGTACATGGAAACGTGTAAGTATTGATCTATGTTGTGATGGTTTACCATCAAACTGTATTGAGTTTGTTGTAGACACTACAGAGGGTACATTCTTTAGTTTTAGCTTCAACACTTTAGGACCTATCAACTTCACTGTTGATTGGGGTGATGGTACTGTACATCCTGATGCAGGAGCTGGTGGATTCTATTTAGAAGAGCACACCTTCCCAGCAGATGACACTCAATATACCGTTAGAGTGTGCTTCGATGATATAAACAGTGTCACTGATCTTAACTTTTCTAACGACTAAAACTAAATAACTATGTCACAAATAGTATCAATAACGGGTTTACAAAATCTTGTGAACCTAGATTATTTTAACGCAGACTTTAACAGTCTTCAAACTGTTAATCTGTCTAATCTTCCTAATTTAACATATGTAGATGTTAGTGACTGTGACTTTCCTGGAACAGGCATTTCTAGCTTAACATCTGTTAACTTTTCAGGATCTACAGGTATTACAGAGATTCGTCTTGATGATAGTGATTTCTCTGCAGGACTTCCTAATATCTCAGCACTTACAAATCTGTATTGGCTTGATGTAGATCAATGTAATCTACCTTCCTTAAATCTATCTGGATTGAGCAACTTATTTTTTGTAGACGCTTGGGGAAATGATAATATGACAACAATTGACATTACAGGATGTAGCAGTCTAGTAGAACTTTACCTGGATAGCTGTGCTTTAACACAGCAATCCGTTGATCATATACTTGCTGAACTTGATGATCAAGGTAACACAGGTGGTTATTTGGATATTAGTGATACTGGAAATGCTTATCCTTCTCCTGCAGGAATGGTGAGTCTTGCTAACCTTCAGGGTAAGGGATGGAGTATTTATTACAATGCTCCTCCAAGTACCACTACAACAACAACTATTTAATAATCTTTAAAACTAATAGTTATGTCAGAGTTTAAATCATTTAAAGACTTCTATAACGGTCCTGATGAAAGAACCACCGAGCTCACTAAAGAGCAAAGAGAAGCAAAGAAAAAAGCTGAGAAAGAGTATTTGGAATATCTCAAAAGTGTAGCAGCACAAAGAAAACAATCTTAATATGAAACAAAGAGCATTTGTAAGATATACTAAAAGTGGAAAAATAGTACCTGGTAGTATGATTGTCACTCAGGGTTCTTACCCTGATAGACCTGCTTTATGGGCTGAAGTGTCTACAGACTTGTGCTGTGATGACCCTGCTTTTACTACTACAAGTAGAGTAAAAGGATTTGTTCGTTATACTAAATCAGGAAATATTGTACCTGGATCATTAATTTTATCTAAGTCTTACCCAAAAGGTGGTGGAATCTGGAGAGATGTCACTATTAATCTTTGTTGCGATCCTGGTCCTGAAGGGGACTTTTTACTATTAGAAAACAGCGTTCCTGGAGATTCTAATTACCTATTACAAGAAGATAGTGATCGTATTATTCTTTAAATCTTTTAAATATAACCGTTATGTCAGACAAAAAAATTAGTCAGTTAACCGCAGCAACTACTCCTTTAACTGGAACAGAAATCCTTCCTATTGTACAGGGAGGACAGACAGTTAAAGTGAGTGCACAAAGTGTTGCAAATTTAGCACCAGCACAACTTCCTTCACAAAGTGGTAATGCAAATAAATATTTACAAACAAATGGTACTTCCGCAAGTTGGGACGCAGTTAATATAAGCACTGCGGATATTACTGGAACTTTACCTATTGCAAATGGGGGTACTGGACAAACGAGTGCAAGCAGCGCAATCAACGCTTTGTTACCATCACAAACGGGGGAAAATGGTAAGTATTTAACAACAAATGGTACAACAGCTTCATGGGCAAATGTAAGTGCTGGTTATCCGACAATAGCTTTTGCAGTTACACTAACATCTGGTTTAGTTGGCACTACACAATTAATAAATACAACAGGAGCAACCATAAGTATTACTAGTAGTACTAACATTATAACAGTTACATCATCGAGCAATATTTTTACATTAAATAAAACATTTTGTACGTCTAATGCAATTAGAAGCACAAACGCTTTCACATTTGGAATTTTGACACCTATATTTCAAAGAAGCAATGACAGCAGTTGCACATTTGATGTATTTGCTAATGATGGTTCAGCAGCTAATATATCCCAAATAACAGCACCAGCAGTTTGGCAATTTGAAATTGTAATTTATCCTTAATACCTAAAAAATGGCAAAAGGAAAAGCAGGTGGTGAATCTCGTAAGATCACCTTTGGTAAACGTAAAGGTGGGAAAGCTAGAAAGTCTAGCGGTCCTAAAGATAAAGCTGTCTCTAAGTATAGAGGACAGGGTCGTTAACGAATACTAAATGTATGGAAAGTGAACATGTTAAGAAAGCAAAGAAAGAAATTAACAACCTTAAGAGACGCATCCCTAATGCTAGCGATGTTCTTCCTACCGTTTGGGTACGACTTCCTTTTCAAACTGATAATGGAGGTAACTGGCTCATTCTGGGTAGCAGATCTTATCTTCTATGGAATCTCCGCTTCCTTCTTTGCATCCTATATCTTGTTGTCCAAGTACTTAAATAAAGAACGTACGTCTTAGGTTAACATTTACATAAGCTTACATACCCCCTCAACATCTTCTGTAAGCTGCCTAAGCAAAAGTAAGGGTCCCACAATCGGGACCCTTTTCCTTTACTACCAAGATATACCACCAAGATTCTTAGATGCTAACCA